AGCGCAGCCGCTTCGCCATCCCACATCAGCACCACGCGCTTGAGTCCTTGATTTCGCATCTTAGCCAGTACGCCAAGTTGGTCGTCTCCTGAACCGCTACCGTGACTGAGATTCTTACCGAATGAGCCAACCTGACCGACTCGTCGAAGGGCAACGTCTTCGTCCATTGCCATCTTCGCAGCGATCACGTCAAACGCCCCTTCACACATCACGACCTCTTCAAGCCCCATGCAGTTGAATGCGTTGTAAAGGAACCGAGCGGTTCCCGGCAATCCATTCGGGAAAAGGTACTTGCGATCTGAAATGCCCAAGATGTCACGACCTTGAAACGTCACGATTTCCCCTTCGTGGTTGAAGATGGGAATGATGATGCGCTTGTCGTAGTTCTGCCAACGACGCTTGCCTTCGTGGTCGTAGTAGATGTATTGCCCCTTATGGCAATAGCGAAGATGGAAGAACTCAGCCACTTGCGGAGTGATGCCGCGATTGGACAGATACTTAGGGATAGAGCCTTTGTAGGGCAGCTCGACACTATCAGGGATCTCCACCTCATCCACGACTTCAAATTCCACCGCTTTAGAGGTTTTGCGCTTGGCGACCCACCCTTGCTCTTTCGCGTAGTCCTTGAGCTTATCGACCGTTTCTTTGTTGTCCGTGTTCCAAAGGAACTTTGCGTAGCTAAACAGGTTGTAACCGGCTTCACCGACGCACGAACCATGAAAGCAGTTCCCCAAACCGGTTTCTGCATTCAGATAGACCTTCCATGAGGTACCACCACAGCGAGGACACTCTTTAAGATTGAGTTGAGCACCACTTGAGCCAAACGTGTGTTTGTAGGTGACACCCTCATAGTCCATGAACGTCTCGGGATCGATGTAGTCCAGTAGCTCGGCAATATCGACTTCGGTTTTACTCATAGCGACCTCAGATATTGGGTGACTAGAAAACTGATGTGAGTGCGCTGCGGTCGATAAGGGGTGCGTATCGTGTTGTAGTCATCAGCGATCAGCACATTTGCTGTCGTCCCACGAATCACAGAGCGCTCAGAGAGCGCCAAACGTATCAAGTGAGATACGTGTGACTTATTAGCGCGAGGCGCGCTTAGAATCGTTTTCATCACTGTCTCCATTTGTCGTAGTGACCGGCAGACCAGGCATGAAAGGCGAGCATCGCACCCGCTTGATACGGATTGCGATCGTACTGTCCCGCCTTAAAGCCTTGTACGTAGAAGTAACGGACGTTGCCGTCCATTTCGAGCCCATTTAGGAAGTCTCTTTCTCCGACATTGAGCGCGTGTTTTGCCTCGATATAGGTGCGGTACTCACGATTGTTAGTGCGCGCCTTCGGCTTGATAAACGACAGCGATTTGTCATTGAGAAAATTAGAAACGTCCATACTCACTCCTATTCGTACCCAATCACTTCGGTCAGTGCATGACCCTTACTCAAGTCACGACGGATACGCATCGTAAATTCGCCTTTCTGGTTACGTGACGCTGCAAAGAACAAGCGAGCCTCGCCCTTCGCCATTTCTTCTTCAGTGGCGTTGATAGAGATAACCAAGTCAGCAGTTCGGATTTTGTTGAAGTCTTCTGCGGCGTGTTCAGCTTTGGCCGTGACCGACTTGTGACCCTCACGGTTGGTCTGGGTCGCAGATAGGATTGCCATTTCTTCACGTTGAGCGATGGCGCGGGTATCAACATATAGTTCGAGAGTTCTCGATCTCATTGGGTGTCCACTTGTTAGGCGCCATGATGTCGAGATAGTCAATCACTACGGCGTCGAACTTGATGCCGCGAGCCTTGTACGTCTCAATCAGGTTCTCAAGATCGAGTGGACGGAATGAGCCAGATGGGAACTCGTGGAGCATGAATTTGCCGGGATCGCGCTTCTCTTTGGTCTTTTTGATTTCGTCTCTAATCGCCAAGATATGAGAGCCAATTGCATCAATCTCAGTGTCCGATACCGACGCATCGAGACGATCGCTCAAGACCTCTTTGGATACTTCAAGCGTCACGCCAAGCACATTGCGCCCTTGAAGCGTAAGCAGCTTGCCAAAATCCCATAGCGAGAATGACTTACCCTTTTTCGCACCGGCTAACAGTACGGTTAGCTCTTTGATGCCCCACCCTTTGTGGTACAGAACCTTATCGAGTTCAGGAATGCCCGTAGACATGCCATGAGGTTTGATTTTTCCTGACTTCACATCGACACGGTATTTGGTACGTGAATCAACTTCGTCCCAATAGTCATAAGGTGCAGAGTCGGCATGTGGACCCACTTGAAACGCTTTGGTCATCAGCTCTTCAGCTTTGTCCATGTTGTGACGTTCCATTGCATCAAACGCATCGAGCATCGCCTGTTGAACCGCTTGGTGACGCGCAAAGTCGCCCACCTGGTCAATGGCGTAGTCACGCGCTGAAATATCGGCAGAGAACGCCGCCTTCAGCTTGTCACGACACTCATCCACGATGTCATCACGGATACGACCCGTTGAGACTGCCTTCTTGAATAGGGTCACGAACACGCTTGGCTCAGTCGGTGCGTGTTTGTATTTCTCAAAGTACTTGATCGCGAGACTCGCCAACGTTGCATCAGCTCGGCTATCAAAATACTCAGGCTTTAACAGCCCTTCCGTTCGTCTTGCAAAGACGCCATCGCGGATTTGCATGGCGACCAGCTTCTCTTGAAACTCAGGGTCAAAATCGACGAATTTGGCTACTTCTTTTTCTTCCGACATGATGACCTCTAAGCCGCTTTGTGATGCTCGGATTCAGTAATGCACTCTAGGCACTCTTGAAGATCGCGACCTCTCGCTTGGTGCGCTTATCGAGCACAATGACCGAGAACTTGTCGAAGTTAACGACCTGTCCATAGATGGACGACTTATTCAGATCAAAACGCATTTCCTTTTGCTCGCGCTTGGCTGTCAGCAACATGTACTCGTGGGCGTCGAGCTGACGACGAGGTTTGTTCTGACGTGTTGGCTTTTGTAGCGTATTGCGGCGATTGTCTTTGTTTTGCATTGTGTGTGCTCCAATTGTTCGTTACTGCTTTATCTTTAATTTACTGATTCACAAAGGGTCAGCGATGCTTACCGAAGGCTTAACGACTTCGCTCGAAGGATGACTGACTCTGGGAAACTGGCTCTTATCATTTGCGATGGGATCATGGGCTTCGAAAAGCCGTACTCTGCGAGGGCAAAGTCTGGATTGACGCGAGCGTTGATTTGGTCGATGACCCACTGAGCGTGGTCGATTTGAGACGGGTGCTCGCACCAATTTTGAAGCTGGAAGAAGTCGCTTTTGGCGACGTGCATCTTTTGAGAGGCTAGTTCTGCCCAACGGTCGATGATGCCGTTGATGATGTGCTGTGAGTAAAGTTGAGAAGGACTTGGTGTGCGCTGCCAGATCCGCCCTATCGCGACTTTCATGCCTGACATGCAAAACACATCGTAGGGTATGCCGTACTCATCAGCCTTTTGTCTCGCTTTCCAAACCATTGTGCAGTTGCGAAACGCCTGACGAACGCCTGTCTTCTCTTCTTTGATTAATGCTGTTCGAGTTTTACCTAGTGGATCGTTCTTTGGCAGGTAGGAACGAGGATTGTCGCCTTCGACTTGCGTGTAATCGAGGTGAAGCCGAACCATGTAACGAAACGCTTCTTCGTAATAGTGTGCGAATAGGTACGTTCGGATGGTTGGGTGCAGCAAGCGATAGTCGAACCAAGCCGTGTTGTTTAGCTTGCGCTCTCGCTTAAGAAGAGACTCACTCACCCTATCAATGGCAAGCTCATCACACTCCGTCGCACTCAAGTTACTTCCTTTAAACTCTTGCAAAATCATCACTTTAGGCTCTGCGTCTAATAATTATAAAATGTGTATTAATTACTTACTTAAGAAATACTATCTTATATTAGAGAGAATGACAAAAAGTGATGACGGATATTTTCAGGTGCGACGGACAGTATTATTTGACGGGTTGGTTGACGGTAATGTCTCCCCTTTCAAGCCTATCGACGAGCAAGGCGAGCGTCCTGTCCAGATTGGACATGGTTTCAGCCATCTTTTGATAGTTCTGTTTGTTTTCCGAGAGCGCGCTTTTGAGCAGTGAATATTCAGCCTGACGGGTTAGCTCTTTGTTCGCCACGTCCTGCTTAATGAGTGCAATGTTTGTGTTGACCTCTAGCACCCAACTGCCCAAGAAAATAACCAGTGCAGTGAGCGCCCCCACAAAGACGTTTTGAAACGTCACTTTCCCCTTTACGTGTGTCATATCGACCTCCGTTCTAGATTCCCTTCTAGGATACCAAAAGAGTAAGCACCTATACATATAAGCGCTTACTTAATTAGGTGTTGATTATGGTGGTGTGCAGCGCAGTTCAAAAATGGTATCAGCGCCCTCATGGTCGATTCCTCGATGTCGATAAGTAGCCCCTGCGGGCACATGAACTATCAATTGCTTTCTATCATCCCCATCGTTTCCAGTGTTTTGCATGTTTGGCTTTACTGAAGCGACTTCCACTCCGTCTACATAAAAGTCTCGATAGGTAGCGGTGCCCTCATCTGATATCCTTGCGGTGAAAACCAGCTCTGCTCCCGTGTCATTGACATAATCAACGCCTGACGCTCGCTCATAAGACACGTCATACCATTTTCTACTGTTGAGTTTGATTAGCGTTTGGAGATCTCTTTGTAATCCAGTACTCATCTATCCCCCTAGTAATTTTGGTTTGGCCAAGAGTGAGCGTTGCATCTAAGCATCAAAATGACATCGGCATCCCAAGGCGAGAAGTAACGGAGTCTATAGGTGGAGCCATTTGGAACAATGACGGAGATTTGTTTCTGATCCTCTCCATCTTCATTGTTTTGATAGTTAGGCTGAACATTTGCGATCCATAGACCATCAACATACAAACGACGAGGAGAGCTACTGTGCTCATCCGAAATCCTAGCCGTGATCACCATTTCGACGCCTGTATCATTAACAAGGTCGGTATCGATAGGCACATAGTTAGATACGTCATACCATTTGCGACTGTTTAGTTTTGTGGCGATTGCGCCTGCAACGCTTAAGGCAGTAGCCATAATTTACCTCCCGTATATCTAGAGACTTTGTTGGTTAGAATCGAGCTGCAACCAACCTCGATAAGATTTAAAACTTGATGCCGTAAACATGACGAACATAGAGGGCTCCGCGATAACGTGAGTCTTGATGCTCAGTGACATGTATTGTGCCACTATCGTCCCATCGAGCCATAATTTGCCCATGAGTACCATCGCTCTCAAAGAGATTGAAATCATGCCACGTTCCGTTCCCCACTTCTGAGAAAATAAAGATTCGTCCAACGGTGTATAGATAGCTTGTTGAGCTAGTAACAGTGATCATGATCATGTCATAGTCAGACTTCGAACCAGAGCACGGCGTGACATACCAATCCTCTTCGTTGGCCTCACTCGGTATGAGCATCGTGCCCTCAAATAGCTTTGTTGCTCCTTTAGCGTTCAGTTGGGAGCTTAATTGTGATAATGCAATTGCCATAATTTACCTCCATGAAAGCCCCTTTCGGGGCTTATTGATTAAGCGGCTTCCAGAACGACGACACGTTCTTGGAGCGATTGGATTTGATGCTGCTGCTCTTTGATGGCTTCAATCAGAAGACCGATCATGTTGCCGTAGGCCACAGAAAGAATGCGATCTTCATCATTGGCATCAACACGGATAGCTTCAGGAAGAACACGCTCTACCTCTTGAGCAATCACCCCTGTCTCGCGACTGGTTTTCGTATCGTCAAGTGAGCGCTTCTTGTCGTAGGTGTAGCCATTAAGCTGCATCACCTTGTCCAGAGCATCCTCGATATGAACCACGTTCGACTTCAAACGCGCATCGGAATACGCATAGACTTCGCCGCTTGCCGTAAAGTGACCCGCATCATCGAACGTAAAGCGGTTGGTCGAGCCGTCACGGATGTACCAGTTACCAATCCCTGAGTTGAGATCGGTGTACATGTGAGAGCCGTTACAGAAGAACTCCACATCCTTGCCCGTACCGAACCACAGATAGTCGTTATCGTGTAGCTGCGCACCTGCATACAGCTCGACTTCACCTGAGAACTGAGCGCCACCGAACTTCATGTACTTATCTGAAGGACGGATCTGAACAGTGCCATTCGATGAATAGAGCGTGTCGCCAGAGTGCCAACAGATGTTGAAGAAGGACGTTGAGCTAGAGGTGTTTACATCCACCGTATCTGCCCATGTTGCCGTGTTCACATCCACTGCAATCGTGACGTTTGCCGAACCGTTAAACGAAACAGAACCCGTTGCATCACCCGATAGAGCAATGGTGCGAGCTGTAGTCAGCTTGTCTGCATTTGGGTGGTAGTTATCAGCAAATACGCGTTGGTTGCTTGAAGCGTACATCGCGCCGGTTGCGTAGAACGTACCCTCGTCACTCTTGAACCAGAAACGGTTTGCGTTTGAGCTGTTACCGTCACGAATGTACCAATCGTAGCCACCGTTAAGGTCGGTATAGAACGCCGAGCCGTTGAAGTGGAATTCCACGTCATCGCCCGAACCCATACGCAACACATCGTTGTCGGCCAGATCGACTGCACCACGGAAGTTGACCGTTCCGTTGAAGGTGTTCGTCGTTGTCCAAGTGTTCGCAGACGCAAGGCGACCAAAGCGACCGTCAGACTCCGACTCGGTGTAGTAACGACCATCGTGGGTATGACTGTCGTTGTTCACCACGACCGTTAGTGTCTTGTTCGCCGTACCATCGAAGGTAATCGAACCACTTGCATCACCACCTAAGCTGATGGTTCTTGCTGTTGCCAGTTTGGTTGCCGAAGCCACGTTGTCACTGGTGTAAGCAAGTGTCTTCCAAGAACCCCAAGCTGAGTCAGAAGACGCGATACGATGCTTGATGTTGCCACCTGTATACGCCAGCTGCTCTTGTCGATGAGCAATGTTGTATGACGACCATTTGTTGATGGTTTGAAGAACGTGCCATTGGTCATTGCCTGCGCCCGTGTCGGTGTTTTGCTGGAAGTCAAAACTGACGTAGCGATCAGGGTAATAGCTTGGCGCACGAACCGCACCGCGAGTATCTTGGATGTAGACTTGTGAATGGTAGTGCGAGTCATTGTTTACGACGACCGAGATCGACGCATTTCCCGAACCATCAAACGAAGTCGAACCCGACGCATCGCCTGTTAGTGAGATAGTACGAGCGGTCGCTAACTTCGACGCGGCTACTGCGGTCGCACCAGACGCTAACTTACCGTTCAACGCTGTTTGCAAGCCATCGACATTAGCAATGGTGTGGTTGTGACTGTCGTCGGCAATTGTCACCGTTAACGTCTTATTGGCTGAACCATCGAATGAGATAGAACCGCTTGCATCACCGGCTAGACTGATTGTTCTTGCTGTGGTGAGCTTGTCAGCATTTGGATGGTAGTTATCAGCGAAGATTCTTTGCCAGCTACCTAACGCCCCTGCTGTGTTTCTTCTGAATCGAAGATCATCAGAGTGGAAGTTAGCCGCGATGTCAAAGTAATAACCTTCATTGTTCGCGTGGTTGAGTATCATGTGATACCACCAAGCGTCCGTTGGGTTAGTTGGCGCTGCGCCGTTTAGACCTGTACCACCGTTACCCGACTGATCCATCATTTGCAGACCTGTCCATCCATATGTAATGTTGGACTTCTCTTTCAATGTGGTGTGATCGTGCGAGTCGTTGTTGACGGTCACACTGATAGAGCGGTTGCTCGTGCCATCAAAGGTCGTTGAGCCAGACACATCACCCGTCAGACTGATGGTTCGCGCCGATGCTAGTTTGCTTGCAGCAACAGCGGTCGCGCCTGAAGCCAGTTTGCCATTGAGAGCCGTTTGCAGACCATCAACGTTAGCAATGGTGTGTGCGTGTGAGTCGTCTTTTACGGTAACAGTTAGCGTTTTGTTTGCTGTGCCGTCAAATGTAATCGAACCACTTGCATCGCCACCTAACTGATGGTTCTGGCTGTTGCGAGCTTCGAGGCTGAAACTGCGTTCGCGCCTGATGCCAGTTTTCCGTTCAGTGCGGTTTGAAGGCCGTCAACATTGGCAATCGTATGATTGTGGCTGTCGTCAGCAATCGTGACAGAGAGCGAAGCGTTTGCAGAGCCATCAAATGACACTGAGCCTGACGCATCGCCACTTAATGAAATAGTGCGAGCGGTCGCCAGTTTGCTTGCCGTGCTTGCGTTACCCACGAAACTCTGTGCGTAAACGTCACCGGAAACGTCTAGACGAGATCTGCCAACATCCGCTTGGAACAGAGTCATCATTGGCACATATTCTTCGCCTTCTTGCCATCCTCGATGAATCCAACGAATTGCATCGCCATTTCCGTAATCATCGCCGACTACGAAGTCAAAAGTGGTATGAGCCCTTCTGTATTCGCCGTGATAAAGGCATGATCCCTGTCACTCCTGACCAATTCAGTTTAAGACCAGCCTCAATGTTCAGTTGACCTGTGAAGGTGTCGCCACTGACGTTAGCAAATCGAGCGTTTGACTCTGACTCGGTGTAGTAACGACCATCGTGCGTGTGCGAGTCGTTCGCCACTGCAAGGGTCACGGTCTTGTTCGCTGAACCATCAAACGTGTATGAACCGCTCACATCGCCATTGAACGTAATGGTTCGTGCTGTTGCGAGTTTTGGCGCTTGAGTGACTGTGAACGTCAAATCAAATGGGTCTGCATCCGAACCTGGCGAAGTGTCCGTCCAGTTGATGTCAATGCCACCACCTTCAACGAACTTCCACTCTTTGCCATGATTGATCGTCACTTCAGTACCATCGCCATCTTCGACTTGGAAAGAGCGAATAAATGCTGAAGAGTCATAGCCATCGAGCTTGTCTGAATCGGTCGCTTTACCGCCATTGCCATCCAGTTTCGCATCAAGCGCTGCCTGAAGACCGTCCACATTCGCAATGGTGTGCGCGTGTGAATCATCTTTGACGGTGGCTGTAATGGTGATGTTGGCCGTGCCATTGAAACTTGCCGAACCCGACAGATCACCACCAAGTGAAATGGTTCGAGCGTTCAGTAGCTTGGTTGCGGATACTGCATTCTCAGACTTGCCAAGTTTTGCGCCGTTCAGTGCTGTGTACGCATCATAGACCGCCTTGCGTGACGCAAAGTTAGTGCCTGTTGATGTGTAGGTGTTTGAGATTGAATAGTTCGGTACGTTGCTTAAGCCAACGTGTGACTTTGCAAGTACAACTGCACCGCGCATCCCGTTTACCGAAGTCACTTGCTCGGTGTTGTCAATCTTGTACCAAACGTCAGCGGCCTTATCCCAATAGAGGTTATCGCCCACTGCCACATCGATGTCTTCTTGCGAAGGATTAGATGGGTTCGACATCAAACCGGCTGCTGAAATGCGATACCAGTCCGTTGTCTCGAATGGGTCTGTCACGTTAACAGGGAATTCGCCTGATGATGCGTCCCAAGGACCACGATCCACGACCCCGTTACTGGCGGTTACCGCTGCCGTTTCTGCTCGAACTGCGGCTGCTTCAGCGGCGTTCTCACTTGCTTTGGCATTGGTTTCACTGGTTTTCGACTTGGACTCACTGCTTGCTGACGCATTCTTACTGGCTAGAGCAGACGCGGCAGAATCAGCCGATTTGATCGCATGATGTTTAGCCGAGTATTGCCCTGACTCAACTTGTGAGTTTTCCGCTTTCTCTGCCCATTCCTGAGACTTGTTCTTGCTTGCCAAGCTCGCAGCTTCGTGATTTGCACTGGCGCTTTGAGACGCAGCCGACGCGACTTCACTTGCTTTAGCGTTGGTTTCGCTTGTCTTGGACTTGGTTTCGCTAGACGAGGCGGCACTGGCTGACGCAGACGCTTTGTTGGCGTAGTGCATGGCAGAGTACTTGCCTGACTCGACGACCGAGTTCTCAGCTTTGGATGCCCAATCTTGCGCTTTGTTCTTATGCGATAGCGCATTGGTTTCCGATGTCTTGGCTGCATTCTTACTTGCCAGAGCCGCTGATTCGCTATTGCTCGATGCGGTTTGACTTGCAAGTGAGGCCGCTGCCGACGCTGCAGATTTCAGGGCATGGTGTTTCGCAGAATACTGACCCGATTCGACTGCCGAGTTCTCATTCTTTTCAGCCCATTCCTGTGCTTTGCTTTCGCTTGCTGCACTGGCATTTTGACTTGCTAACGCCGCTGCCTTGTTCGAGGCTGAGGCATTCTCACTGGCTTTTGCATTGGTTTCGGACAGCTTGGCTGCATTCTCACTGTCGAGTGAGGCGGCTGCTGAGTCTGAAGACTTGATTGCGTGGTGTTTCGCGGAGTATTTACCTGATTCAACTTGCGCATCCTCATTGTTTTCAGCCCATTGCTGTGCCTTGTTTTACTTGCTGTGGCGCTAGATGCACTCGAAGAGGCACTAGACGCGCTGCCTGCGGCCGCTGATTGGCTTGCCGACGATGCCGACTCACTGTTTGCGGCTGCTGTTTGGCTTGCCAATGATGCGGCGGCTGAATCTGCTGACTTGATCGCATGGTGTTTAGCCGAGTACTTCCCGCTTTCGACCTCTACATTCTCATTCTCTTCAGCCAATCTTCAGCGGCGATCTGACTAGCAGCGGCAGCACTTTCACTGGCGCTGAAGCGATCTCACTGGCTTTCGCGTTGTTTTCACTGGTCTTAGATTTGGATTCACTGAGGTTCGAGGCAACACGAGAGGCTTCACTCGCTTCAGCCGAGCTTTGCGAGGCGTTCTTGTGCGCTAGAGCCGATGACTCCGCTAACTCTGCACCTAGACGAGAGTTCTCGCTCGCTGCGGCGCTGTCAGCCGATTTAATGGCATGATGCTTTGATGAGTACTGACCAGACTCTACTTGGACATCTTCACTCTCTTCAGCCATTTCTCGGCTTTGACTCGGTGACTGCTTGAACTGCTTGCACTGGACGCAGACGCTTGACGCGAATTCTCACTGGCTGTCGCAGAAGCCGCCGAAGCGGAAGCGGAGTTCGCAGCATCCGTGGCTCTTGCATCAGAGGTCACTTTGGACGCTTCACTGGCTGCAGCACTATCCGCGGAATCTAATGCGTAGTGCTTGGCACTGAACTGACCGGATTCCACTTCGTCATCGCGATCATTTTCAGCCCATTCCATCGCCTTAGTTTCACTAAGTGAGGCATTTAGCTCACTGGCGGCAGAACGACTTTCGCTCAGGTTAGAGGATTGACGAGACGCTTCACTGGCGGCGGCTGACGCATCAGACGCTTGGCGTGATTGCTCAGAGGCTTGAGCGGAAGCCGCTGACTCTTGATTGGATTGTTCACTCTTGGTGGCTTCAGATGTCGCCTTCACTTCAGACGCTTTCGCTGCGATCTCTGAGGCTGAAGATTCATCACGATACCCTTCGGTTTCTGACACAAGCGCGTTCAACGTGGACTCAACGGTATTACTTTTGCTGAGTGCTTCGTTGGCTTTATCGAGTGCTTCGGTTGCGGTAGGGAGAGCCTGTTGAACATCTTGAATCGCAATGTTGGCGCGATACTCGAGTTCTGCGGGAGTGATGGTAAGACGTTCGTTACCGACGCTATCGGTCAGTAATCGCTTACCTTGATTTTCAGTGTTTTCATCTTCCACGGCGGCGGGTCCACCGAGCCAATCCCGCTGCTGATCAATGAAGCTTGCCAGTTGTTAATTACACCGCCAAGCCTTTCATATAAGTCTGTAGTGTCTGCCATTAGCCACTTCCTCCATATAAAGACAAAATCATTATATGAGAAAGATCGGCGGTTTATAAGTGATCACTTAATATATAATTAAGTAATCACTTAAAACGACAGCCAAATTTTTTTAGACGTACCACTCTGGACGAACAGGGCGATTGTCTTTGGTTAGGTCATAACCCCTTAATTCTGAGCGATATAGCAAGATATCATCCAGCTTTTGCGAGCCTGCAATTGGCTCTCCGCCATGCGTTGCGTCAGCAACCAACATCCAATCACATGCAGTCAGTTCGAAGTTTCTCCAATCACGCTCGTAATGCTTATTAGCGTTGAGCCAATTGGCATAGATAGCCTCTATCTTCGACTTGTCCGGCTCTTCCAGTGTTGAGATCGTATCTGCGGTGACAATGGTTCCGTCTTCCAGAGCCACCCTAAAGGTTCGTTCAATTTCGATAAATGTACTCATTCTATGGCACCTGCATTATGTTGTTATCGACGTTAGTGATGGTTTGCACTTCCATGTTGCCTTGATTGCCGTCCATGTCATAAAACTTCAAGTAAAGTCTGAGCGAACCTGCTGAGTAAAAGCGACCCTTGCGATTCTGGATGGTAAAGCCTCTTAGATACTTCGCATCGTCTGAGTCATCATTCTGAACATGATGAAACCAAAAAGTCGCATCAAAGGTTACAGAGTCTATGGTCATGGTAAATGTCTCTGTCAGATTGCCTCCAAGCGAAAAGTTCACAACGTTAGAGCCTTTAACGACACTGCCATACGGATCAATAAGCTGAATCTGCGCTTGACCGTCGACCCAATCGTACTCATTTGTTCTATGAAAACCATAATTGGTGTGAGGGGTCTTCCAAATCATTGACCCTGCTCCGATGGTACCCCAACGGAATCGGTTTGAATTAACGGGACCCGATCGCGTACCCGCTGATAGCGCATTGTGAGAGGAGGTGTAGAATCCTGACTCACCACTCATGTACAGATAGTCTCTTGCTGTTGATGAGTAGCTTGGTCGCGCTGCTAATGGAATCGTCGGGTAGTTGTAGTAGTAAATGAAGTCTTCGTTACCATCGTTATTGGTATCGACGATATACAGCGTCGTTCCTGAGTAGATGGTTGAGCCGATGAGTGTCGCGCCCTCAATCGTACCGCCATTAACAGTGATACCGCCATTAAATGCAGCGTAGCCATTTGATAGAATGCCCCACCCTTCCGAGTTATCTGACTCATAGCCACCACCTGAGATCTGCAAATAAGACTGCGTAGGGTAGATACGGCTTTCGGTGTAGTCTTCTGCGTTTGACTGCGCTTCACTTGCTTTAGTTGAGGCGTAGCTTTCAGCGTTCGATTGCGCTTGGTTTGCCTTAGTTGTGGCAAAGCTCTCGGCGTTAGACTGTGCTTGGTTCGCCTTAGTTGTGGCAAAGCTCTCAGCATTCGACTGCGCCTCACTCGATTTGGTATTGGTGTACGAGTTAGCCGAACTGATGGCATTCGAGTTCTTGATGTCAGACGGGATCGCAGAGGAACTGACAAACGTCAGTGTGCTTGCGTTGATGTGACCGGCATTGATGGTTGGTGAGTTCAACGTAGAGGAATTGATTGTGACCGATTCCAGCTCCTTGATGAACGCTTTGTCCATGAACGCCTGACCATTAGTGACCGTAAACACCGGCTTCACTACGTTCGTACTGCCATTGGCGGCCTTGTGCGTGATCGCAAAGGTGTCAGCATTCACAAGGAACTGAGTGGTTGAGCCGTTGTTGTAGAAACCGACCCCGCCCTGAAGTCCATTCACTGACGTTTTGATTTCCCATTGTGCCTGGTACTTGCCATCGACATCGACGGCCGCCTGCATCGCCTCTTGGATAGCCGCATAACTTGAGCCTGCTGACGCATTCAGTTTCGTGGTCATTGACGAGATAGAACTCGTGTTACCTGCAATTGCTGAAGCGTTAGTGTTGATCTGACCCTGTAGCGTTGAGTCAGCGCTCTTGTATGCTGCTGTGAGCGTTGTATCCAGTGAAGCGATTGAACTATGTGCGTTAGAAATTGAGGACGCGTTAGAATCGATTTGAGACTGCAACGTTGCATCGTCAGCCGCAAACTCTGAGCGTAGCGTACTGCCCAATGTAGCAATGGATTCATTTGCAGTGACCAATGCCGTCTTGTTGATGTTGATTTGAGATTGCAGCGACGAGTCTGCCGACTCGAATTCAGCTCTCAAGTCTTCCTCAAGCGTACTCATGGCAGTGTTGGTGTTAGAAATCGTGGTCTTGTTGACGTTGATTTGTGACTGCAATGAGTTGTCATCTGCCTCAATCTTGCTGACAAGCGATAGCTCTAGGGCGCTCATGGCTGCATCGGTGGACGCAATGGATGAGGCATTAGAGCTGATCTGCGACTGCAAGCTAGAATCGGCACTCTCGAACTCGGTTCGAAGCGTTTCTTCTAGGGTAGTCACTGCGCTGTTGGTGCTGACGATGCTGCTCGCATTGGTATTGATTTGAGCCTGCAACAGTCCTTCCGCCGTCTCGATCTCTGAGCGCAAGGTTTCTTCTAAAGACGCGACTGCACTGTCCGTATTGGCAATGCTGCTCTTGTTGCTATCGACCTGTGCTTGCAGCGTCCCTTCCGTCGAATCAATCTCAGAGCGCAGCGTTTCGCCCAATGTCGTCATTGCGGTATTCGTATCAGCAATGGTGGACTTATTGGTGTTGATCTCAGCTTGAAGGTTGCTTTCAGCGGTGCTGATTTCAGTACGAAGCGTTTCTTCCAAGGTTGCCATTGATGAGTTGGTATCAGCGATGGTTGCCTTGTTAATGTTGATCTCAGATTGCAGATCGTTTTCAGCCGTTTCAATCGCGGAACGCAAGGACTCTTCAAGCGTAGACATCGCACTATTGGTGTCAGCAATGGTGGATTTGTTGGTGTTGATTTCAGCTTGAAGCTCGGATTCCGTCGTTTCAATCTTTGAACGCAACGACTCTTCGACCGCAGCTAACGTGCTATCGGTGGTGCTGATTGCGGTCTTGTTCACTTCGATTTGAGACTGAAGGTCGGCTTCTAGCGTTTGCAGTGAGGCAGTAAGCGTCTGATTGATGGACGCCATTGTCTCATTGGTGGTTTCGACTTCTTGACGAGTCTCTTCAATCTGCGCGTAGGTTCCTTTCGGGCCATAGGTAGTCTCACGAGTGACATCACGCTCGAAAATGGTATCAAGCATGGCAGCCAGACCCGATTCCGCCGCGATCAGCTTCGAACGGTCAATCTCTGTCTCAAGCTCCGTGATGTCTTCGTTGATGCCATCCACTGCTTCATCGACCGATGTGTCAATGATTGGCTTCATCACATCGGCTAGACCATCATCAATAAGCTCTAGCTGCCACTCGTAATCGCGATAGTCAGTACTAGGCGCAGGGCTGACTTGGTTGTAAGCATGACCAATGAAGCGAGACGTTTCTTGGCGAGCCAAAGAGAAGTTGGTACCTGTTACGTCATCAGCGTAAGCGACCCATGTGTACGCCACATCAAAGTCACCGGTTAAGGTGCTTGGCAAGCTCCAATCGTCATCTTGATACGCTTCGAAGTTACAGAAGGTACGCGTGGACGACCACAGCTTAATGCCGGGAGTCGTCGGCGTTGCCACAGGGTTTAACGTCCACTTATCATCATCTGGTTGTGGGCTGTCATAGCTGCCGCCGGTTGGTTTAGCCGGTGCTTCCACAGACCATTGATAAACGGGTACCGTATTGAATGAACGGGCAGTGCTTGGCGTTCCTTGGCCACCGTAGACGAACTCGGATGGTTGCCCTGCTTTATCGAGGGTTCTTAGCCAGTAGAAGTGCGACGTGGCGATAGCCGTTTCGGTTTCCGTGATGTGGTCATACGAAGTCGTTAAGGTCGTTTGAATCTTCTTCGCATAGGCAACGATCTTCTCGCCATCCCACAAATCAGGATTCTCAAGCTCGACCGGTGAGCCATCAATCAATGTACCGACAGGGATTGAGTAAACTTCAGTCGCGTACAGAGTACTCGATACCAAATCCCACTCTAGCTTCACACCACCTGTGATCGCTTCAAGCGTAACATCACGGACAGGGTAAGGGTTGCCGTTCGCACCGGTCGGCGTGTGCTGAACTGCCGACGTTAGGCCTTGTTTGCCTGCAATGCTGATTGGCGTAATGATGAACTCGATCATTGAGTTTCGAGAGCCGACCACCGTTGCAGAAGAGACAAACTCGCCTAAGTACTTAATGCCCTCACCCGCAACGCGAGCGTAGACAATGGCATGTTTGTATCGAACATCATCGTGACTCCAACTGATGTTCACTTTCACCTTTTGCGAAGCCGTGTCGTACTGCTCTGATTCGCTGATGGCAATGTCCGTCACTGCAGCGAGTGGTTTTGATACCACCACGTCTTCGACCGTGAAGTCCATGTTGTCATCTTGAAGTGCCTGCGCGTCGTACTCCAAACAAGTGATCTGTCGAGTCAGGCTATCGCCTGTCAGACCAATGCTTCGAATCGTAAATGGACGACTGAGGTTATTCTGATAACCAATCACAAAGCCTTGATACGTTTCAGGGATACCAACTGGCATGGTCACAGTCACGATATCGGTTGGAATGTCCGTTCGTGACGGAGTGACATCGATGTTTTCAACGACATCGGTATCCTGAAGCGTGAGGGTTTGACCAGGCATTAGGCCAGTGGCATCGTGAAGCACTACACCCGACGTACCATTTGACGATTTAAACGTGTCTAAGACCGCCATATCAAAATCGTCTCTCGTAGCACGCTTGATGCGCTCGGACGTGTCAGGGTTAAACTCACGCAGCGTGACATAGCTTCCGTAGACGTTATCAATGATGTACTGACCTCGATTGACGACACTCAATGAAAGAATGAGCTTCCAATCGTTGTCATCAAACTGAACATCTTGATCGAGCTTAAGCTGGTACTGGTCACCGCCAAGCGCTTCAACACCTGCCAGTTTGCCAGCTGCGCCCCACTCCATCATGTTGTGCTGAACCGTTACCAAGTCACCGACCGTACACGCAAGCGCTTCAATAGGCGCCGTAAAGGTAACGGTCTGAACGAGCTTGTTCATGTTGAGCGAGTAGATGGCTTCTCGAATGGCGTGTTCTTGCGTGACGATACCGCGCATCGTCGCTGATGTGCTGTTGACGGTTGCGCCTGCTGCAATGGCCGCCTCATCACTGACGCGAATCGTTCTGGATGCGTAGTCGTTGGCTTCGTCAAAGAAAGTCAGCTCAATCTCATTAGCGCGGTCTTCTGTTGATAGCCACGTTGTCGAGAATGAGTCCTTCATAATGTTGTCTTGACCGAATCGCATCACTGGCGCTTTCTCTTTCTCGACCGAGACTGAGTAGCGGGTACCAATGCGAAGCGGAACAGCGCGACCGACACGGAAGATCTGAGAAATGGTATCCCACACGTTGCTCAGTGATTCAATCACTCCGCGGTAGGTCAGATTCTTCTCTTCACAGTGTTTCGCCCATGCCTTGAACGCATAGAAGTCCAATCGTGATGGATGAATGCCTGCACCGTAACGAGTGCTTGTCAGAACGTCCCATGCCACCCATGCAGGTTCGCATGTTGATAGAACCCGTTTGTGTACAGCGAGCGATCGGCAGGCTTAAGCAAGTGAGCCGGCAGAGAAAACGCAGCAGGACAAGGCACCGAGTTACCGCTGATTTGCGTATAGCTTGCGGCTTTCTCTGCATCCGTAAAGTCGCGAGGCTCACCATAGGTCGCGATCTCGTGATCAGAGATAGCAAATCCGCCCACGCCCAAATCTTCACGACTCGCACTTGGAACCCAAACCTTTGCCACGTCATCCCACACTCGAATGACCTGCCTTGATGCTCAATCGTGATGGTTGGAATGTTGCTGATCTGGTCAGTGACTTTGATTTTGATGGCAAGCAGCGCGGTAAAGTTGTACGCGATACTCACGTCTTGAATCTCGGTGATCTCATTCCAGAAGATTGAGTCTTGGACTTGCGCTGACGAGTTCTGTGCAGAGGTACGGCGAGCACGAATTTCGTATCGACCTGGGACAACCGAAGGCGACTCAAATGAGAAGCGGGTATTCGACGATGAAGAGTCACCGGTCATGATCACAAGCTGACCGGCTTTCGAACCGTAGTCCATGCCCGACCCGTTGTAGCTTGCTACGAATTTGTTGACCAAATGGAAGTCGTGATAGGTACCAACCTTCACACCGTCGCAGTACAAGTCACCGTAGTCATAAGATGTCGGTTCTACCTTCAAGATTGGTAAAGCGCCGTTGTAGCTATAGACCTCATTGCCATCGTCGTCAGTGGAGTGGTTTTTTCGTACTGACGTTTGGCCATCCTCTGTCACGAGATCGCCATGACTGAACCATCTGCCATCTTCTGATGCGGTGTAGTAGTTCTGATAGCGACCGTCGCTCATAAAGCGGTTTGGGTAGCGAGAATCAATGCGCTGTACGCCTCGTGATACTCTCGTAACGGTCTTGCCGGTTGGTCGAATCGCTCGTCACCAATGATGTCGAACACATGCCCTTTTGCTGCATCTTCAGCGCGGATCATGGTTGTCATCGGCTTCCATTCAGTCTCTCCGACCTTTCGCATTTGAAGCTCGACGCCAACGCTGTGACTGACTTCGTTACCCTCATCGTCAATTCGGACAATGCTTGAGTTGAAGTTAGCCTGCACCGCATCGACCAATACGCCTGTTGAGGTCGTGATGGTTGTCCATGAGCTAGGATCGGTCAGTTCTGAGTTGTTCGTGACTGCAATAGGCGTGATCTGACGATTGAAACCCTTTGGTACATCTTGACCGTCCACACCGTGATACATCGTCACTTCAGGACGATCGCTTAAGCTGTCGATGGGTTGGTCATTCACATAGATGCTCGACTCATCAAAGCCTGCTGCCACACCTTCGCCCATGTTGATGAGCATGTTGAGGTATTGAGTCTGACCTTGCAGTTCGGTGTAGTTACCGATGATGTTGCCGGCGATACGATGACGACCGTAAATCAGAGGAACAGGAATGTTGTCTTTCGATGAGTTCTTCGCGCCATCAATACCATAGGTGTAGTCGTTCGCAGCGCTATCACCCGCAGCAGCCGTGTCGATGGTTGGCGGCAATAGGTTGTTGATGAGTAGCGTACCGCCGATCATCACACCGGCTTGCAGAGCCATAAGACCGGTTGAACCGGCAGTTAGGTTCGTCAATCCGCCTAATGCCCAACCTGCTTGACCGTAAGTGAAGACTGTTAGAGCAACCACCGCCACCAAACGCATGATCGCTTTGCCACCGTTACCACCGTGCAGAATCGGACAGATAACCACGACATCGCCGCGATTGACGAACTCATCATTGAGCGCATCCTGCAGGACGTTTTTACCATTCACAGAAATCGCATAGCTACCTTCGAGATCACCGATGTAGCCATGAAGCGATTGCCCTTCGACGTGCTGCCTCTCTAAATAGAGCCTGTCGTCAGGCAGCATCGGATTTTTGATGACGACAAACTTAACGTTGTGCTGTTCCAGCATACTCGTAGAATCCCTCAATTCGATTTGACCAAAGATGAAGCGCTCGGTACACACGCCACCTGTTTTTTCCGATGTGTGAATGAACACGTCGTCGCCTAGATAAGTCGCGACATGCCAATGATGAAGCCCCAATCGAATGAGCATCACAGCGCCTTCTTTTGGCTCTACTGGCTTCCAGAGAACTTTTCCCTTGGCCATGAGTGATGCGATGGTTTCGGCTTCTTCGTTAGGTGTGAAATAGTCGGGTAGCTCAATGCCCTGCCTGCGATGCAACTCACGGACAAGCCCATAACAATCAAGCGCTCGCTTAGGTTCGCGAGCGTTGTATTCAAATGGCACCCCAATGAGGTCGATGTACTCCATTACAGATTCCTTACCGTGATGGACGGGGAACCGCCGTAACGAAGTGTGTTGTTGTGCGCTTGGCAACCGTTCGCCCCGTTGAGCGTCAGATCGCAAGACTGCATAGAACCGGTGTAACCGCATTCAACCGAGCGATACGTGTGCGAACAGCGATCTCTCAGTTGAGTGCGTCGTGGGCAAGCGCGAGTCAGTGGGTTCTCTGCCCCTAGCTCTAGCGTGACCACATAGTTCGCTGCTGAACTGGACATCACATTGAACATTTCCGCAAAATCGACGCTCGATGCGACCGTTGACTCAGGCGGGACAGTCACGAGCTTTACGATGACTTGAGTGCCAACAAGACCGCGATACTGACGAAGGTATGGCGTCATTAACCCCACTTGGTCTTCGATATTCAGTGACACGTTTTGCACCTCACCGGCTTCATTGCTGAGGTCTAACATGAAAGGAATGCGAACGTAGTTTTGACCTTCAATCGTCAAATCCGTCGTGTGGTTTGTTAGATAGACCGTCTCGACAAAGCTGCCGCTAAACGGGTCTAGAACTTGAGCCTCTAAAGCAAAGACCAGCGCGTTTTCCGAGCTGATCTTGTTCTTCTCAAGTACCGTTGAAATGCTGACATTGTTCATTGTTTAAAGTGTCCGTATTAAGCGCTTACTTAATATATTACACCTCGTTAATTTGGATGTCAGTAACGTTGTATCTGTGAACGCCGCCATAGCCCTTGTACATTACCTTTGGAGCCTTTCCAAGACGAGCTTGAATCGTCTCTTCTGTGTCTGGAATCGTGTACGTAAAGATCTTGTATGTGCCGTGTTCATTGAAGAAATTCTCCAGTTTTGCTTTCTGGGTTTCGTCAATATCAGTGAATCCAGTGTCAAAGGTACGTCGTGGCTTTCGAGCATGACGAGGACGCGAGTACGCGTACCCGCCATCCGTATCCGAAGTCAGACCCTTGTCTTCCGGTGTCATGTTGAACTTGCTTGAGTCTTCAAAGACTCCTACGGGTGGAAAGGTACTCATCGTTAACTCCTATTCATCGTGTCGCGGAACTTACCTGGTCGAGAGGCTGCTTTGAGAACCACATCGGTTACCCAGCGCTCACCATCGAATCGAGCATTGCTCTCGGTTTCGGCTTGCATACCGGTTTGGTTGATGACATTGACGACAGGGGCAGAACCACCACCGCCTTGCATCGTGACAGGGATGGTCTTGCCATCAGGCAGAGGAACATACGCTTCGTTGTGGCTGCCTTCACCGAACACTGCGACTTGCGGAGACGTTGCAATACCGCCTGTTGCGTAAGTCTTCAGAGGCACAGAACCTTCGCTCGACATGATCCCGCCGTTCGCAAAGAAGCTAGGGAACGCCGATTGAACTGCTTGCATCATGGTCATCTTGATCATGAATGAGGCAAGGTCGTCAGCGAGGTTATTGATCATGTCCGAGAAGCTAGACTCGGTATCGACAATCGACGTAGCGATAGAATCAAACACCCCTTCGAACGCGCCGGCTAACTCATCATCGACTTGGTTGGACATGTTTTTGATGCTCATGCCAAGATCGAACCATGCGTCGTTCTTTGGATTGATGGCGTCTGCGTTCCTTGCGGCCAATTCCAATGAGTCATTCACTGAGTTGATCGCGTCTTTGGTACGCCAGTACTCTTCGGTGTTGCGCTCTAAGGTTGTCAGCTTGCGCTCTAGAGTACGTTTTACCTGCTCTAAGCCACGCTTCGTCTTATTCGTTTCATAGCCAAAGCGCTGCATTTCAGTACTGAGGTCGAGGGCGATCTCTTCTTGATACTCACGCTGTTGGATGATGATGTTGTTGAGGTCAATCTCTCGCGCCATTGCTTGTAGCTTGGAAAGCCCGTCTTCTTGAGCGCCCGACAGTGAACCCTTCGTCGCTGCTTCCAGTTGAGCTCGCATTTCACGGATTGCTTCCGAGTTCTGCTCACTCGCGGTTTTCCAAGACATAAACTCATTGAGAGACTTGCCTTGAGACGTACCGAGTTTCTTCGCTAATGACAAAGACAGGTTGGCAAGACGCTTGTTCGCCTCTTCAATCTCTTTGATGGACTCTTGCTCGGCTTTGTAACCGGCAACCGCAGCATCAGAGCGATCAGCTTGAGCACGTAGCGCCATCAGATCAGCATCAGCGACCTTCAGCTTGCCCGATGCCAAGTCTTCTTCGAGACGAATGCGATTCTCACCGTACTTCACTTCTTCTTTGATGCGAGCGAGACGATGCACATAAAGCGCCTCAGTCTTTTTCAACTTAGCGAGTAAGCTCTCTTCACTGGCGAGCTTAGATTCGTTCATAGACAGCTCTTTGACAGTGCCAGTCTTCACTTTGTCTTGATACTTCTCGACAGTCTCAGTCAGACCCTCGATCAAACCTTTCTTGTACTGGATGTCACGGCGTTCCTGCTCAGACAGAACCCCATTCTCAGCGCCTTCTTGGATCTTCTTGATGGAGTCTTGCAGAGCCGTTTTCTCAGCATCAGCCGCCACACGCGCAGCGTTCACCGCATTCTGGCGCAGCACTTCAATGCGAGACTTAAAGCTTCTTCAAACGCATCGCCGCGTAAGCCTTGATTCTCGAGATCTTCCCTTAGCGCTTTCTCTTCCTTCTTGTACGTGGCTGAAATCTCTTTCAACTCCTTGTACATCAGACGAGCAGAGCCAGATAGACCCGAATCGAATGCCATAGCGCTCATGTCGCTTTGACCCTTCTCGATGGCGTGGTTTAGCTCTTTCGTGCGAGACTCGATTTCCTTGATCTGCTTGTTGTAGTGCATCAGCTCAAAGCCGTCAGCTTCACGCTCACCACTGTTGATTTCGTTGCGAATCTTTTTCAGGACAACCAACTTCTCGTTGAGTTTTTCCAGCTCTTTTTTGGCGTAGGTGATGTTCTCAGCGGTCGCACCGATGCCTTGCGTTCGGATGATTTCATCAGCGGCTCGCTTTTGCTTCCAGATGAACTCGTCCATCAGATACAGCGCACCCATGATCCCGACAGAGATTGCGGTCGTCCAACCGCCCATTGCATTCACTATGCCCTTACCGACATTCCATAACTGACGACCGGTACTGGTGTAGGCTTTCTGTAGCTTTTGCAGTTTTTGGATTTGCGCGTTGTGGCTCTTATTCATTGAGGCTTCGAGTTCACGATGCCATGCTGCGGCCTGCTGAGTCGTCACATTGGTTTGTCGAGACACCCATGATTGCGTTGCCGCGACTGCTGCTTTCTGGTTTGAGACGATGCGGCGAGACACTTCACTGATACGGCGGTCGGTGTGCGTCATAAATTTGTCGACACTCGCGGTATAATCCGCTGCGTCTAGCTTCGCCTGCTTGAAAATAGCCGATAGACCAGTAGACGCATTGCCAAGCACCTTCGAGCTAATGAGTATCGCCACGAGCGTACCAATCAGCTTGATGTTCTCGGTGATCGCAATACTGAGGTCATACAGCGAGCGCGTTACGCCAGAGAGAATGTCGCCAAACTCACGCGCAGCGGCTTTCGCTTCAGGTGACGCCAATAGCTCATCGAGTTCGTTACCGATCTCTTTGATGGTTTCCGTAAAGCCAGAATCCCCCACCTCTTTCGCGAGCATGGTGAAGTCATTTCGGATTCGGTTGTTGATACCTTCAAGCGTCTGCGCCATTGCTTCGGCAGAACCCATCGCCGCGAACGTCATTTCTTTGACAAGTTCATTGATCGCTGATTTGGCTTCCACGGTACCCGACGAAATCTTCTTCACCATTTCGTCCATGCGCATCGCAGTCGCGTTCGCCATCAATTGCATGATCTGTGGAACCGCTTCACCCGCTTGCTGACGAAGTTCTTCCATACTCAGAACGCCCTTACCTGCCATCTGCTGAATAGCAACGGTAAAACGCTTCAGACCTTCAGAGTTCGCACCGGCTTGCGCGGCTGCGTTAACCATCGAGTCGAGGGCATCGGTCGTGTTTTGAATGTCAGCGGCTTTCAGCTTCGCGAAACTGTCAGTGATCGCTTGAACACTGAAGGGCGACGATGACGAGAGGTTTACGAGGTCGTTGACGGTGTTCTTGGCATCTTCTAGCGCATCTGAGTAGCTGTGTGCCGAGGTATCCATACCCGCAATCAAGATTTGCGCTCGCTCCAATTGAGCGTTTTGCGAAATGATGGCGCGAGGTAGACCCGTGAACAGTAGCGATAAGTTTTCTAGTGCGCTTCGTGCCAAGCCGAGAATGATCGCCGCATCACGCATCTGGTGAAGGAACGTATCATTATGACTTGTCGAGGTTTTGACGGCTCTGCCGTACTTGTCGAGAGATTTGGCAGACTTGTTGACTCTACCAATGAAGGCGTCGGCCCCGTTTAAAACAAGACCGACTGAGATATTACCAGCGTTGTTACTCATTTGGACTCCTGTTACATGAGCGCTTTCAACTTATTGATGGCACCCGCTTCAGCGTGAACAAACTTGCTCCGCTCAAGTTGATAAACTTCGCCCTGTTCCATGATCAACGTCTGGTGCACCTTCGAAAATCGCTCTGAATCCATTACTGAGCTTGAGACGGCAAGGTGTCGTAAATCCGTCTCTGCTCGGATCCGAGCAATCTGCTTTTCCATAGCAAAATAGAGTCGAACCGGCATCTTCAACGCCGACTCAGGACTCATGCTGTAGAAATGACAGAACCGCGAGAAGAGAAACAAGAAATCAACCGATTGAATTCTTGCCTCTGCTTGCGTTACTTTCCCTCGTCGTCGCCTGCTGTGGCTTCCACTAGGTCAGTTTCACTCGCATTCACAAAGGCGATAAGCGCCTGCAATTGAGTCATGTTTAGGGCACGAATTTCTTCATCCGGTGCATCAGGAATCGCCTGCTTCGCTGTTGCGACAAGCGCCTCAAACATTGCTAGTGGATCATCGCCATTCAACGCTCTGCTTGAGTTGACCGCCTCAATCAGCTGACCAACAGTTTGCTCGTGAATGTAATAGGTTGTGCCATTCAGTACGACAGGGCGTTTGTTGCCAACCAATTCATCAAGATTCAGTAGTTTCATAGGTAAATTCCTTAAAAAAATGCTCCCACATGGTAGGAGCATAATAACAATTAAACATCAATAAGTAAGTAATTACTTAAGAAGTTTTACGCGGCAGTAGCGTCTTTGTCACCGAAGTGGAAAAGAACACCGGTTGCTGCATCTGGGTAGCCTTTAAACTCAGCGTTGTAAACACGCTCGTTATCCAGCTGATAAGCAAAGTTCATTGCACCCGCCGTTGCTGCTTTCGGGATCACAACGTCTTCAGATTGGTCGTCTTCAGCCAGTGCAATTGGGTGTAGGATTAGCTCTTGAGCTGCATCCAATAGGTTTTCACCGATTGCAGTCGTGACTTCAACGCGCTTCTTGGTTGGGTCAGTGTCGTCCGTTACCAGAGTCGCACCAGGCATAACCAGAACCAAGTCTCAAGTGTCGTTTCAGCCAGTGGCGCAACCACTTTGATGTTACGACCCGTGATGGTTTCGTTCACGACCGTCTCACCGAATTGGTCTACCTTCGTTTCGTGAGTTGAGGTTTCAACCGTTAGCTCAACGCCGCCTAGCGTTAGACCTAGATCTTCACCACCAAAAGAGATTTTACAAGTCCCTAGCTTGATGTTTTTAGTATCGCTCATCTTATTCTCCAACGATGAATGAAAGTTCGAAGGCTAGTAGCCACTCAACGTAACCGCCCTCATTACGACCGAAACTGTGTGGTAACATTTCCGGCTTAGAACTCAGTAGTTTGTAGTTGTCAAAGGTCTTCCCTTGACCGCGAATTAGTTTGAAAACCTTGTTGCTCAGTGCTTCACCTTCCGCAGTGCTTCGCATACGAATCGTGATGTTTAAAGAGCCACGATAGTAGTCTTCGATGTTGGTGTGCTGCATAAAGCCTTCAGTGTCTTCAAACAGCAAGATCCCCTCATCATCGTCAGCCATTTGATTGACGAAGATGGTTTCCCCCTGCTCCCCACACCCTTCAGCTTCGAGGTAGGCAGCTAACTTAACCAAAATGCTCATTTCAGCTCCTTGGCTACGGCTTCACGTAGCTTTTGTAATGTGATGAGTCGGTACTGATTTAAAGCGCGAGTCAGATACAGACGCCCCACGTAGTTGCCCGACCCATTCGGGTATTTGCTAAGGCGCTTCTGATCTCTTGGTGGCGTTCGATTGGCTTTAGCGCGAGAGTTGATCTCATTGCCTTCCTTGTCCCACCCTCGAATCGTGTAATCTGTCCTATCGTGCATAGGTGCCGCGTATTGCGAGATCAGGCTGGTTCTGCCTTTATGGTGGCGCTTCGCCCCGCGTTTAATCCGAACCGTGAACGTCAGGCGACCATTCAATCCGTCTTCCTTCTCATAGACCCGCCAGTTGTCAGGATTACCAAGCGCACCGGATTCCTCTGGTGCGAACCAAGCGGCTCGTTCTTTGACTTTTTGGGCGTACTCTCTGAGCACCTTGACACATGCGCTGTTGGAGCGATGCGCAAGGTTCATCATCTTGGCTTTTACCTTGCCAATCTGACGGTCGATATTGAGTTCTTGCTGATTACGCCGAACCACAGTCCACTTCCCAATGATGCAGTAGGCCGCGCATGTCCATACGCTCATGCACTCGAAGCACAATCATGCTCTTGTTGCCATCAAGCACAATCTTGTCGCCTTTCTGGGGCGTCACGGTCTTTTCGATGATCAAGCGATAGTCAATCAGCGTCTCTTCCGCACGACCTCTACTTGCCGAGCTATCCGCACGAACGCTAGAGTCCGTCAGGTTGTCTCGCATGTAGATGGGTGCCCAACCAAACGGCGTCGCTTCTTTGCTGTATTCACGGTCGCCATAGACATTCTTTTTGCCTGTGGTGAACAGCTGCCCTGTCTTTCTCAATGGAATAAACATCAATCAGTCCTCTTCAATCGAATAACGGCTTCACTCTGTGGGTGAAGCTCTGTCGTTGGGATTGACTCGAGATCGAAGGCAAGCCCATGTCGTCGGTGATCAGGTTGATACAGCTCGAAGTTGGTAAAGCCCAATGCTGCAGACGCACTGAGGTATTCTCGATGCGACAAAGCAGTCAGAAAATCCGCGAGTCTGAGATACATTGCCCATGAGGTCCGAAACGAACGCCCTGAACGGTCGGTGCTGTAAATCTTCAGGATTTTGCCTCGATTGCGCTCACGAACTCGGACTCTTGCCGTTGCCGGTGACTGACCGCCAAGCGTGAGCAACGTGTGTTGGCTCATCAGGTCTTTGGCCAGCTTCACGCCTTCGAGCGTGGCTTTCATGTATTCCTGTTGAACCAACTGATTAATCTCAGTGACATCGACACTCACAACAATCACGTTTGGCGCGTCGATTCTCGCGTCTCTGTACGCACGTAAGCGCGCCTCACGCGCTATCTGCTCACTGACTAACTTGAGCGTGTTTAACGTCTCAGCGTTGCTCTGGGTTGCAATCGCAGTTGCTTTGCTCTGAAAGCGTTTCAGCTCGCCAATGGTCATTGCGGTGTAGCTGTCGAGAAACACATGCAACGCCCCGTTTAGAGCGTTGAGGCAGGTGTCATAGCGCTGTGCTAATGATTTGGCTGACTGAATGGCTTTAGACACGCGACAATCTCCGGTTGTACTGCACGTAGCGACCGATGTAGCGCAAGGCATGTTTTGACACTACCAAGTCCAAAGGCTTCGACGTTCTGAAAAACTGCTTCACTTCGCCAACGGTGTAAGACATCACGCCTTTCGCACGTAAGTCTTCAGTGCCGTCACCACCAAGCAAGTGCTCGGCTTCTAGCATCTGTGCGTATTGCAGGTTCTTGCGGATCGTGGCATCTAAGTTTGCAAAGTCGTCAGCGGTAAGCTGCTGCGTTGTCCAATAGCTTTTGCCATTCTCAGTTCGAAAGCTTCGCCATCAGCGTTCTTGAAAGCACCATCAGCGATCTCAAGCATTCCAATGTTTCGATGTGCCGCTATCAGTGCGGATTTGCGCATGTCTTCGGTTGCCGAGTTCATCGCGACAAAGGTCGGGAATTCAGGCATCAAGCGAAGCGACTCCAAGTACGTCACGAAGGAATTCTCAGTCGGCACAATGGCGTGAGTCTTCTCCAACATGAAATACATATCGCGCTCAATCGTGGTGTCGGCGCTCTTTAGGTACACCTTTAACCGGCGAACCTCTGAGTTCATGCCGTTCGTGATGGTTGCAAGCGTCTCATCGACCGTGGCCGTCACCGTTTCAGCATCCACTTCAGGCGTGAGAGTGTCGGTATGAATCGACGTTTCGCTCTCATCAAACAGCTCTACATCAACCGAAGTAGCCGCGAACTTCTCGCCCTGCTCGTCGATCAGAGGGATGATGAAATCAATGGGTTTTCCAGACTGATAGCGTTCCATTGGCAGCCCTTACTTCGCTAGAGACGTTCGATGAGTTCAGGGATGGATTTGCCCTTCACGTCATGCAATTTGCCAATCTCACGTAAGCCCTTCAGACCTTTCTCGTCAGCCACAGACTCAAGGTAGTCTCGCGTTAACTTCTCAGTCGTCGGCGCATCTTCGCTTGTCGTTGGCTTTGGCGCTGTCTTCGCTGTTGGCTCAGTGCTTGTTGCGGGTTCAACTGACTTGGTGCTGAGTGCTTCAGGTGCTCTTCGTTTTGCATATTGGGCGTGAACCTCTTCAACTGCTGCATCCGGCATCGGAACCGCACCAGGAATAACTTCAAAGATAGGGGTAAGTTCGCCGTCTTCACCGACTGCGATAGCTTCAACAGGGAAACCAATCGCCGGCAGCAACTCGGCTTCGTTGCGAAAGAGCTTACGGACAGAAACTCCATCCTTGAACTCATATGCGCCCACCGCGCCAGTATGTCCAGCCATGTCACCAAGCATACGGACGTAAAATTCGATAAAACTAAAGTTCATGCTAATTCCTCTTCGTAAGCGTCGAAAAAAAGGGAGGGATTAACCCTCCCCTTTCGGTCGTATTTCTTTGATTGGTGTTAGATCTTAACGTCAGAGATCTTAGCCAGAGACAACGTGCTCTTAAGAGCTGCACCCGTATACATCTTGATACGTGTACGAGTCGCGTCTTTATTCTGAACCGTGCCGATGTCTTCGATGTCGAAGCCAGCTGCGTGTTGGTTCGCGAACAGACCGTGGAAGCCGTTAGCTTCATCAAGGTGCAGTGCGAAGATATCCGCTTTCTTGCCGCTACCTGTAGCGTCAGAAGTCTTGATATATTCGTTCTTGATGATTGGCACGCCATCGTGAGCCAGAACAGGGCGACCGAAGTTCTCGATCTGCATCATCGCGCCAGTGTTACCACCGAATGTACGCATCAATTGCTTGTACTTACGGTAGTGCTCTGGACGCATCATGATCACGTCTGCACCGGTCTTAACCGCAGCCGTCAGCTCATCTAGCATACTCATGTCTAGAAGCGCCTCTTCACCAGTGATGATCTGGTCGTTTGGCGTCAGGATTTGCAGACCGTCGAACTGCTTGTTCGCCTGCTGACCGTTGATGATCGCGTCTTTGTACTGGTTGCGCATACCCTTCAGCTTCGACTGAATCTGGATAGCTTTTTGGTTGTTCGTGTCCGACTCAGTGCCGTCGATGAATTTGTCCACGTCAACGTCACCGATTAGGATGCGTAGACGAGTGGTCACTTCATCGAACTCTGAAGCACCTTCGTTCACTTCTTCGTTTGGATCTAACCAGTCACCGGTCGCCAGAGTCTTTTCTCGGTTATAGTCGTAAGATTACCAGAAGTACCGACGAATGGTAGAAGGGCAAAAAGCTCTTCCTGATCAATGAATTCTTCAATGATGCCGCGCACCATATCCGATTGAGATAGCTTGTCAGCTTCCGCTTTTAACAGTGGCATAATTGCTCCTAAGTATACTGTTTAAAGTTAATTAGCGCTTATACCTATAAGCGCTTACTTAGCAGCCCAATCAAAAAAATACCGACTAAAAATTACTTCTTGTTGTGCAGTGCGTGGCTGATACGAGCAATGCCCGAACCAATCTGTTGACCGCCCTCACTCTTACCGTTTCCAGTATTAGAGCCTGAGCCGTTCACCTTGCTACGAATCATGCGTCAAAGTCACCCTGATTCTCAAGAATCGTTTTTAGCGCAGCATCAAATGATACAGGCTTACCTTCTGCGTTCACGATTGGGCACGACCTTCAACACCTGTTGGTTTGTCGTAGCCAATCACTTCGCCGTTTTCATTTGGCTCAAAGTGCGCGCCGTAAAGTGTGCGTACACGAGCCGGAGTCATCGCGGAGATCATGTCTTCACGAATCAACGTTGAATTACCGAAAGCGGCACCAACTGTTAATTCCTCAATCTGAGCAACTAAGGCTTTGTTGGCGTCTTCGAGCTTCGAGTAGTTAGTAGCAGCCTCGTCTAGCTCTGTTTTGTGAGCCGTGTTCATCTGGTTCACAATGCCGTCGTGCTCGTCCTGCTTACCCTTAAGTAGCTCTTCGTATTTGCCCTCATCGAGTAGACGCTGTTGCTCTGCCTTCTTGCGCTCAGACTCCGCAGTCTCACGCTCTGAAAGCATGGTTTTGTACAGGTCAACATCGATGTCAGCGTAAGATTCCAGCTTGCCTTCAAGCTCTTGAATCTTGCCCTTCTTCTTCATGATCTCGCGTAAAAGCGTGTTGTCTTCAGAGCCTTTGCCGCCCTCTTCAGCACTACCTTTACCGCCATCGCTAGAACCGTCGCCCTCGCCAGTAGAACCGTTATCAGCATTGCTGCCGTCACCTGCTCCACCACCTTGTTCACCGCCCTGCTCTGGACTCATGTATTTGAAGAATTGATTTCGGAATTTCATGGTTATGCCTCTCTCTTGGCTTTGTCTTGACCGGTATCTTGGTCAGTATCGGTGTCTGAATCTTTGTCCTGCTTATCAGCAGCATCAGAAGACACAGACGGAGTTGGTTTGCCGAAGGCCAGACCGACTTGTTCGGTCAGGTCATCAGCCATATCGTCAATGGACTTAGTAAGTTCATTGCGATCTTTTTCTGAAATGAACGGATAGAGCTTGTCCAACACCTGCTTGAGTTGGTAGCGCTTCAGTTCAATTGGAGTTGTTAACGCTTCTAGGCGAGCAGAAATGTCCAGTTCGTCATGCAATCCGCGAGTGTCGAAGTCAGTAGGCCAAACGACCAATGTCTTGCGACCGCTGTCATTGCGTGGAGATTCGAACTCTTTGTTCCCGTGATAACGCATCACAAGATCCATCATCTGATACTCAGCTGCCTCCAAGCCCTTCGACTTGTTCACGAGTAGCGAGTTAACACGCTCAAAATCGTAGGCTTTTGCTACGCCCGATGAGTTGTCGATGCCTTGTGCGTTATCTTGCTTAGTGCGTTCCCCATTCACGCCAACCACCACGTAGATTTCGTTGATGATCTGACGGATTGAGGTAATGATTAATTCAGCCTGCTTAGGGTCTGGCGATAGGAAGAATGGCGCGCCACCTTCAGCATCGTAGGTGAAGATGCGTTTGGTACCCGCTTCAATCACTTTGTCGTGACCGTCTTCGCCTGGTAATAAACCCTGTGCCGGTATTGCCAACTGACTGAAGGTTTGGTCTTGAATGATGGCATCCAAGTTCGACAGGTAGTTGGCACACGTTCTATCTAGGTAAGCTACGTCACCGATCATTGATGGCGAGTGATAAAGCTCGTCAGACTCCATATGATCGACAGGAAAAACAGGCACTACCCCTAAATCGTGTTTCCCTTCCTCGACAAAGGCAAAACGGATGTTCTGGTTTGTCTTGCGTTCAGGGTTATCTTCCTTGAACAAGTGCCATGTATTTCTCGTCCAGAGACGGTAGCGGTAGTACTGACGAGACGTGGTTGATGTTGGGTCTTCATCATCGCGGGTCACTTCGCGGATCAGAATCCAGTTCAACTGCTCATCATCGTCAAAGGACATATCGAGAACGTTCTGAGGGAGTACCGAGTAAGAGTACACTTGGGCATCTGCCTCTTTGCGACTCTCCCCTTCACCTCGACGAACGGCGTCTACGACAACCCAAATACGACCGACGATAGAACTGCGTTTTGAAATAAAACGCATGTAGGAGTCAATGTCTTTACCTCCACGAGTGGCTTTTTGCCAAAACTCACGGATTTCAGTGGGTGCATCATCTTCATTGCGGCGAACCTTACCTTTGAAGACGTACTTGTTTACGAGGTCAACCACTTCTCTTGAGTGATTGAATCGGTAGGCACGTTTCACGCGATCAGTGAATTCGGTTTCGCCTTCCTTCATGTACTTGAAGATGTGCTTTTCGAACCACTCACGACCGCCAGTATAGGTCTCCATGAGAAAATCCCAGTGATCAGCCATTAGATCGTAAGTCGGGTGTCTTCGACCTAAAATCTGAGCAACTACTTTTGATGTCGCCTGCGCGTATGTAGACAAGATCACTTTCTCCTTGGAATAATTACAACATATAATATTAAGTGCTTACTTAAGAATCAACCTAAATCGAGTATCCAGCCACTTTAATTTTACGCATTGGGAATTCACGCTCGATGTAATAGCCCAAAGCATCGGTAACGTGCTCGACACTCATTGCCTTGTTGATGTCCCTAGAGCCTCTTTGTACATGGTCTGCTCGAAAGAACGGATCACATGTTTGCAGTTCGGTGAGACTTCGATACCCACGTTGCCATCGGCCGTCATAAGTTTGCGGTTTACCGCGTTCACACGATCATCGATCGCAGGGTGTTTGCGGCGATATTTGATGCGCTTAAAGCCATGCTCTCGCAGGACATCAAGTGACGTTTCACCCCTCGCGTGTTGTCGGGCTTTCCCCGCAGGTCAGGATAAATCGTTGTTCTATCAAGGTGTCGCCAGTATCGCCTCGCGAGCTCTTCGGCAGCATCATCCACGTTCGAGTTGAACTGAACAATCTCATCAACAATCCAGATCTTGCCATCGTCTTGCTCTTGCATGACCACCATAGACATTGGGTCGATGTTAAAGTCCATGCCGACAGAGATTGGCAACTTAGGATTGAACTTCACATGGTCTTTCACATGCGAAGCACGGTCGAACGGGTAGTAAACACGACCGGATACGTTCAAGAATGAGGCTTCGAATTCCTGCTCGAACGTTCGTGGGTCCATATCTTTTCGCGCCTGCTCAATCTCATGCTCTGGAATGAACGGTGATGCGATAGTTGGGAACTGCCACGATGCCCACTGTGGTTTATCCGGGTCTTGCCCCGAAATGTAGGCGTCATAAAGTAGGTTGTAAGACTTCGGTGTGCCGATAAACAGCGCATGACCGCCCGTTGTTGCAAGCGTAGGACGAATACACTCTTCCCACACTTCGGTTCGCATGTCCTGATATTCATCAAGAACCACGTAGTCCAGACCGACACCGCGGAGTGAGTCAGGGTTATCAGCCCTTTGCACGAAATCTCGGTACCATTTCGAAGTTCGAGCGTCAGTTCCGTCTCGTTCGGTTTCTTGGCAAGCCAGCTCTTAGGAATGGCGTTCTTGAGTTCTCGCCACATGATCTGCTTGGCCATTCGAAACGAAGGCGCGATGTACCAGATACGGCGATTCTTCCCTTTCGTCGCTTCAGTCACCATTCGCACCAGGCATAGGTGCGATTTCCAAAACGACGCCCTGCTACCACGCATTTAAAACGCGCCTTATGACGCGCAATCTCAGCTTGGGCAGGGTGAAGACGTAAAGGAATGGTTTGAGACATTACTCATCCTCGTCTTCATACGGCTCTTCCAACATCCCCATTTCTTTAGCTTGCTCTTTCTGTCCGTCACGGATTTCAGCAATCTCATCGTCCAACATTTCGCGAACCTCTAGCGTCGGCAGTTCGTCATCGTTCACTTCGTCTGTGATACCAAGGACTTGATACTCTGCATCGCGGGTCAACTTGAGCGTTTCCGCCATCAGCTTGTAGGTCTTGATGTTGTTATGAGCTGTCGCAATGGGGCGACCTTCTTTCTCGGCTTCGATAATCTCGCGAGTGATCTTCTTATCGATGGTCGAGGCGAGCGTAAAGTGTCGCTCTTTGACTTCCGAGATACGTTGAGCAGTGATGTCCACCTCTTCAGCAGCGGCTTCTTCCATTCGCTTCTCAACAGCTTCTTTAATCTTTTTAGCCGCAGCACCCTTCTCGATGCCTTTGGACTTCATGTGTCGTTGAATAGTGATTTTGTGAACGCCAAACTCTTTAGCGATCTGTTCAAGACTGAAATCGCCAGACTCGTACATAGCCTCGGCTCTGATCCAATCTTTTGGGGTCATTCGTTTCTTTTCAGTCATTGCACACCTAAAGAGCGGGTTAATGCAGTCATCATACCGCAGTGAATTACATTAAGTAAGTGATTACTTAAGATCATAAAAACAAAGAATCCTTCATCGGTAAGGGCTGACCCATCATCACTTTTGAAAAAAGTGTGTATTGGGTCTCATCCTGCTGCCAAAAACACGTCAATTTTGACGGATATCCGCGTGTCTAAATCGCGTGTTTTGGCTCGCGAAAATCAGACGATCCGCAGCACTCGTTTTTCAGCATGGTTTTTCAAACTTTTCTTACTTAAAAACAGTGAGTTATCGCTCATATCATCACTTTTTGCGATTCTCTCTATAAATAACACTTCTAAAAGCATTATTTAGATCTTATTTATTTTGTGAAAATCGCGGAAAGTGATGATGAAGAAACACTGCGGTTAGGTCGTCACTTTTACGACTTCATATCCAAGCTCTGTTACTCGGAAAGTAGTACGTGCTCGTCCTCGTCGGGAGTCTCTGCCTGCTTTCTCGATCACTCCATGTTCAATCATTCGTCGGATAGTGAATTGAATCGCCGGTTTGGTGACTTCGTAGTCCACTCGCTCAATGATCTCATCCAGATCAACCAGTGAACCGTCGGTATTTCGCTTCAAGACGACCTCAAGGATCATCATCATTCGATAGGTTAACTCCATGTATCCTCCAAAGGCGCGTCAACTGCCTGCTTATCGAATGCAAGCAATGGAATTCGGGTCGGTAGTTTTCGTTTGTGGTCAGGGTTTTGATAGAGGGCGTAGACTGTGTGCCCAAAGATGAGCTGGTTTAGCTCGCGCATGATCTCGCGCATCGGCATATCCGCCATCACGTCATCAAGCGTTCGTCCTAAGTTGGCACCGGTCTTCTCTCGCGAGCTGTTCTTGTAATAGAACTCGGCGCAGGCTTTGTGCATCATCAACTGCACGGACTTTGGCTGACTCTGGTACTCTGAGAGCAACGCTAATTGATCCGCGGGGTGCGATTCGAACTGAGCACGCAGAAACTTCAAACCGGACTCATACGCGGCTGCACGTCGAAGCGGCGCTCGCTTGAAACCGGCTTTCTGATCGAATGGGTTGTATTTCGCCATCGAGCTGACGATTTCAACGTACCTCATGCCCGACATACGACAGGCGATATTCATAAAGCGATAGCTCACGCCTGTACCGCGATACATCGTTGACGTGACGATACGACCGACTCGACGCATGTTGTCGTTAAGCCAACGCGGTCGATGCTTGTTCGTTAATGTGGTGTCACCACCTGGTTTAAGCATCGGCAGCACATCGTGTCGAGGCGCCAATAGTAAAGACACGGCACACAAGACCGCGACTGCTACCAACTCCCCGTTCGAGCGTCGTCGGCATCGATAGAAATGCGGCGCAGGAGGCAGTGACTCTGCTTTGTAGTGAAGGTGATGCAGCTTGTCCCAATCGGCTTTTGTGCCACGCTCAACGATCATGTCATCGAGCAAAGAGAACAGCCTGCCGCTGTCCTCTTCATGGCGAGTGATAGTTAGTTCTGTCATTCGTCATCCCTTACCGGCTTACTCGCGCCATAGAAAAACGTCACAATGCCGCCTAGAACCGTACCGAGCATGAAGCCCAAGATGGTGTCGGCAAAGCGAGTGCTTGACTCTGGAATGGGAACGAACGTGATGGCCGCAAAGTAAACCATCGAGCTGATGGACATGAACCAGGCATACCAGTAGATGAACTCGCGAGACACGCGCCCTTTCGCATGTTTAAGGACTTCCACCTGCTGTTCGCGAGCGTGTTGCTTGTCCTCAAGGTAGAGCTTGTCGAATTCAAGACGTTTGGCTTCCATTGCCAGAACAAAGTCGGCGCGAGCGCTTGGATCATTCTGAATTTGAGCCGCTGCAGCCATCGGGTTTGGCGCACCTGTGACTTTCATGGCCACATTAGCCACCGCTTCAGCTGCTTCAGCTGCTTTATCACCGGCAACCCATTTCGTGATAGCCGGTACGAACGTCGCCAATGCTGAGATAGTTGAAAGAATCGCCATTGTTAAGCCTCCATCATCGCGCTGTGCTGCACTGTGTGACGTTTTCGCATCGTTGATGTAATGACACGCGCATTTCTCGCTTTGGCGCTCTTGTCACGCTTCTGAGTGCGTTTCTTTTGATCCTTTGCGTCTTTCTGCTGCTTCTCGATCTCGTTGATGATGCGAGTCGCGATAAACCCTTGCAGATAGGCGGCCGGTTCTTGCTCTTGAAGGGTGATAGCGCTGCCGATGCCACCGAGAATGTCGATAGTGGCGTGTAAGCACTCGTGCCAAATCACCATGTCGTGTAGAGAACGGTCGATAGTGGCGTTGATGAAGACAAGCTCGAATGGACCCGAATCGTCCATCATGCCAATACAGAAGCCCCCGCAGTTCTCGACGCCGCGACAGGTATCCACCCATTCTTCAGGATCATCGAAAAAGCCTTCTGCTTGCTCGCGAAACACATTCGGCTCACCAAAGAACGCGATCACTCGGCGCTCGTAGATGGATACCGGCACTTCAATGAAGAAGTTCTGAACCAATTCCTTTTTGCTCATATCAATAGTCCTCAAGCATGTCTCTATCGGCTTTCGATACACGGATTTGATCGGCGTACTTCTTATCGATAGTGAGTGTCGGTTTTAAGTCCCAATACAGGTCTTTGTGAGTCGTCGCGACCGCAAGGGTGATGTTGTTGTCCTTGCACAGCTTTCGAATGGCGAACGCCACGACTTTGGCTGATGTGCGGTCGAGCACGGCTCCGAATTCATCAGCGATCAGCACTTCTGCGCCCATCGCGATCAATTTGGCAATCTTGAAGCGGTAACGTTGGCCATCCGATAGCTCAGACGGTTTGCGAATGAAGAGATAGGCGTCGTTCAGTCCAGCGCGAGACAGCAGTTTGCAGGCCTCTTCGGTCGAGCTGCCCAACTGGTCGATGAGAGGAACTTCCGTTAGCTCAATCTCGTCGAGGATGCCGACGTTCAAGCCGTAGTCTTCTCGATATTGGCGAGCCAGTTCACGAAGCAGCACCGATTTGCCCGACCCTGATTGACCGGTGATGTAGATACAGTCGCCCTGCTGCGTTTCAAAGACCTCGTTGTCGTAGATGACGAACTCTTTCTCATCCAAGCCCAAGCCGAACGCTTCACCCACATCGAGCACACGCTTGCTGCGCTCAACGGAGGTACTGAATCGGACATCAATTCTGTGTTGGTAAGTCTTATGCACTCAGTGCCTCCTTGATTTGTGCCTGCAATCCTTCGAAGACATACATTTCATGGCGCATCAGGTTGTTGAACGCATCGTGGTAGGCCAATTCGCGTTGTTCTTCGGGATTCGAGCCGACCGCATTGTCTTGACCAAGCACCTTTCGACCATCCTGCAGCGTGAGGACGCAGACCGTCAGATTACCCGTGTCCATGAAGTCGGTTTCGGCAATAAGTTGCTCTACATGTAGAGCATTGAGATCTTTTGGTACAAGCGTTGCCGTCTCCTCCAACTGCTGCGCTGTCAGAACAGACTTCACCATGCCATCGCTATACACAAAGAATGATTCAACCTCTGCGCCAATAAAATCAGGCTCCTTGACCACTGACCCATCGTCCAACAGGAAGAAGCCTGGTGTAGCTCCCAATCGAGCGATTTGCTTCACAGTGAAGACAGCCGGTTTGGTTACGTAGTGTCTAGTCATAAAGCACCTTCTCGGCGTGACCCAGTAACGCTTTCTTAGGATCGGATTCATCGGCAGAAATGCTCGCCATGAATCGCTTAAGTTTACGGGCTTCCGCGTTGGTCAGTTTCTTAAAGCCAAAGGCTTTTTCTAGCGTGACCGTCTCTTTGTCAGCCTCTTCAATGGCGTCGTCGGTGTCCGTCGAATCGGAATCTGAAGAAGAGTCTTCGCTTTCCAATAGTTCAAGCTCACCAAGCAGCAGATCATCATCGAGCGCACCCAAGTCAGCCGTCAGGAACTCAAGCTCTTTGTCATCGAAACCAAGCACAGACAAGTCGGTGTCGTCTTCCTTTTGAAGCCAACGCAACTCGTTTTGCAGAATGTTGGTGTCCATGTCACCTTCAGCCACTTTGTTGTCTGCGATACGCAGCGCAGCGGCTTCTTTCTTGGTGAGATCGTAACGAACGACGGTTGGTACCACTTCCCAACCCAATTGTTGAAGTGCTAGATGACGACCGTGGCCAGTAATGATGTCACCGTTTGGCTCAACGTTCGGCGGGTTCACGAGTCCATGCTCTTTAATGGACGCCGCAATCTTGGCAACCTGCTCTTTTGTGTGGATCTTGGCGTTGTTTTTGTAGGGCTTCAGATCGCCAATAGCCCACTCTTCCAATGCCTTTTCGCGTTTTTTGGTCATAGCAACCTCTACTCTACGTCGAACTCAAGGGCTAACATGTCATCCAGCTCTTCTTCGAGCTCCATGTCATCCGTGTCAGCATCCAGACCGTTACGCTCGCGATAGTCACGAACCAACCACGTCAGCGCATCTCCGGATTTCACAAGCGCATCCGAGTCATCAATCCCTTGGTTCTTGATGATGTGCTCGATGCTTTCTTTCACCATGTCGGCGTTCTCAACATCCACTTTGAACTTCATGGTTTGGTGAGTCTTCAGATCACGAGTCGGAGCCGGTGCGTCATCTTCTTCGTCGATGTAGGACAGCTCATCAAGTTCATCCAGTTCACCTAAGTCCGTTTCGATATCACTGGTCATCAGAGTCGCAAGATCGTCTTCGGTGTACGTCATGTAGGTCGCCAACTCTTCAGGTGTGCCGATCTCTTCGAGTAGAGCAGACAGCTTGCCCACTTCGTCTTCGCCATAACGAGAGTTATCAAGCAACAGAGCTTTCTTGGCTTGGGTGTCTGAGATTTTGCCAAGGTTTAGAACCGGCACTTCGTCGTAACCAAGCTCAATCGACAAATCATTGCGGTGCTCGCCACCTACAATCTCAAGTGAACCGTCTTCCAATTCGCGAACCAAGATAGGACGAACGTGACCGTTCTCTTCTAGGCTTTTTCTCAGCTTGGCTTCTGCCTCTGCTGTTAACTCATTGGGATTCCACGTATTCTTCTTGAGCGTCCGTGGGTCTTCATAGGAAAAATGTAAGTTTCTGCTCATAGTGTGATATCTTATAGAAAGTGAATTTAAGTGATTTAAGCGCTTTATTTATTAAGTAAGTGCTTAATGGCTCTAGGATAACTCTAGTGTAAGGTTTCAGCAAATGCCGATATTGAAAATTGCTACCAACGCCGTCCACGCCAAGCTCATCAACCCTTCAAGAAGAGCGTTTGCTCGTTAGTGAGTTGCTGTCGTATGCGGTTGAGGGCAGCGAGTACATGACCAAAAGACCAGGATGGGACGGTCGATCGTCATTTTTCGTGTTTAAGACAAACAGCTTCCCCGCAGGCTTTGTGCCTCGTGTTCAATCGCACCTTAAGCGTCGTGGCTACCAAGTGCAGATCGTTCGCAAACCACGCCCAGACCCATTGGGTGAAGTGATGCCACTCGTCGATGAGTTTGGACACTCCGATGAGCGCTACTCCTATCAGATGGACACGGTTCATAAGCTTGTGAAGTTCGGAATGGGCATCGCACAGGTCGCGACCGGTGGTGGTAAAAGTCGAATCGCTCGCCTTGCTTATGCGCGTGTAAAACGTAAGACACTCTTTTTAACCACCCGCGGATCGCTGATGTATCAGTTCCGTGATGACTGCGTTCAATCTTTCGGTGAGAGTGAAGTGGGTATCGTGGGCGATAGCGAGTGGGATGCTGATAAGCCTCTTGTGTGTGGCATGGTTCAGACCCTTGCCCAACGTCTGACGGTTCATAGTGCTGATCACATGATCGAGTCACACCTATTGCGTCAGCAAGAGCGTGAGAAAAAGGAACTCGACCAACTCAAAGCTCGCCTTGCAAAGAAGAAAGTCCCAATGGGTCAACGCAAGAAAGAGATCGAGGCGCTGACCAAAGACCAAATCGCTCGTCGTGTGCCTGATGGCAAGCTGCTCGTTGATATCGAAAGCAAGATTAAAAAGCAGATACAGCAGCGCAAAGAGACGATAGAACTGCTCCGCAGCTTTGAGTTTGTCATTGCTGAAGAAGCGCACGAAGCAGGCGGTAACAGCTATTTTGACGTGATGACGGCATGTGTGAACGCGCACTACCGGTTAGCACTGACCGCAACACCATTCATGCGAGGCGATGCCGAATCCAACATGCGTCTGATGGGCTGCTCTGGCGGCATCATGATCAAGATCACCGAGAAGCAGCTGATTGATTTGGGCATTTTGGCAACACCTGTCTTTCTCACGTTGCCCACCGAACGCCCCAAGTCGCTCTTCAAAGGCTCTAGCTATGACAAGGCATATCGCGTCGGCATCGTCGAGAATGAGTGGCGTAACAAGCGCATCGTAGCCGAGTGCATTCGCATGTCCCGCTATGGACTGACGAGCATGATATTGGTTCAACGTGTGAATCACGGTAATGCGCTCAAAGACTACCTGACCAAGATTGGTATGCGTGTTCGCTTCATTAAGGGCAGCGATGATCAGGATGCTCGCAAACATGCGCTTAAGCAGCTCGCCACAGGCGAAATCAATGTGCTGATTGGTACCAATATTCTTGATGTCGGTGTGGACGTGCCTTCTGTTGGCTTCATTGCTCTTGCAGGCGGGGGCAAAGCGGAGGTCGCGAATAGGCAGCGCATCGGTCGTGGCCTACGTGCGAAGAAATCGGGTCCCAATATCTGTTTTGTTTTGGATTTTGTGGATGAGCACAACAAGCACCTCAAAGAACACGCCATTCAGCGCAAGGCAATCATTACCAAAACACCAGGCTTTGCGAGAATCTTCTGCCACCTGGTCAAATTTGGAATCCATCGGACTACGGCTTCGAACGTGTGAAAGCCGCAGGTTAGCCATCAGTTAATCAGACTACGGAGGGAAAATGGCTGAAAAGAACAAACGAGTAACGCTCAGTGTGACCAGTACGCAGCATGACTTTTTGCGTGACCACAGTAAACCAAACAGTTTGACGCAAGAGGAACTGTTGGGGCTGATCATTGATGTCATGGCAGCAAACCCAAAGGCGCTTGAGCCTCACATTCAGCGTTTGCGAAAGCGTAAGGCGGTCAATGAGCAGCGCAAGAAGGAGCTAGAGAAGAAGGCGTCGAACCTTATCAGCTCTCTATCTCAGGAGCAGCAAGACAAGCTGTTATCCGGTCAATTGGATCTATCCAGCTTATTATGAAATACGTAGTTCTCTCGTTTGCCACGCCTGATACTAAGTTGGGCGCCATCATATCAAAAGCCAGTAAGGTACTCGGCCGCTCCATGATTCTAGCGACCACACCCGACAGCGATATGAACATGGCGTTCTACTCGAGTGCAAGTGGACACAAAGAGATCTACAGCGAGAATGCTATCCCCGATCAGGGTTTCCCTGTCTATGTGAATCCGACGTTCGGCAACCTTCGCAAGATGGCCATGAAGGACGTGAAAGGATTTCTAAAGTTGAGTTCGGACAAGAAGGCTTTGGCGTACTCTACCCTCGCCTGTCTGTATGGACTGAGCGGCAAAGAGTTCATCAATCCGTATGTTGTAACCAAGTTTGTAGTGACGTATTCCGACCCAAGCTCTCCAAAGCATGACGATCAGCAGTTCTGCATCGGCATTGCCAAAGGGCTTGGGTTCAAGGTTATCGATCTGGCTGAGAAGCGAGGACGCACCGCCTTTGGCAAAGTGCTTCAGAAGCTCTCGGCTAACGAACAGGAGACAACGCATGATCGAACCCGTCGAAAGCAACTTCAAACCTGACGAGCTACGGTGCAAATGTTCGCACTGTCGCAAGCAAGTCCCTAATCAATGTAACCCATCGTCTTTGGCTCGCTTACAGCGCGTGAGAGATCGATTCTTTGCCATCACCAAACGTGGTCTATCCTTAAGTTCAGCCTATCGCTGTTTGAAGCACCCTGACGAGCAGGCGAAGGTGAAGCGCTACGGGAAAGACTATAAAGGTGGTACGCACGTTCGCGGAACCGGCTACGATGTTCGCATTGGTTGGGGTTGGGAGCGACAGCTACTTATCAAGATTGCAATGGAAGAGGGCTTCTTAGGCTTTGGGTATGCCGATAGCTTTTTGCACCTTGATGACGATGCCAAGCGCAATGACAAGATGACCTCTTGGACGTACTGATTTAATATGTCCATATATCAAAAGCATATAAGGTTATTCATGCTAATACAGCGACTTAGAGCCGAATATGTTGACTTTTGTTCGTATTAGGGCAACACTATAAGGGCAAAATTCGAGCACCCTTGTGAGTTTGACCCACAAACGATCAAGTACAGACCCTTGTAAATCTTGTACCCGCGAGGTTTGCAATGAACAAAAACCGTCCATGTGGCGGTTTTTTCATTTTAGCGCTATGCAACTTCCTGATTTCCTTTATACTCTTTCCCAACAGAGCAAAATGCAAACTTCACACGTTAAACAAACGATGATAACCCGCTCCCTTCAGATTCATCTCCGATGGGTCTGAAACATAGCGGGTTAGTGGTTCGACCTGTTTTCTTTGACTGGCGATACGAATTATTTGTATCTCTTAGTTAAGAAACGAAAAAACCTCAATTGTTTGGACTCCGAAGGGCTGGGGAGCCTAGTTGGTTTCAATGGAGATCATTAACGGCAGTGCAAGGGTGCTCGAATTTTGCGATCTGAGAACCCCCTTTGGTCGCCGCCAACATGGCCAAAGAGAGCATTTGCCACTATTCAACTGAAACGTGGCTTATGAAGAAAGTAATCCAGTGGACTGTAATAGCAATTCTATCTGCTCTCCTAGAGAGTGATACACCCAAGGTAGAAGAATCTCGCGAGGCGGCTTCGGTCGTCGTTGTTATCGTGAGTTCATGCGACGGCGGGACACTTTAAACAAAACAAGGGTTTGTACTATGATAAAGGGGAGCTTCGGCTCCCCTTCGTAGTCTTCTGTTTTGGCTGTTTTATTCTCTACATGTAGAGTAATATTCCTATGCAGCGAGCTTCAATTTATTCCGCGTTTTAATGTAGTTCTTCACGAATTCATCACGGACGATATCGTCTTCAGAGAACTCCACAATCCCCGCGTAACCAAGGTCTTGCATGACCTCAACGATCTGCATCCACTGAGCCAAACCTGACTTCTCCTTTCGGGTCGTCACGTAGTCTTGCACAAAGTCACCGACCGCTATGGTCTTACAGTCCTTGCCGCGTCTCGTGGTGATAAGGTCCAACTCCTTAAAGGTGTAGTTCTGGATCTCGTCACAAACAATGACCGCATTTCGGTACGTTAGCCCCTGTTCGTGGGACGTTGAGTGAAATTCGATGACGCCCTTGGCCTTTAAGATGCCGTAAGCATCGTCACGACCGCAGATTTCATTGACGATACCCATGAATGGGCGCTCATACGGTGCTGCTTTCTCTTCGGCAGTACCAGGTAAATGACCGTCGTCACGTACCGCAACCGTCGTTCTAATCAGGATAATTTTCTCGTATGGCAACGCAGGATTGAACACATCTTTGAGTGCTCGCAGTACCGCTCTGAACGTCTTACCCGTACCTGCACAGCCCACACCAACGGTCAATTCATTGGCGAAATAGGTCATGTCAAAGTCGCGATGAATGTCACGAAGCGGCTCAAAATCTTTCACCACTATGTGTGTTTTTTCGATGTTGTTAGCACCGTTTTCATCGTGATTTCTGTGCTTTCTTTTGGTCACGTCTAGGTGAGATTCGCGAGCTTGTCGGCGCTCTTCTTTGCGTCTTTCCTTGCGTGCTTTGCGGCGCTGAATGCGGTCTTTGTTAGCCATACGTTAGTCCTCAAGATAAAGAAAAGCCCCGACACCGCTAGGCGTCGAGGCGAATTCATTGCAGGCAAAGTGAGTGTATTGAGACTGTCGTCCATTCATTCCTATAGCGGCTCTCATTACAGTGTCACCTCGCCTGCAAAATTACTTTAAGTGATAACTTAAGACTAACAGATGTAAACATTTAAACCCATATAAGCATCCATCTTTTTAACCTTTTTGTGGGTCGTATATATGCAATACCTAACCGCATTATAAACCGTTGTTTTGTCGTCCTTTTATATTGTTAACAAGTTATATGTTTATACATATAAACGTCTAACGATACGAATATCAGACGATACAGCGAGCGATACAGCGAGCAATATTGATACAAAGTGAACAATTTAGTGATAACTTAATGAGGATGCTTTACAGCGCTTTTCACTGATTTTAACGATTTACGATGGATAAGCCGCTTGTCCTGCCGTTCACGTTTTACGAGTGATAAGACGCAAAAGGCTAACTTTATGAACGGGTTACAGGGTAACGAAAGGAATAAAAAACATGTAAGAATATCTATTTTTACATATAATGGTATTAGTGACTGATTTACATGATCTTTTGCCATCCCCTCTTCGTTGCCCTTTTGTTGGATATCAATAAAGGGAATGAAGAAATGAAGAAATTGGTTTTGTTAGTCACTTGTTTGTTGATGAGTATGGCGGCTCACGCTGTCGAATTTCGCTTAGGCGGTTGGTCACATCACTTTGGCGACCAAACGGTGTATTGCGCTCACTGGAAAGATCGCGAGGCACACACCTGCTATGACGTAAGGCAGTACAACGAGGTAAACAAGAGTATTGGCATCGAGTACAAGAACATCGAAGTCAGCACCATGATTAACTCGTACCGTAAACGCTCCTACACGTTGGGCTACCACTTCAAGTGGAATCCGGTTGATTACGTGGTGCTAGGAACGCAGGTCGGTGCGGCTACCGGTTATGCCGACGAGCTGTACCACTACCACGGCTTAGTCCCGATGGTTCACCTATACTCACAACTCTGGTTCATGGATACGATCGCCGTTGAAGCTGGCTTGCTGTCATTCGCAGCGTTCACGGCCTCGGTGAAACTCAAGTTTTAAGAAGTGACATATGGTTGAAGAGAAGAAACGCAAAGGACGACGTAAAGGCGAGAAAGGCAAGCGTGGGCAAGCCCCTATCCCCTCTCGCGACTTGGTAATCGAGTTTATCGACCGTTGCGCTGATCATAGGCATCCCGCTAGGAACCAAGCGATCATGACCGTTTTCTTCTCTTTAGGCTTACGTCCAAAGGAGGCGTCTAAGCTCAAGCTCGGTGACGTGTATGACTTCGACCGCGATGAGTTGCGTGACGATCTCTTCTTAGACAAGGAATACACCAAGCGAGCGAAGACTCGTATCCTTCCAATGACAGGTTCTATGCTGAAGAAGTACCTGCTGCCCTATATATTGGAGCGCAAGAACGCGGGACGACGCTTTCGTCCAGACCAGGCATTATTCCTATCTCAGAAAGGCGGTCATTTCTCCCCAAATAGCTTGGGTAATTTAATGAATGACTTTTTAGAAAAGCGATTTGAATTTCGAAGAGGCAGTTCATACTCTGCTCGCCGCTTTTTCGCGACTACGATGTACCGCAACGAAGTAGGATTGAAAACCATTCAAGAATTAATGGGTCACGCGAGCATATCGACCACACAAATATATACCGTTCCATCTGAAGAACAGAAACAAGATGCGGTAAGAGGCGTACTTTAGCCAGTAAAATCAGACAATTATAATTTTGTGAAAAGGTGCAACAGTGTTACTATGTACAAGCCCCACCGCTTCCATGACTCTTGGTGGGGTCATTTGTATGTGTGCCACAGATTAGGCAGAGCCGTGTTTTAGAGTATTGACGCGGCTTTTTTTCGCCTATTAAACAGCGACTTCCTCACACTTTCCCACATTTATATAATTATTTTTGTATTACAATTGCCTTATATTAAGCGATCGCTTATTATTGAATCCGTTACTTCAAGTTACGACTATTCTTGTCCTGACTGTACATGATGAGCCTTATAGCTGGGGATAGCTTTAGGCTCTTTTTTTTGCTCAAAATTCGTCGAGGGAAATATGGAAAATCAGCATCGCAGCATCAATGGTTATCGTGAATTGAACCAAGAAGAAATTGATTTGATGAACCGCATCAAAGCTCACGGAGAGCAGACCAAAGCGTTGATTGACGAACTTGAGTACCTACGCAATGCAGGTCAATGGCCACAGAAGGAAGCGGCGCTATCGCCTGATCAATACTTGGAGAGCACCCGCGCTATCAGCATTGCTAAAGAACACCTTCAGACGGGTCAAATGTGGCTTGTTCGCAGTGTTGCACTGCCTAATGGTTTCTAAGGACGACGAAACGGGACCACATTATTTAGTGGTTTAGGTGGGTTCTTGTCTCTCGTATCCTCACGAGTCATTAGCCCACCGCTGTCCAACAATAGAAATACACCACGCTCATTCTCTTCAAATACCCCAATGCAATAATGGTCGTATCGACAAACTCAGCTCGCGCATAATCATCGGCATAGAACGCAGCGATATTCCACACCTTCACGAACTGAACCGGTATGAGGGAATCCTTGTAATCCGCATACTGACGAAAGCCTAAGAACTCAAAGCGCTCAGTCTTACCATCAGCCCCAATCACTTCGACGGTATTACCACAGATAGACTTGTGGCCATCAACGACGCCACGTTCGTTTAGCGTTACGGTGTTGTAGTGGAAGCGGATTCGTATCGAGGGCATAGCGGTCATAATCATATTGAAACTTGGGAAATTATGACCGCTATTAGGTAGTGAATCAATAATGACTCACTTGGGGGTGTTAGGCAGATTCAGCGAGGCGTTCAGCTAGGGCTTTCTTCAGTTCGCGACCTTCACGGAACACGGTGCGAAGCGGTTGGTTGTTGTCGGTAACGTCGAGCATTTCGCCCGTCTTAGGGTTACGAACGGACTTGTAATTCATCTTGCTTGTGCGGAATGAACCCAATCCGCGGATCTCGACCGGCAGGCATTGGTTTCGATACTCACAGAACAGCTCGCCAAAGAGACGAACCACGTCTTCAGCCAACGTCCTGGTCAACTTCTTCATTTCTTCTGGTGATAGGCGCCCACGAGTAGAGCGCTCCAAGCGTTCAAGCAGCACAGGACGCTCGGCAAGCTCTTGCATCATTTCTGATGGGTTCTTGCGAGGAATAAACGTCCCGTTGCGGTCAGTCTTCGTTGTCGAAAGCGAGAAGGACACGACAATGCGGTCTTGCATTGGCATCACTTCTTGCGTCTTGATGTTGCGAACCGGTCTACCGCCCTTCTTGAAGTATGGGACCAACTTTCCCGCTCTCGGTATACGGATAGATACACCGTTCACCAGAGACTCAATCATTATCTCGATGAACTGTTCCACAGCAATGACACACACCTTACGAGGCAGCTCTTGATTCACTTCAACAACGCGCTCGACGATAGTGGCTTTGACAAGTTTACTCATGGGTTATCTCTTCTTAGCTTTGGCTAGGGTTCTGAAGTGCTTCAGCATGACCTTTTGAGCAGTCGTCGACGGTTCTACCACCTTGCCGCTCTCGTCATACGGGTCGCACATGTAGATGTCATCCTCAGCTTCGTCATAAGAGCAGAGTATCTTCACCCCACACTCATGCTGCCACCACGCACCTATATGCACGTTTGAGTCGGTGGTTACGTCCTTGCTTTGAATGACACTGGTTGGCAGGAACGGGATAACGCGCTCTTGTCCTTGGTACCAAAAGCCAATCTTCTGCTCGGACAGTTGGTTCTTGAGACGTTCGTTATCACGGCGTTCGTTGCGTAGCTCCCTTCGAGACGGGAGGCTTTGGAGTTAAGGTAGAAAGACGCGCTTTCTGCTCCTTGTTGGTCTTTTCGAGTTTCTTTGGATTGAGGCGTTTGAAATCAGTCAGCTCGGACTTCACAGTCACCAACTCAGCTTCCAGCCCATTAATACGAGAGGTCGATGCTTTCGCCAGAGTCTCTGCGGTCTGCGTTAGCTCGTCCAATTTCGCTTTCTGCTGCTCAATGATTTTGGTCTGTTTGAGTACGGTCGCCCATAGCTCATCACGTTCCTGAGTTAGCTTCTCGTGTTCCTCTTCAAGTGCATTGAACTCGCGGGTATCGACGTTGTATGCCTCTACCAACTCGGGGATCAAGTTATCACGGATTTTCAATAATTCTTGTAGCTGCCTTTCCATTCTCGCCTCTCTTCCAAAAACGGGCGCTTGCGCCCGTTGAATCTATGGCACTGACTATAAAGGCATTAATTAAAAATGGCAATATGGCATTAAGCACTTACTTAACATTACCAGAGATTCACCACTATAAGGGTGTATTGGTCACAGGTCGGCGTGGTCACAGAGGTCTTTGGGTCATCAAGGTCACTAGGTATAAGGGTGTCGAATCGTCGGGGTGGCGGCGGCTTAGTATAAGGGTCACTCTCACCGGTCGGCACTCGATGACGTGTACCTCCACGTTTGCGCGATTTATCTAGGACTATTCGCATTTGCGAAAAGATATCAATAACTTGAGTGATTCAAAATCGCGCTGTATCGCACGACATTAAACGAAGTGACAAAAGCGCTATCATTTATCATTTGATTCAAAACAACGCTGTCAGCGCGTCATACGCTGACGATTTGAGCACAATAAACAACAATGATAAGACGTTTTCAGCAGATACAAAAAAAGCGCTCAATATGAGCGCTTTGATTTCTGGATGGTTGGATCATGCAATTGAGTACTGATCGATTAAATCAGCAATTACTAATTTAACATCCGTTAGTGAACTGTTTTCGCTGATCCGTTCGTTCAGATCCATAGTGAAAAATTCATTCACTATTGAGTCACTGATCTGAATCGCGAGGTGTTCGCCAGTGGTACACAAAAAGAGGTGGTTTGAGTCGCGGGTAATGTGCTGCAACATGGTTAAAATTCCTTTTCTTTAGAATGGTGGGGACTGCTATGCAGTCCCCTGTTTGTCAGCTCATTAAGCGCTCGTGTCGCTTTTCATAAAGCGTGCGTTTAGCTTCTTAAGCTCAATAATAACTGGATGGTCATAATTGATCTTGATCTTGCGAGCGTCGCGAGTTCCTGTAATCACGCCCATGTCATTATCCGCCATAATTTTAAAAATATAGTTTCCTTGTGTTCTGCCGTTTTGTTCTGCAATCCAATAATTGATCGTCATTTCTTGTTTACCTGAACCCAGAGCATCAATTAAATGCGTCACAACCTTTTCACCATATCGCTTATTACCAAAATCTGGATCAATGGTTTTCATTGCATTATTGATCGCTGTCATATCTAGCATGTTATGTAATTTCTGTTGTGCGATACACTCGCAAATAGTAACTACATAACCTTTTGCATAAGCAGCGATTCCGCCTTCATCTGCAATGTGCGTCATTTGGTGAACTGTATAGTTAAAATGTTCATTAAAGATCTTTAATGCTTTTGGACTCATACCACTTGCAAGCGAGGTATATTTAGAATGCGTATGAACTGCCATTCCTTTTGTTCCATAAGCAGCGCGGCGCGTTGCATCATCCTTGATTTCTGGATTCTTTTCTGCGATGTCTGCTTTGATAGATTGTGACGCGGTAAAGGTATCAATTGCGCCAGTCACTAAAGATTGAGTAAGAGATTTAAGAGTAGGTTTTTTGTTTGATTTAGTTGCGTTAGACATAATTTTGACTCCATTTATATGTTTTATGTTTTGCGTGACCTGCGTCACATTTTTCTGTTTGTCAGTGCTGTTTTGCGCTGACATCTAAATAATAAGTCATCACTTAATATCTGCAAACGTAAAACACTAAAAAAAGTGATTTACGTTCTATTGTGTGACCTGCATAACAAATTGAGTGAATAACGATAAGTAACTGATAAAAGGAGTGTTTTTGCGTGATCTCGCGCATTGCTTTTCAGAAGAGGTGTGCTAGTGAAGAATTTTTCGTGATGGCCGTCACAGAGGTTTTAGAACTTTTGATATCACGGTTTTTAGTGGGAAAAATCGGCGAGAATCGGTGAAAAACGGCAGAATTTCTGACGCCAAGGGATTCCGTGGCAGCCTTGGACGTTTTTGCAGTCCCAACCAGGGACAGTCATATTCGGAGCCTTATATATAAAAATCCGCCTATAAGGGTTTCGGTCGGCGGGACTCCTTGGCAATAGAATTACCGAGTGGGGCTAAATGATAGATAAGAGGTTGAGCACCATCCGTGGCGCTCATTTGGCAGGGTTCTGCAATCACACAATAACGCTATAAAGGAAAAAAAGGGCGCTGCTATTAGACGCCCAAACAAACACAAAGATCATGCTTTCCAATTACCTAAATCCATCTGTGGAGTCAAACGGGAGATAAGTAAGCGTATCTAGAATACGTCAGGTATTCGGCGCTTATACTAACCACACTTTTCAGTGAATGGAAGCGTTTGAAACGATTTCTTAACTGAATGGTCAAGAACTGCCCATTTGTGTAGGATTCTTCTGAAACCATTGACCTATATAGGGTTCTCTTATCCCTCCCCTTCCCTATTTGCTCACTCTCTCGGCAAACCACACTCTATCCCACACCTTAAGTAAATACTTGGTTAATATAACTTTGGTTCAGAAAACGGGTTTATATGGGCGTGGGATTGACTCTCCCGTACCTGCAGTAACACACGCATAGCCGGCGTTAGGAAGACTGTGCCTCGTTTAGAAAGACCCTTGGCTTGCCGTGGGACACCTTGGGCAGTATCGAGTACCAACACACCCCGACAAGCGGGGTAATGTGGTTACGCGAGTGCGTGAAGCTCTTCGTCCATAATGAGGCGTTCGTTGTCGTAGTGGGCTATCGCGGCTTCGAGCGTATCGAACGCACGGATATCAACAAGCATCAGTCGGCCGGCGACGGTGGTCGTGTACTCGTGAAAGGTCACGCGGTATTGGCCACTCCCGGAGTCAATCTGCTCTAGAACGGTGATGAGCTTGCGACCACGCTGAAAGCTGCGGTGTATTGAAACCATCATAAGCGACTCCTTAGTATTCATTCATGTACATGGCGTATTTGTCATCGAACGCTTCTTGGGCTTCGATACGAGCGTTCACGACGGGACAGTCTGTACCGTGATAGAAACCGCGCTCTTCAAGATCTGCTTGGTGCTCTTTGAGCTGGTCTTGTTCTTCTTCGTAGCGGTCAAGCGCATCAAAGTCGGTGTGCTGAATACCCAATGTGTCGATGCGTTTGGCTTCATCGAACGAGTAACCGCGTAGCTGAAGGTGGACGATGTTTTCGCAATTCATATTTGACTCCGTTGTTGCTGTTGTTGTTTGAGTCTTATTGTTGCGTGTCAGCGTAGGCGTATCACTCTCTCCCACGGGAGTCAGACGGCGAGAAAAAGAGCGCTACGATGAGCGCTCATTGGGATTAGAAGTGGGACTTCAGATGTTTCTCAACAATCGGGAACAGACGGGAAACGAACTCGTCTTTCATCTTCGTCTCAACATCGTAGTAATACCAGTAGCTCACGTTCGCTAGAACGCGCTTAAACAGCGCGGGAATGTCATTCACTGAGTAAGTCAGCTCTGTCTCACACGTCGCTTCGCCTTCGATGATTGAGACGGTAATCGTGTCGTGCTTACCGCAGTAGACACGTATCTGATCGACAGCGCGACCGGTGAGCAGCATGACTGCTTGTTCAAGATCGTCGCCGGTTACAGTATCGTTCGCGACGATACACGCATACGCCAGTGACTCGATGATTGCTTGGGATGCGATGTCGTGTTTTTGTTGCATAGTTTTACCTCGTTGAGAGTGTTGCTGTTTCAAAGTCTTATTTTCACAAATCTACAGCGGCGTCTCACGAAAGACCATTGGAAACGCTCTCGCCCCAAGGCATCCCAAGGGAGTCCGTGGTGTTCGTCAGCAAAGGGATAAGCGCACCGTGATGCGCTTATCTTGGGTTACTTCATGCCACGCTAAACCATCATAATGTAACGATCGACTCTCAGCTCGTCGAGGGGCTGACAGAACACTTCGTCGCCATACTCTTCGTGTTGACTGAGCACACCATCAGAGTCGTTCATGATCCCAGTGATGTAAGTCTTTTTAAACCACTCTCCAGAGAGATAGCTCGTTAGTGTCTCGACTTGCGCCTCATTGAGCTTGTCGTGGGACGCGATAACAAATTCTCTTTCGTTGCCTTTATAGCGACACGCCATTACAAAGTCGCTGTACTCGTCTGTTGCGCGAAACACGCGATCTTCTGGGGTTTTCATCTTGGAAATCGTCGCAGTATAGCGAAAAGACGGTTTGCGCTTGCTAGGGATCGACTCCGCGAAGATTCGTAAATAGAGACTGTGACCGTCGAAGACATTATCAATTTCTTTGGGTTCGAACTTTCGAGTTCTTGCTGGCATATATATCCCTCTTTGTTGTTGCGTTGTCAGCATGTTCATTCTCTCACTTTGAGTACGGCATCGCTAATGACGCCGCTAGACACCGACACTTTCCAAGGCAGACCGTGGTAGTTCGCAGAAAACAAAGCACCGCTCTCTGCGGTGCTCATTGGTTACTTCACAAATATCTCTTCCAAGTCGGAAGCGAAGATCATCTGACCGTAATCAAGGTGCTTATCGAGCGTTGCACCCGTCGTGGCGTCGAGCGCGTACTGAATGACATCACCCTCCACGTCGTCATCAATGTAGCGCTTGAAGTGGTCTTGCATCAGCTCGATTTGCATCCCCGTGAACCCGTCGTGCTTCATTCCCAACAGATTGCGGTGATGATCGTATGTCAGCTCTAGACGGGAATACTCACTGGTGCGCTGCGACTGGACGAGTACGGTGTAGACAGGTTTAAAGTTCGAGGTTTCGGTGACGTTCGCGAAGATTGATTGGAACAGCTCGCACGGAAAGTGCTTGGACACAAGTTCTTGTTTCATGGTGGACTCCGTTGTTTCGTGTGTTGTAAGAGTCTCTATTTTCTTATTCTGAGCGAGGGGTATCACTGAGCACCAGAGGCACTGCCCTGCTGATAAAGGCCAAGGCTCTCCGCGGAATCCCTTGGGCAGTACCAGGGACAAGAAAAATCCCTCATCAAGAGGGATTGTTCGTCTTATCGGTTCGCGGCTTCAGTGCGCTCTTCCCATTCAGCTTCTTCTTCTTCCAGCTCTACCCGCAGACACGTCGCGTTAAACCCATCTTCGGCAATGTCTGGATCGCTGCCGTAATTCACCCCATTCTCAAGTGACGTTCTGTCTTCGTGCCCATCGACGCGGTAAACGTGGATCAGATTCGTCACGCCCCCGTTCAATGCCTGAATCCACATGACTGCCTTATCCCCAATTGTGCGATGACGTACTACTGTAATGACCATTTGATGCCTCCTTTTGGCATTTTTGTCTGTCTCGCTCGGAGACAGACGATATTTTGTTCCAACTATTTCGCTTTACGGCGGTTATAACGTGCTCTTTCCTGTCGAAGCGTTGCTTCAAACTCAGTCATCACGCTTGGCACGCTCTCAGCTTCGTCTTGCGTCACTCCATAGCAGACCGCAGCGTCATAAGCGTTCATATGTCGCGTTTGACGTGCGGAGCGCTCACGACGCTGCTCATCGCGTTCTTTGATTGGGGTGTAATTGCGAGACTTACGACGCGGTGCGTCTTGTGATGGGTACACGTTGACCATGCACTGCAGCGCGTGGTCGAAGTAAGAAGAGATTGGTTGCATAGTTTGACTCCATTTGCAGTTGTTACCGCGACATCTTGTGCGTCGCTAAGAGTCTTCATTTTCTGATGTGAGCGCAGGGGTATCACGCTTCGCCATTGGTCTACATGTAGAGTACCAAAGCGAGGAAGAGCGCGGCGTCTCACTCGACCACGGCTTCCCAAGGAAAGGACGTTTCGGGACTGTTTGGGTAGCGGAAAACAAAACGCCCCTTGGCGTACCTTGGGGCGTGGGATAGGCGATTTCGAACGCCTTTCTATCGGAGGTGATAAGACAGCCTTATATATAAAAATCGGCCTATTAGGGTCACCGCATGACCCGTGTACATGCTACATAAGGTGAACTTGATGGAAATGACCAGGGGCTTTGACTTCTTGGAGAGGTGACAGCAAATCGCTGTCCTTGGTATAGGACCACTCGGTGCGTCCCATGGCTTCACCACTGATGGTGGCGACTTCACGAACCTGAGAAAGCAGCTGGAACACCGCTTCCTGATCCATCATAAAGGAGAACTCGTCGTTCTCAATCAACCAATCGAAATCGCTGCGAAGGTCAATCAAAGTTTCCTCTGGCTCTTGGGACATCAGACGGATGGCTTTGATGAAGGCCGCGAACGATGCAGCTCGCCCACCAAATCTGGCCACGACTTCTTCCGTTCCATGGATTTCCATGGGATTGGTGTAGAGGTTGCGATAGCGAATCTTCTTATCCGCCAAGAAATGATAGTTTTCGATCATCACGATTTCGTGAGTTTCGGCGTTGTGAATATTGACGTTGAATTGTTGATGTGTAGGGTTGAAGTTAATTACCAATTGTAACACTGCGGGGCATCCCTCTTCATAGCCAGAGTCCAAAAGACCCTCTGTTATTGTGATTTTCTTTCGCTAAGGTAAGACGTTCAGGAACCCGACACAGAATGTCTGAGTATTTAATTCCACCTTATACTTAGCGACCTCCTATACACTGGCACAACACTTACCTCTCGCCCCCAAGACGCCCATTGGTATCTATACACTGCACATACGCTTCCATGACTATTCTTATGTACCTACAGCGTGTAGTACCTCTCAGGGAGGTTGCATCCTGCATATTGTAAAGCCGTTGATAAGTTATTAATCCTTATCGTTTAAGCCGGTTGTTCTATAAATAATATTGAACGAAGGTCACTATAGAGGACTGTCTATTGTATGAGAAATGCCTTATTACAATTTTGTGGAGTAAAAGCCAAAATTCAGCCGTAATGGATACAGTCTGTAATGAGTGATTTGTCATCCTCTGAGAATGATGTATCATCCATTGTCATTTGTTCTTTTGACGCTAACACCGTGAGCATTGCCGCTAACAGTTTGTCATTCCTATCATTATAATGTTCAACCGTTTCATCCCCGATAGGAAACTTGTCTTTTATCCTCTCATAAAAGGAAAATATTTCCGCTTCAGTGTTTAGCCTTTTGATGGCATTTGTCTGATTTATACCGTGGATGAATATGTTCATGGCTTACCTCAACTATTGGTTGTCATGGAAGGCGCTGACTATCTGCTCATGTCCGTTTAGTGCTTGGTCATAGGTATTGTATTGCCAGTGTGAGTCGTTAAACTCGCCGCCTAGTATACGGGTTTCGAAGAACGTACCGTTGTCCTGTTTGATACCTAGAAAGATTGTCGACACAACCACCTTAGCGAGTGGCGTTGTGATTGTGTCTCTCCCTACGAACCGACGTTCACTGTGCATCATGTCCTCAAAGAACTCTTGCGGGGCAGGAATCGGTCGGTTCGAGCTATCTAGCGTATAGGTTTGGGCGTCTTCTCTAATGAGAGTGCCTGTCATAGATTGTTCACCCATACCTGTACAACAGTATCGAACAGCTTGCGGTATTTTGCCCCTCTCACTTCTCGGTTGCCTTTGTGGAGTTCGGTGCGATCATTAGTCCACGTTACGGACTCAACAAAGATGTCATGCTCGCCAAACTTAGTGCGTAGGCCGGCTAGTAGAATCTCACGCTCGCTCTGTGCTTTATCCGCGGTGAGTCCTTTCACGTACTCTTTACTCACGAATGCTTGAACAACCGCGCTCTTCTTCATCACGTTGCCACCGACTGACCATACCAGGTCAAGTGTCTTGGCCTTGGTAATCGAGGTAGCGAAGTAGCTTCTTTCTGACGAACGCCCCCACCCGCGAGTCTGAACTTACAGGTACGGATATGAACCGCGATGTTAGCCTGAAGGTCACGCATCAGCTCACCGACGACCGCATGACTGATTCGATACACGCCCATTGGATCTTCAGATAGGGCTTGGTTCAGCTCATCACGCTTCAAGGTGCGGGTCATGGTGATGATTTCATCTTCGTCGCGGTACAGCTCTAGTGGCTCTAGCTTCAAACTGTCACTCGACTCTGGCTCTTTCTCAGCAGGCGCACGGTAACGAACGTCTCGTTTGGTAGGAACTTCTTTCGGTAGGATGGCTTTGATGATGTCGTCAGCCAAATCTAAGTGCTCTAGGATGGCCAGAAGACTTGCGACCGCAGTGCCCTTCCCTTTCTCTAGGTTGGTCACGATATTCTGTGATAAGCCGCAGGCTTTAACTACGTCAGCTTGCGTCAAGCCTCTGTCTACACGTGCCGCCTTCACTGCTTGACCTAAGTCGTCTAGTAAGGATTGGATATCTCTCGTCTTTTCTGTCATGGCTCTGTCTACGTTATGGTGTGTACGGAAAATGTAACTCACTAAAATGTGTGGGTCAATCAGTAGAATTTACTGATGGCTTATTACCTCACAAAGCGCTCAGAAGCGATTCTAAGCAGCCTCCCACTTAAGACGACAATCTGCTCGACTGAAACACGTTCCGAAGCGTCACGACACGCACAGACGCACTCAGCAAGCTCCCCGTCGTAATGTTAACTTTTCAGAGTGAATATCAGCGTTTTTCGTTATCAATAGGTTAGCGTTGGGGTAACACGAGTCGCCCGTAACGTATTGTTGAAGAAAGGCTTTTAGGGTCAGGCTGACGATTGTGGCCATCATCATCACTTTAGGCGCCCGCCCTATATATTTAATAAGATCTTTTAGAGTGTGTTTATTATAGAGAGAATCGAGAAAAGTGATGACGGACAGTGGGTACGCTCGGATAGTGAAGAATCCGCGGGAGGGGTGTAGCCTGCGTTGATCTAGGTCACACTCGGAAAGGTGACAGTTTGACGACTACGGTGACGAAATGACGCACCCGGTGACAGTTTGATGGTTCCCGGTGACAGATTGACGTCCAAAAGGCTCATCCTCGTCAGTTTGACGCCGTACACGCGGTAGTCAAATCAGCCCACTCTATATAATTCAATAGCTTATTGGTGATTTTCGGTGACAACAAACAAATCTGTCACCGTACTCTCTTCAATCCGTCATCCTGTCGTCGTCATTTTGTCACTCAAACTTGGCGATCTTCATTTTGTCACCGAACGGTCGTCATTCTGTCACTCAAGCACTCGGTGACAAATGTCAGCTCTGTCACCCAAACTGATTGAGAGGGGTGTAGTCTGCATTGATATGAAGCCAGAATCAGAAACGGGGTGTAGTCTGCGTTGATCTGGGTGTAGTCTGCGTTGATATGAAGCTGGAATCAGAAACTAGGTGTAGTCTGCATTGATACTTTCTTGACTCCAAAATCCTTACGAGATCGAGGCAGGCTACACCCCAAAACAATAAATCAATAACTTACGCGAACATATAGGAAGAGAGATCGAGGCAGGCTACACCTCAAATGATCAAGGCAGGCTACACCATCACGTCAGGCTACACCGAAAAATAGAGTCGGACTACACCCCATGTCAACGCAGGCTACACCATCAGAGTGCAACCCACGTCACAGTTGTATTGTTCGGTGACAGATTGACGATATCGAGGCAGGCTACACCCTTTCGGTGACAGATTGACGAGATCAACGCAGACTACACCAACATCGAGGCAGGCTACACCCAGATCAACGCAGGCTACACCTATGCTGTAGGAGGCGGGTTTAAGGCTTCTTCGAGTTTCTTGCTCACGCTGTGAATGGAGCGAGAGCGAATCTTATAGGCAGGCTTGCCGTACCACTCCATGTACTCACCGGTTAGATAGCCTAGATCTTCTAGTCGCCCAATGGCTTTACGAATAGCTCTGCGCTGCTCTTTTACGGGCATGTTGAGGCGCAGGCGTTCAGCCATACGGTCAAGAGAGATTGGATACGGGTCTTTAGTCATACTGGCGAAGTAGAGATAAAGCGCCTGTGCTGACTCGGATGACCCAAGTTCCTTAATGATCATCTTACTGATGAGAATGGTTGTGTCGATCTGATACAGCTCCCAAATGTCAGGGTCGCCCTGAAGCACCACAACATCGTTCTCTTCGTCAATGTAGCTCTTCAATACCAATCCGGTGTTGGTCGATTTCAGCTTTGTCTTCTCATCAGCCAGTTTCTTTTTCATGCTCAGTCGTTTAGAACCAAGGCGACTCAACGACTCATCAACGGTCTTACGTAGTGCTTTGGACATGCGAGACTTAGGATAGCCGCACATGTCAGCAAACTCTTTGAATGACACCTGAACCTTGTCTGAGTGCAAACCATAGCGAGAGAAAACCTCTAAGCAGGCACACCAGACGCGAAAGTCGGTCTTCATATCGAGCGAGGGCCATGCACGATCACCTCATCATAACCTTCACGCTGACAAATTTGGAGATCAACCAAACTCTCGCTAACATCATGACTTACCGTGGTATTTTTCTTCTTGTTGCTTGCGCCGACGGGTGAGAAGATAGAGGTCTTTAACAAAACACCAGGATGAACGGTGGTATTCTTGGTTGCGAGGTACTTCAGAGAGTCGGGCTTCTTGTCGCCTTGACTAACATCCTGTGGATATGATGTAGAATCATTGCCGACGGCTTTATCGTAGTCGGCCTGCAACATGGCGTCCATGTTAAGTTGTTTTTCTTCCATATCAGATGGTTACGTTACTTTGTTGGGGATAATTTCGGCTTGAGTTAAATACTAGCACAGATCGAGGCAGGCTACACCAAAAGATCAACGCAGGCTACACCAAACATCGAGGCAGGCTACACCTTTTTTAATGTGGATAACTCTCGCAGCCCACAAAGGGCAATGAATACAGAAGTTTATACACAACCCAAAGGATCGTTTAGGATCGATCTTAGGTTAGGATCAATTAACAGTAATAAGATCTATATATTGGAAATACTGTTTATCCACTAAATCAGTGCATAACGCAAACTACTCTAGAAAAGACAGCGACATAGCTACGGGAATGCGTCTGAATCGCTCTGTAAGCGCTTTTGCGAGTAAATGAGTAACTTTGTACGTAAAAACAAAAGGAAAGCGCTCTGAGACGTTCTGAGAGCGCTTTTTGTATGATTAGATCTGGTCGATTGCAGTCTGAAGGTTTGAAGCGATGCGATCGAGACATGGTGTAATGCCTTCAGGTACCCACGTTCCTGAAGTAATACCGGTGTGCTCAACCTCGTAACTCATCGAGCTAGTGACAGTTTGACCGTTCATTGACGACGAAGCGAAGCACCGATACTTGGTTGGCGCACCTGGTGAGCCGTGTAAGTCTACGTTGATGAAGTCCACTCGTATGCTCACCGGCTTATCCGATTGAAGTGACGAGGCGATGTACTCAACGGACGGGGCGTTAATCGTCGTCACTGAAACCCCCATCTGCATCCCACCGCGTTGACTCAGTTGAAGGTAATCTTTCGATTGATCCGCCTCGATAGTGATCATGTCTGACTGTTGGTTGGTGATCGGAAGATCAATATTCCATGTTCCAATACCAGCACATCCACTCAACGTGACAGCGGCTAGTACGGTTACAACATGTTGTTTTCTCATAAATAACTCCTTTTATCTCGTCGGTCAGATGTAACAAATTATTTGTATGATGAAAAGCGGTAGACTCTCGAGTTTTTAACCTCATCAACAGTTAAAAAAGGGACTACACCTCGTAGTCCCTGCTGAACGCCCTATTGGGCAATTGGAGTCAACGCAAATTTCTCAGCCAAAGTGGATATGAAAGCGCCCTATTGGACGCTTGGTATATCAACTCTAAGCGGCAGCTTCTTCAACGATACCGAGTTTTTCTTTGAACACACCGGCTAACACCGAGTCGTCGATCAGCGTGAGCTTCTGTCCGTCGCGTGTGGCCATGCCCATCAGCGGTAGCACTTTCATCAACTGACCCGACTGACTGCGTGAGGTGCCTTCGCTGTATGGTCGAGCACGATACGCCTCGAACAGCGTTTGACTCGTCAGCTCGCCCTTCTCTAGCAGAATGGTCATCGCCATTTCTGTGTAGACAGAGAGCGTGGTACCAGAGGTCAAGTGAGCGTATGCGTTCACCAGTTTCTCACCCACTTTCTTAGGTGCCTGGTCAATCTCCTTCAAGCGATCTGCAATCAGCGATTGCAACTTGTCGGCATCGAGCGTTGCATCTTCTGGCTTGTGAATCAGCGTGGCACTCACAGCTTCTACGCCACCTAGACGAACCTTCAGCGCTTCACTTGGACGAACGCCACCGTTCGCACGAGACTTCGGTTTCGTCGCTTCGTCATCGCCTTTGTCTGCATCAGCGACGGGCTCTTTCACGTCTTCTTTCGCAGGCGTCTTGTCAGCTTTTGCAGCGGGTTTCTTCGCAGCAGGCTTCTTTGTTTCAGCTTTGGCAGCAGGCTCTTTCGTCTTAGCTACCATGTCGTCACTCAAGTCAGGCAGCTCGTCGATGGCAGCAAGCTCTTCTTCCAACTCAAGGTCAGCAAGCAGCGCCTCTGCGTCAACATCATCGCCAATAGCAGTCATATCGACCGCAGTATCAGTCGTTGCTTCAGTAGTGGCTTCAGTCGTTACAGAGTCACCTTCAAGCGCATCTAGATCAGCAAGCGCAGCGTCCAAAGCAGATAGTTCGGCGTTCGTAGTCATATCATTTTCTCCATTCAGCACATTATCAATTTCTGTCGTGTTCTCTTCGAATCACAATGCTTATATTAATGATTCATTACGGCGTTAAAACAGTTTGACCATTTATACCACTGGTTAGACAGGTAACTTGTTAACAAGTTATATGACTAAATATATAGATAGTGTTTAGGATGGAATGAGATAAGAAAGGTATAGTAAATGGAAGGTTCGAATGATATATTGACCGTGTGACTGATGGTTATCTATCATTTACTCTGTTTACACATGATTAAGTAAGAAAGGGCGTCCAGACATGCGCCCTATTTTTTTGCCTGTTAACCTACAGCCTAACTGTCCTACCCTCTGAATCTACTCTTAGACCCATCGTTGTCGCTATGGCATAACAACCAAGCATCGGTATGAGCACCGACATGGACACATTGACATGCACACCGGCGTATTGCATGAAGTACGTGATCGTGCCAAACAGTAACGCTGTCACTATGAACGGGTAGTTCCTTACACCGTTTCTTGCGAGAGTGAGTGAGTTTGAACGCATCATGCGAACCGGCACTCAACCATGACAAAGAAGGAAATGCCATAGAAGTGGGCGACACACGTTATCCAAGTTTTCATCGCGTTATACGAATCAATATACTCTTGGGATTGAACCTTTTTCGCGAGCACGGTGCTTGGAAAGAAGTACGCCATGACCAAGAAAAACAGGAAGACAATCGCCAATAAAGCCAACCAAAAACAGATGAGCTTTGTGCCTTTTTTCATGGTGACTTCGATGAGGTTGTAGAAGCTAATGACTTTGGAATCGGTCTTAATTGCCATGTGGCGATCGGACGCAATCAACAAACTGCCACAGCAGATGGACAGAATGGCAGTAGCATTCAGCGCAAAGATGGCATAAGCCTCATGCCATGTTTCGGGGTACTCGAACATATGGTGCAGTTGCAAGTAGGTCCCAAAGGCAATAAACGAATAGCCAATGAAATAGAGTGGGGTGCCGACAGCTCGAAAGAACTGAGTCAGCACCGTCACTTGGAACTTTGAATCGTCATATAACCAATCTATTAGCCTGCCTACCATTACGCTGCCTCCGTTCGTTCTGCCTCAATTAGCTCCACCACTTCTGATAAGTCGAAGTAGCCTTTCTCGATGCCGACTCTCACTGCATCCATCATCTTCTCGGTATCGTAGATCGCTCTGTGCGCCGCTTCTGAATCGAAGTCCACGCCCAACGCCCAACACAATTCTTGTAAGCGCGGTGGCTTACCGAGTGGTGTCGCAAAGCGTCCGTTCTCCATCGTGCAGAAGACCTCCATGTCTTCATTGATGGGCAGTCCCAAGCGAAGCAGCTCATGGGCGACAAACAACGAGTCAAACTCGGCGTTGTGGGCAATGAAGATGTCTGTCTTCATCATTACCTTACTGACTTTGGGTGCCAGCTCGTCCCAAGTGATCTTGTCTTTGACCAGTGCCGGTGTAATGCCGGTGATAGCCTGAACTTCGGCCGGTATGTCACGCTTCGGGTTAACGAGTGTTGCGATGCGGGTGACTTCTTCCAATCGCATGTCTTTGGTGTGTAGCTTGTAGACGATGAGTGCCACTTCAGTGATGCGGTGTCCTTTCTCTGCATCAAAGCCTGTGGTTTCAACGTCAATGCCGGAAACTATGATTGTCATTTGTTTGTGTACCCCAATTTGATTAACTGTCTATGGAGCGCAAGAAGATGTTTGAACGCCTGAGAGGGTAGCTCGTAATGGCGTTCTGAATGTTTCTTGGTTCCTTTGTAAGCGACCAGGTGGCAATCGGTCAGTCGAAGTAGATATGGCTCTGCGCCGTCTCGCTTATACACATGATCGACGCGAAGAGTCGGTGTTGGCATTGCTTCTAGCACCTCATCGGCACTGGTAAGCATCGCCAAATACTCCTTGTCGTCCGACACAAGTCCAGACATGGCCGTCTGGATAAGTGACAGTGATAAGCGAGCAGAAGAGGGCGACAATGCGCCGCTCTCAACGTGATCCATTAGCTCTTCGATTGCCGTGTAAGCCTTGCGGTCTAGCTCATCTTGAAAAATTAAGCTCCCTGTCATGGCTATCGCTCCGAGTTCGCTTTGTTCATTAGACGTTCCGCTGTCTTAACGTGCTTGCTGACTTTCTTCACTTCACGGATGAATGTCGTGTATGTTCTGCTTTGCGCTAACGTGTCCACACGTCTGAGTAACGCTGTCAGCTCGTCAGAGTCGCGGAGCGCTGTCATACGTCTGATAATGTCGCGATAGTGAACTGCCAACTCGTCGTCTGACTCCAAAACAACAGGGGAGTGATCGACAAGGAACAGATTGTTATCGCCAATATCCAGACGAACCGGTACTTGTTCATCGTTGTCCTTGATATAGAACTTGATGGAGTCAGAGCTGAACACCAAGTCGTTGGGTGCTGTGACTAGCATCTGCATTTCCTTAACGCTGTACGAGCGAAGATAGATTTCCAACGCGAGGTTGTTTATCTCGCACTCGAATAACGTCTCGTGATGGCGGTAGTACGCCTGCTCGATCAAGTGCTTTAGATTCTCAATGTAATAAGGGCGCTCTTGAACGGCGGTTGCTCTAAGTTTCTTTGCTGTATTGACCATGTTGACTCCTGCTATGCGCGTTATCATTCATACAATTTAACGCGCACAGCGAGGGGTGTAATCGAATGCCACTGGCTAATCGAAGTAGCTGATTTCCTTACTAGAAAGCAGTGTTTGGATAACGCCTTTGGCGTAGTGAGCGCGATCCTCAAGATCCACCATTGAACGATCAAGAACGTAGATTTGAGGGTGCTCAGACTGATCCGCATACTCCATGATCAGGGCATGGATGTTGTCGATAATCACTCGGTCACACAGTGCTTTGGAGCTGTCGTAAATGATGTCGATAGCCGGCGGCACGATGAAGACCACATCAAGGTTGTGCAGCTGGTCTAAGCACTCTCGGATATAGGCACGAATAGACGCTTTGCCCATGTCACCTAGCTCTCGATACTCGCGAGTGTTCAACTCAGAGACGGTGTACGCGATGTAATCCAGTGGAGTGCGATCGGTTACGAACTCGAGCTTTTCGCCATCAGCAGACAGCGCCTTGAATTGGTCAAGAATGCCCATCTGAATATGAAAGCGCATATTCATGCTGAGATCGTCAGTCGGATTGACGCCCATTTGCTCGAAAACCGGTGTTGCGCTGCCTGCCTCATATGCAAGTTTCAGCTCTTGCGCGACCTTCTTGGCCAGAGTGGTTTTGCCTGTTCGATGTGCGCCTGCAAAGCCTATCTTCATGCTCGTTTCTCCAACTGTGCTCGCTCTTGCTGACGTTGGATAACGCTTGCGATATCAGGTTCTTGGTAGGTAGGGCTCTTCAGTGTTTTGCCAGTGTCAGCATTGAAAACCACGAACTTATCAAGGAGACCAGGCTGTGTGCATGGACGGTATGACGCATTGATTGGCTCGTACTTGCCATGAAAGCCATTGCCTGCCGCATAACGCATCACTGCCAGCTTCGCATCGTCTTCCGTGTCGCATAGCTTACTCATGTTCGAGCGGTGAACCTCTGCAACCAACTCATCAGCATCCAGACCACAGTCATTTGCTGCGCCATACACAACCACCAAAGCATCAGCGATAGCGTCACCGGTCTTCACCAGATCGCCCTCGATAAAGCCTTCGTTCAGCTCTTCAATAGCTTCCTCGTGGATCAGCTTCATACGCAGCTCTTGGCGCTGTGCTGATGGGATAATAGGTGACGGAGCCACGCCCTGACCGAGAACAGCATTGAACTCGGAAACCTTCTGGAAGTTAGTTTGTCTTTTCACGATTGATTAATCCTTATACTTCTTGGTGATTCGTGTGTAGCGACGGATAGCGAACGAGGCATCGTTGTGTTTGTCCTCGTCTTGATCCATGAGTGTTTCAGCCATTTCGTAGTCCTCGAAATAGCGGGATGGGAAGCGGGTAAGAATGCCCTCTGCGATGCGCTTTCTGACGTAGGTCAGCATGATTTCGTCGACCATACCGGTCGCCAAAAACAGCTCATAAATCTCAGCGCCACCAATGACATCGATGTTGGTACCAAAGCGATTCAGCACCTCTGCGATGTTCTTCACACACACGCAGCCATCAATCTCGATGTCACGGGTACTCATCACAACGTTGGTTCGACCAGGAAGCGGTCGGCCGATAGATTCATAGGTCTTGCGACCCATGACGATGACGCGCCCTTCTGTTTCACGCTTGAAGTTTTGAAGGTCGGCACGTAGACGAAACGGCAGCTTACCGTTTACGCCTATGATCCCGTCTTCAGCAATGGCGACGAGTATTCTCATACTGCCACCTTGCCCGTCAGTGCTGCGTGAGAGGTGTACCCTTCGATAGTGATGTCATCAAAGGTAAAGTCGTCGATCTCTTTGATGTCAGGGTTGAGCGTCAAGGTTGCAGAGGCTTTCGGCTTACGCTTGATCTGCGTCTTGATTTGCTTCATGTGGTTTTCGTAGATATGCACGTTGCCACCAACGTGAATCAGCTCAACCGCTTCATGGTTGGTGATGTGCGCGAGCATATGAGCAAGGATGGAATAGAACTCTAGGTTGAATGGCAGACCTAAGAACACATCGACCGAACGCTGATACATTTGCAGGCGTAGCTTGCGCTTGCCGCCTTCTTCTGATGCAGGCTCAGAGTCCACTTGGAACATCATATGACACGGTGGCAGGTTCATATCAGGCAAATCACCCACGTTCCATGCGCTCAGTATGATGCGACGGTCTTGCGGTGCGGCACGCAGCTTTTGAATCACGTCTGCCAGTTGGTCAACGACAATCTTATGATGACCCATGCCTTTCTTCTTAAAGGTTGTCCACTTACGCCATTGAGCACCATAAACGGGACCCAATTCACCGTCAGCATCAGCCCATTCATTCCAAATGCGAACGCCATTCTCTTGCAGGTACTTCACATTAGTATCGCCGGCTATCATCCAAAGCAGTTCGTGAATCACGGACTTATGGTGGATCTTTTTCGTCGTGACTGCTGCGATCTTGTTATCCGTGAGATCAAAGCGAGCCTGTGTGCCAAAGATTTGAGTCGTCGCAACACCGGTACGGTTCTGCTCGTAGTAACCCTCTTCAATGACCTTTCGTGCTAGTTCCAAATACTGTTTCATAATCACTCCCTTAACTGATGGGTTTAGTTTAAGTGTGCGCTTATAGTAAGGCAATAAGCAATTACTTAATATTTTAGTTATACAAAAATGGCTGACCGTACTTAATCACCCACATCCTTTGATTATCAGAGCCTCTGAACGGTTTTCGAGTGGGTAAATCTTTGTCGAACTTTCCGTCAATGATCACATCGAGATATTGAAAAAGAGGGAGTTCTGTCATCCATTTATCCATTTCATAACCCGTCCATAGCCAAATGTCTTTCTCTGGATAGCGCTCTTTTACGCGACGACAAATGTCGGTCGTAGTGCCGATATTGCGAGAGTGAAGAGGGTCGCCACCCGATAGAGACAGTCCGTCACGGTCTGCCAAATCTTCGAGTATTTGGTCAATCAGATCTGCAGTAACGGGATGACCCGACTTAGGGTTCCAAGCGTGTTCATTGTGGCAACCGGCGCAGCCGTGATTGCAGCCAGTGAAGAAGAGAGTGCAGCGCACCCCCTTTCCATTCACCAAGTCGCAGTTGATGTACTTGGCGTAGTTACTCATGGTGTTTTACTCGATTAATGACTTCTTGTTGCTTGCCCTTATTAAACGGTCGGGAATCAGGGTTCCCAAGGTAGCCACAGACACGACGAGTAACAGACAGACCAGAACCTTTGTTGTGACAATGAGGACACTCAAAACCGCTCTCCGTTGCGATAGCTTCACCAGACCAACCGCATGAGCAGCGATCGATAGGCGTGTTAGTCCCGAAGTACGGGATGATGTTGTAGGTGTAATCCCAGATGCGCTCTAACCCTTCTAGGTTGTCCGTCATTACTGGAAACTCGATGTAGTCGATGAAGCCGCCGTTCGCGATGGTGGATACTTCTTCTCGAACTCAATCTTCTCGAAAGGCGTGACGGTCTTCAGTACGTCAAGATGGAAGCTGTTCGTGTAGTAGCCTTTGTCTGTCACACCTTCAATCGAACCGTAGCGCTCGGCATCAATACGACAGAAGCGATCACACAATGATTCGGATGGCGTTGAGTACAACGAGAAGGCGTAACCGGTGCGCTCCTTCTGTTGGTCGGTCAATGTGCGTAGGCGAGTGACGATGGCCTCGCCCAATGCCTGTTTCTCAAGTGAGTCAAACGCATGACGGTCATCGTCTGGCAAAAGTGCATTCACTGTTTCGTGGATACCAATATAGCCAAGTGAGATTGAGGCTCGACCGTGCTTGAAGATATCGGCAACACTGTCTTCAGGATCCAAGCGCACTCCTGCTGCCCCTTCGCAATACAGAATCGGTGCTACGTTTGCTTTCGTATCTTCGAGGCGCTTTATACGCAGCATCAGGGCTTCGAATGAGAGTTCCACATACGTATCGAGTAGCTTCGTGAAGTCTTCAATGGAGGACGACATCAGAGCGAGTCTAGGGAGGTTTAGCGAGACGACGCCTAAGTTGTTTCGGCCTTCGTAGTCGCCACCCTCGTATTCACCCAAGAACGAGCGACAACCCATCGGCGCTTTAAAGCCGCCTGTCACTTCTACCAACTTGTCGTAGTTGAGAATGTCTGGATACATGCGCTCAGAGGCACACTTAAGGGCGAGCTGTTTAATGTCGTAGTTCGGATCGCTCTTCTGGCGGTTCAGACCTTCTTTGATAGTGAAGACCAGTTTCGGGAAGATAGCCGTCTTCTTCTTTTTGCCCAGACCGTCCATGCGAACCTTCAGAATGCTCTTCTGGATCAGCTGCGCTTCCCAACTGGTACCCAGACCGAAGCCTAAAGTCGTGAAGGGCGTCTGCCCATTACTGGTGTTGAGCGTATTGATCTGGTACTCAAGCGTTTGAAAGGCGTCGTAGGTGTCTTTCTCGACTTTCATCGTCGCGTAGACAGCGGCACGTCGCTCATCACCACCTTGCCATTTTAGCGCTTCAGACAGGTGCTTGTCGTAGCTGGCACGAACGTAAGGCGCGAGCACTTCATCAATGCGGTTGATGGTGTTACCGCCGTAGATGTGGCTTGCCACTTGAGCGATGATTTGACTCGTGATGGTACATGCAGTCGTGATGGACTTAGGCGTCTCAATCTCAGCGTTGCCCATGTTAAAGCCGTTGGTCAACATACCCTCAAGATCGATGAGCATACAGTTAAACATCGGGAAAAAAGGTGAGTAATCGAGATCGTGCCAGTGAATAAAACCTTCTTTATGAGCGCGAGCGATGTGTGTCGGAATGAGCGTTTGAAGGGCGTATTCTTTTGCGACCGCACCTGCGAGCAAGTCACGCTGTGTCGGGATTATTCGTGCGTCTTTGTTGGCATTCTCGTTCATCACTGACGTATTGGATTGGGAGAACATTTCGTCAACGACATCGAACATCCGTTGTTTGTCTGATTTCAAAATTGAGCCTCTGCTATGTAGGTGTATTAAGTACTTACTTAGCGTATTAGGATAAAGAAAACTCAGCCACGATCAATCAGGTGTCATCACAAATTATAGGGTTTACGGTTGAGGTATAGGCTAACGATATGATTATTAAAACCTATGCGCTATCATAAGTTTATCCCCATCTGATGAACTTGAATTTATGCCATACGACAAGAGCTATGCCCCTGAACCAGACCGCACCGAAATACAGAGAAAGTGGCGAGACAAGAAACGTGAATTTCGGTCGAAGCATCAGGTGGTGTTCAATCTGAACGAAATGGAAATTGCCATCATTGATGCGATAGCCTCACAGTTGTATGAAGATTTCCCCCACAACCCGCCACGCGAAGTCGCGAACAAACACGTCGGGCGTCAGGCCGCCATTGAGAGGTTAATCCATAATTGGTATGGCAAGTGCTCAGATGAAGAAGAAGGTCTGGTCATGGAAATGTGCGATAGACGATTGGCGAACGGTGAGTTCTTCAGAAAAGAGGCAACGTGGCGACGCTGCAAGAACCCAAAACGCGGCTTGGATAAGGAGATAGAAAAGCCGGTCACACCTTGGAAGCGCAATCCTGGCCCGATGGAAACCGCCGATCTCTTTCGTATGGTGTCAGAAACCGCTCCGATGAACAGCAAAAGGTGGTTTGAGAACTATATTGAAGGGTCAGTGTTCGCGGCGAAAGATATCGATGATGCGAACGAGTGGATTCAGGAGCAGTGCAGAGTGTGGGGAACGGACACAGACCCATTCTATGACGACTTGGGTCCGACTGCTGTCCCTTATAACCCGCAACAAGAACAGTCTCAAAGCGACTGACAGCGTTAGGAGATTAATAGCTGTAGTAAGTCGCGCAAACTGTTAATGGACGCGTCTGAGAGCGACTGACGAACGCGCTGCTTCAGCTCCACGCTCTCTTCGTAGCGTATGACAGAGCGTATGGTGTCAGACATTTCTTGCTTCAGTCTCTTCTCGCTCAGTGGACAACCCGGGCGACGGGTCATCATAAAGCGAAACTCTCCGTCCTCCATGAACGGTTTTTTCACGACAGGTAAGTTTGCATAACCAATCAGTTGATTGGCGATAAGGCGTTGTGATTCTTGTATTTTCATGTTTTACGCTCGCTGTTTGTGTTAACTCATGTTCGACACTAGCGAAGTAAAATAGGGGCTGTACTGCCCCCATTGGCTACACGAATTCAACGAGATCGAAGCGGTAGACAACCAGACCGGTGATCAATGCAGTGACAAGACTGATAGGTCGCTCATGCTTGCCGCTCTCCCAAAGATGCAGTGACACACCGGCTTTCATCATAAAGATAGGTATCGGCTTCTTATTGGGGAAATCCCAGAACAGATGCACTAGCCCACCGAAGCCAAAGCCCCATGCAATCGACAGCAAGATAGGGTCGTCACACGTTGGCATGACAGGAAACAAATCGAAGCCGGTGATCTGCGAGTATGCCCATGTTGTCAGCGTGAGCCAGATAGCCACGTTGTGTGTGATGGTTCGGTGTGCGATGAGACGAATGATGCGTCCCTGTTTGTCTTTGATAGGCAGCTCTAACCAATCGGGCGCGGTCGAGCCTGCTATGCAAGCGAATGTGGTGATGAGATAGAACTCCACCCCAAGGAATGAAGTCGCAACTAAAGAAGGGATTATCGACGTGATAATCCCTGTAGCAGTGTGACCGGCTCCCGTCATATCAGTCCAACAGTTCAGCGTTGAGAACCAAGACGCCTTTCAACTCGTCTTCGTCGTCTACTCGATCTGATACGCGATAGCCGGTGTCGCTGTAGCCGGTTTTCGATACGTTGTAGCCTGATTGTGGGTCGCAGATAGAAAAGGCCTGCATGGTTCGACTGCGATCGCCATAACAGGCAGTCGCAACGACCGGTGTGTCATCGCTAAAGTTATTCAGCGCTTCCTTCAGTTCACCAACAGTCATGGTTTCAAAGCTCATTACTCTCTCCTTTTAGTGCGTTGCTTATGCGGCGGCTAAGATTGCGATAGCGCCTGCGAATTGATCGGTCAGTATCGCTGCGTGAACCGCTGCGATGGAGTCGGCCAAGTGTTCATTCTTCGCCGTGATGACTTTCTTTCCTTTACGAGTGACGGTCAGCCAATCAGCATCAGGGTACGCGCTTGTCGCCCAATCAATCATGTCTTGTTTGCTTGCTGTTTTGCTGCCAACCGTTGCCATTTTGACTTCGGTCGGAGTCACTTGAATCATAGGTTTGGTGATCGATGCAAGAATGCCGATGCAGATGCCATAGGACGCCATCGAACGAGCAGACTGAGAGCCAACTGGCACCTCAACAACCACCATGTTCACGTCCTTCTCAAGCTCTTTCATCTTGCGCTGAAGTGCGCGAGCGCGGCGAAGGTCATCTGAGTTCTTGCGAACCGTTTTCTTGCTGCTTTTGTCGCTTTGGCTTTCTTGAAGCACCATTCTTCAATGACGTAAGGGAAGTTCTCATCGTCAATGTCGATGTAGCCTTTGGTCATACCGAAGTTATTTAACGACGGTCGATAGACAGTATCTTTAATTTTCTCATGCGTGTTCTCCATTAGCCGAACATTCCCCAGCTGGTGCCATACACCGCCGACTGAATCTCAGCCTCTTCTTTTTGTTGTTGTTCTTTGTGAAAGGACTCGTAGTTGTCCAAGTAGGTTTCGAAGTCTGTGCCGAGAATCTTTTCGAGATCGTCCATTAACTCAGGGAAGCATTCAGCAATGTTCTGATCATTGAACTCGGCATAACGATAGGTTTGAGGGGTAGCAGGTCGCATTCGGAAGATGATGCGTTTTGATTTACCTGGTCGGACACTGCCAAAGCGAAAGTATTCGCCTTCGAGCAGTGGTGACGTTTGATATCGGTCGTTTCTATCAACGACAGGCGCATTACAAATGGACGAAAGTTTATAGCTTCGACGAAACGCCTCATAGTCGTTGATTCGATTGCAGATGGCGACGAGAGCCTTGTTTCGACTCTCCATGTCTTCCGAATTTCTGCGAGGTTTGGAGGAAGACTTGCGTCTACCCCCTCCACCGCCACCGCGTAGTGACTTTCTGACTGCCATTAGACTAGCTCCTCATCGCGTTCGAGATTGAGCACACCGGTCATGGTTGATGTGCCGCCTTTCTTCACGACGGTCGCATGTTGACGAACCCAATCAGAGAGTTGGTTGTGCGAGATAATCAGCACTGTGCCTTTCTCTTTCGCCTTCTCTTCAAGTACCGTCATCAGACGTTCTAAGCCTGACACGTCCACTGCATCGTCAATCTCATCGCCTATCCAAAGCTCGATAGGTTTGGACGCTCGACTCGATACGAGATCTTGAAGCGCGAGTGTGGTTGCAAGACGAACCTTACGCTTCTCACCACCTGACAGTGACTTGTATGATGCGCCGCCGGTCGTACTGGTAATCTCAATTGCAAACTTCTCACGCAGCTCGCCTTTGGCTGTCTTCGATAACGTAGACCAAATGGCTTGAATGTTGCCATCTGACAGGATGCCCAGATAACGCGCAGTGCGATCATTGAGGAACGGGGTAACTGTATCGAGGATGTGAGCACGAATGCCCGATGGACTGAAGACATCCACAACGCAACCGGCCGTCTGGCGTTTCGCTTTGGCTGCTGTCAGCTCCGTGTCGAGGTTTTCGCGTTGAGTTTTAGCCAGTTTCAGCTTCTCATCTTCGCGTTCCTTCATTTCGACATACGGATCTTCACGCTTGCCAATTTCATCAAGGGAAGCACGAGCGGTCTTCGCTGCATTAACAGCAACAATGACACTACTCTCAAGCGCGGAAACATCATTTAAAGCGCTCTGAATCGTTTTCTGCTGCGTTACCTGCTCGCTAATGTCAGTCATACTCGATTCAAATGTGGACAGCTCTTCTTGCGCTTTAGAGAGCACATCTTTGAGGTCTTTTGCTTCGACGCCTTTCGTCTTCACATTCGCCACTTTGCTCTTCAGCTCATTGGTTAATGCGATGCGACGATCACCAATAGATGACTCGGTAATTGCATGACCGCATGACGAACACGCCGTACCAATTTCCTTCACGACTTCATCAATTTGCTTCTTAAGGCGCTCTGCATCCGTCTTACCCGATGTGAACTCACTTTGAGCCATCTTGAGTTTCATGGTCAGTTCGGTGAGCGATTTAGAGAGCTTCTTCTGCTGTGCCACTTCACCATCAACACCTTTGATTCGAGCTGTGACCTCTTCCAGCTGCGCTGTGAGTCCGGCCTTGTCCGACGCATCCAGTTTTGCCTTTAGCTCTTTGGCTTTCTTTGCAGCACTGGCGGCTTTTTTCTTGCCTTCGTTGATGTCCGTGACCTTCTGCTCTGCAAACTCTTTGCTCTTGGTGACGCAATACTCTGACTGCTTAGTGGCAGTTTCAATCGAGTCATCCACACGAGCGATCGAAGCCTCAAGCGTCTTCACTGCATCAACGGTTTGAGCATAACGCTCGCGAGCAATGCGGTGTGCCAATTGCATCTTGTCGATGCCTGCTGCCTCTTCAACGATGGTCTTTAAGTGCTTATCGGTGAGACTTGGCAGGTCAATTTGAGACTCTTGACCAGAGTAGATAGCAGCGCGAAACACATCAGACGAACAACCAATGATCTTGTTGATTTGCTCTTGGGTCGCTTTGTCAGTGCCAAGCGTCAAATCCACGACATCACTGCGATTCGTCACATCAAGTAACAGCACACGGTTTTTGTTGTCCTTATGCTTACGGTGACGAATGATGTTGTATTCACGGTCACCATCCACGATTTGAATCAAGACGCGACAGTTCTTTTTCGCCGTTCGGTTGATGACGCTATCACCACTGTCACCGCGAGCCGTCTCATTGAAGAGCGCCCATTGCAGTGCTTCGACAATCGTTGATTTGCCTGCGCCGTTACTGTTTTGGCTGGTATCGTCCAAGTTCTCACCCTGAATCAACACCAAACCCTTGTTGTCCACGTTGATCGTGACTTCACCCACTGCCATGAAGTTATCGATCTCTATTCGATTGAATTTCATGTGCCTCTGCTCCATTCATCCGTTTGCAAGTAATTGCTAATCCAATTCATTTCAAACTGGTCAAGGTCATAGTCGTACTCACGATCAGCGCCGCTTTCCGCTGCTGCGATGCTTGCTTCTTCCGCGAGTGCCAGATATTGCTCTTCTGTTAAGGAGAGATAGCCGTCCTTACACGTCGCGATGCTATCTCTTGTCGGTAGTTGTGTTGCCATTGTCCGTCCTTGTCGTTATCGAGGGTCGAAACAGCCTTCGCTTTCCATTGCGTCTAGTTGGGATTTGACATCTTCTTTGTCATAGCCCTTCACATTCATCGCGAACTTGCACCAGAAAATCTTTTCTTCTTTGTTGCTCTCATTCCAGTTGGGCGCCACGTTCTCTTCAATCAGATCACCCGCTTTGAGCTTGAAGGTGCCGCAGTTAGAGCCGATGTCTTCGTCAGCAAACGTGATGGACAGAGTGACATCTGGATGCTTCTTCGATAGACCGACAAACACGGGAAAGCACGTACTCCAAGCGGTATCAAATTCAAGCGAGCTTAAGGTGTTTTCGGCAAGCCACTTCTTAAACTGCTTCTTTCTCTGGCGAGTCACATAACAGGTTGGCTTATAGCTACCCATGAACATCGGCTTGTTGAGCTTCTGACTGTAGTGCCAACGCTTCTGTTGCATCGGGGAAAAGTCTTCGAAGTGATAGGAATAAGCGTTCCATTTGGTACCCCAGTTGTCGCAAGCCCATGCGTACCAAGAGCCATCTTTCAAGCAGCGTTTTGGCATTCGAGTGATGCGGTTGAAATCAATAGACCCGTCATTCGCGACTAATGACTTAAGCGCCTCGTGCGTCTTTTGAGGGCAGTCAGTATCGACGGTGAGAATGTTCGTAATATGGTTTGGCATGTGTCTGACTCCGTTGCGTTATTTCTACACTGTTATTGTCTCAAGCGAGCGCAGGGGTAACATCTGCGCCCATCGGCGTTACTCGCCTCTACATAACGACCAGGCTTCCACCCATCCAATGTGTTGTATTGGTACTCACCGGTTAACTTGCCCACGCGCTCCAAGTCTCGGTAGTAAGTCGTCATTTGCAGGTACGCTGTCACTCGGTACAGTCCAAACAAACGCTCAATCAAACGCTTCAGGTAGATCAACGCCCATGTCCTCCAGATAGTTGTTTGCAGTTTCAACCACGCGGCGACAGGTCACCCGGTCAAACATGCCGATGTGACAGTGCTCGCGGTCGATGTTCAGTTGCTCCGACAGCCACTTGTAGGCGTCAGTGCGCTTCATAAATTTGTGCTCGCGCCAGATAGGGTCAAAAGCGGCGTGAGCTGCGCTCTTATCTGCTCGCAGCTTCGCATCAGCCAATCGACCTAATGGAATGATGGTGCGTGGGTGACAACCGACATAAGCGCGATCATGTCCGTTCTCACAGAGGTAGAAGTGCTTCTTCGCGAGATCGCGACGATGCGGGTAAATCACATCACCGCCGACTCGCTTTGCTCTGCTACCGCAATACGGGCAATCAACAACGATTGCGCCATTGGGACCTTCTCGTCGATAGCCTTTGCTCATAGCAAGTCCTCCAACGTGTAACAGATGTTCCAAGCACCGTGATCGCCTTCAAGCGCGTAAGGCATGAAGTAGCTGATCGCGTCTCGTGGGCTATCGAAGGTTCGAGCCTCTTTCTCGGACGAACCGGCTTTAATCTTTCCGCAAGGCAGCTTTGCTGCGAATGAGCGACCCATTGGATGCGCGTGGTTCAGTAGGATCTTCATGCTGCGTCTACCTCATCAATGATGCTTTGGGACTCGGCAATCACTTGCTCGTCGTAGCCTTGCTTTGAACACCAATCAACGATTGATACCTTCATTGATGCGCCTGCATCGATAGTCGATTCATCGTCACGAGTGGCTTCAGACTTCGGTACATGAATGACTTGCGTATGTGCAGCGCCGCGAGACTTCAGATACTTGCGGATCTCTTCCACGTCTTCGTTACTGGCGTTCTCTAAACGAACACGGACGTAGTTGCCTTCGACGTACTCGATCTCTTCTTCCTCACCCCAATCAGTGTCGTAATCGACAAAGCGAGGCGCAGACGTTGGGTAGTGTTCGATGGTGTTGTCTTGATAGATGATGAAGCCGGATTTGGTACCGACATCGCTGAAGGTTTGATGCGTGATAGAGCCAACAGAACAGACGTTGCCAGAAAAGACGCGATGACTGTGGTAGTGACCGCAGAAGACCGCATCAAAGCCAAGCTCTTCGAGTTCGACAGGCGACAGACCGTTATCAGGGATACCCTTGATGACGTTATTCATTGGCGCGTGAAGATAGAGTGTCCAGCCAGACTTATCCCCTTCAGCCACATCACTCAGTATTTGGCGCAGCTCTTTCATGCCATTCACATAAGGCAAGAACACGCGCTTGGCGTGAGAGTCGACAAACGTGCCAGAGATTACGGTGCAGCCTGCGCCTTCAAGTGCAACTGCCGCGTTACCTAATCGGTTCGACTCTTTGCCTTCGAGATCGTGGTTGCCTGCAAGGATGTATGCGTTGAGTTCCAACTCATTCACTATGCGCTCAAACAGTTCAACGGTCGGGTTCAGTACGGAAGGGGCTAAGTTACCGCGAACGTGGAATACGTCGCCGGTATGAATCAAGGTGTCACCGCCAAGCTCTTTGACTTTCTCGGCTGCGCGCCAGATTTCGTCGAGTATCCACTGTAGGCGATTGTTGATACCGGTATCTGCATTGATGTGGCTGAATGTCGCCCAATTGTGCAGATGAGTATCACTGATAATGCCGAATGGCTTTATTGCTGTCATGCTCTGTCTCCTTCAAGTGTCAGCCAACAGATCTCGTTTTGCACATAGGCAGAGATTCGAGAGAATCGCTCGCCTTGCGTGAGTGAGTACCATTCGCTGTAGGGATTGTTCTGATCGAGGCTGTAGCTGCCGCTGAAGTGCTGACCTGCAAGGCCACCATCGTCCTGCCCAATCAGTGTTTGAATGTCGTAAATCGCTTTGTTGGCATCGCGTTCGTTTGTGGCTTGAGCCGCAGCGACCATTGCTTGATGTAGAGTGGTGTTGATTGGCTTCACTGCTTGATCTCCTTCTTAAAGTGCTTGTTGAATGCGGTGATCGAGCAGGTTTCGTAATAGCTCGCTCCGAAGACCGGAAACATGCGGTAGTAAGAGTCACTGCTCCCATCTATGCTGCGAATGAAGCGATAGACGTAGCTCTCGCCACGCTGATAACCCTCAAGTGAAAAGTCGCCTCTTGGCTCTGCAATGCACACGCACAAACCAAGTTCGCCTTCGTCAAACATGTCCAACTCCTGTTCTGTCACTGATATGTAAATAGTTACAGTTATTGTATTAAACGCTTACTTATCGACAAAGCTACGCCAGTGGACAGCGCAGGAAAGAACGGGCAACCACAATGGACAAAGAAGCTGGCAAGGATGAGAGGACCAACTCCTTTGATATTGTGATTGCCCGTTGCAACTAAGCTACTGACTTAACCTATGGAAACGAGAGCGAGCATTTAGCCAAAGTAGTGTTAAGTGTTCACTTAGTGATGGTTAAGGTATACGAAACTTATACTAAGATCAAATGGTATTAAGTAATCACTTAGATTCTTTTGAGGTAGATAGCAGTTAAGCCATTTGCTTTGTCAAAGAAGTTCTTACCATAGGAGTTAATCAAAATGCGCTTCATGCCATCAGCAGGCTCATCGAGCGTCTGTCCGATGTGATTGCGAGACGAATGCTCCGTCAGCAGTTCCTCTTTGTTGCTGCCCCAATAGACCGTCGTTACCTGTGCCTTGAACATGCGGTCGAACTTTTTGTCGTACAGCGCGACGATGGAGCCTGACTGTAATCGGCTGTACCAGGCACGTCCTAGACGAATGGTATTGAATGCGTGTTTATCGAGGTTCGTTGGGTTCGCAAAGACAAAGACGGGGATAAACTCTTTGCACTGCGTGACTGTTGATGCTTTAGGACAGCGTGTAAAGCGCTCACAAGCGCGACACAAAGCGTCCTCATGTTCTTTTGAGTTCAGCACAAAGCTGTCATCGGAAAGTCGTCTCAGTGAGTTAAGACGAACTGATTGGAAGTGTTTCATGTTACTACCCGTTACGCTAATAGATTCAATTCCAAGTTAGCGCATCGGGTAGTCGGTGTCGGGTGGCTATTTAAGGTAGCTTTATGCTGCTTGCTTTTGTGACAGCGTAGCCGCTACGTCCATTGCCCACTGCTCGTCGGTCACAAAGCGATTGATCTTGCGGTCAAGCACCATGCGGGTCAGTTCGTCGGCGTCTCTGTATTTAGCGCGTAGAGCTAGGATGTGTTGGTTCAACACTTCAGCTAAACGAAGGAAGTAAGACGTGTTGCCAATCAATAGCTGTGTTGTGGCTTGGTCTTGGACTTTGCTAATAATAGGTTCAACTTCGCGCTCTTCATGGATCTTGTTCAGACCGGCTTGCGTGATCTCGTAAATCTTTTTATCTGGTTTGCCAGATTGCGGAACATACGAACACAACAGAAGCCCTTGATCAGCCAAGCGGTTGAGGTTGCGATAGATTTGTTGATGTGACGCCTCCCAACCTCTATCGACCACTAACTTACTTAGGTCGTAACCGGTTGAGGGGTTATTTTCAATTTGAGAAAGTAGAACGACATCCAAAAGTTTCATAATAGCTCCTAGCTATACCTTATTTCTCTGAAATATAGAGACAAATATGCCCTACGCCTTGTTATTTAATTATCAAGACGGTGTACAGTAATATTATTTATTCCCAACCAGTGAGAATATTCACCTTGCGCTTAATTTTATAAAATCTTATTGCGCTTCTTCGGATAATGTTTTCACTCTTGCCGCTACGCTGGCATATGAAACAACTAATCCGCTTGCAATAATTTTATCGTGCATTAGTTTCGGGCTCTTTTCGCCCTGACTAAGCATTTGGTTAATAATATCGTCACGGTGATTTCGCTCTCCTTGAGAGAGACGACGACCGCGTGAACCGACACTTGGGTTCTCTTGAAGGTATTTAACGAAGTCTTCAGCATCGATACCATCGGACAACATACGCAGTTTGATGGATTCGTACTGACGCTCTTTAGCGGCTTCGATAGACTTGCTTGTCGCATCTTGGATGGACGCCAATTGAGATGGCGTTAGTAGACTCAAGGCGTGAATCATGCGGTCTTCAGAAAGGCTAGCAAACGGCGCAAGAAGCTCGTTCCATTTGATTTTGTGCTCTTCCCCGTTATCAATTAAGTCATTGATTTTAAGCATCTTGGCTTCGTGTGTCATGGTCACTCCGACATTTGTATGTGTATATTATTTATGTAATTTGAACGGAAGTGCGATGGCAAGTCGCTCTTCCGAAATAAACTTATATGAGCATGGCTCTCGCTTTGTTCTTGGAAAGTCTGTCGGCTTTAGACTCTTTAATACCGATAGTGGAACTGCAATGTCCGTCTTCCCAGAGCCTTCTTGATTGGGGCGGCTCGAACGCCTCTATCTGTTACCTTAAAAATCAATAGCAATCGCGTTTCATCAAAACGCTCTAGCTCCAATCGGTCGCAGATAAATCCTTGCTCTTGTAATAAACTTTTATCCAACATGAGCCGCATACGCGGATTATTTTTGACTACTAACTCGCCCTTGTCATTGTTGACATAGTTAGCGGGAGATATAGTCACTTTTATCCGTTCGCTGCGTTCCTTGAGACGACGATGTTTCAGTTTTGATGCTTCCATATATCACCTATCAATCAATATCATCTGCTTATACGCTTAATAATATCACTGTTAATAAGAACCGAATATCATCACCAAGGCTCATAAGAGGCATTTTATAACCTAATGATAATCAAAGATCCACTATTATTTAAGTAATCGCTAAGTGATGTGATCTGCCCTAAAGAAAAACATCAAAAAGATAGATAAGGGGTAGTCACTATTTAGTTACTTAATGGTATTGTATGGCAAGAAATCGCCTCTTATTGAGAGCGACTTTCATCTAAAGGCGAAGCCAAGTTTGGTAATCAGCTTCGGTATAATGCTCGCAAGCCCCGTCAGGCTTGGATTCTTTGAAAGGTTCGAGTATCAAATCTTCCAGTTTGTCTTTGTGCTCATCACATGCCAACTGGATTTTTATTTGTCCTGAAGTATGGTTTCGCCAGACAGCTGGAACTCGCTTCGGTTTGCAGAAGGTACAATATTTCATACCATTCTTACGTTCCTTACTTTTAATCTTTCTCATGTCGATATCCAACGTGCGCTGTGTAGACATTTAGAAACCAAGTGACCAGTCTTTGGTCTACATGTGGTTGTAATATAGCCTAACGTAGTATTGTAGTTGCCCGACGTATAGACCGATAATAGAGTGAGAACCATATAAATTGATGGTTATTTAATCTCATCGGAGTCCAAGCAAAGTGTCTGGTATAGTTACCATCCATCTTTTTTGATGTCTTCTTGAGTCTCGGTAATAGATTTTCCAAATTTCATTATTCAAACGCCTCTAGCTCTTCTTTCCAGAACATACCTTGACCGCCTTCGCTATAAGCATCATCCACATCAACGCTGATCATCGGGTCATCTGGGTAGCTTTCACCACAGCCGCCAGAGTAATCAAGAAACTGAACGATGCCTTTCTCTTTACCGACTTTCACGAACTGACCAATCTTAAAAGGCGCACCTTCAACGTCTTCACGATAAATGGTGTAGAGGCGATCTCGCTGCTCTCTTTCATCAGCAAGGCGTTGACGCTTCTCCATTAGGTTCGCGTGGTGCTTATCGTATTGCTGAATGCCCCACACAATTGCAAACAAACAAAGGATAAGTTGGCTAGATGACTGCATCGCGTGGTGAACGGCCGGAAGACCATCTTCGAAGTTAATGTGCAGGTGTTCGCTCTGCCAATTGATGAGATTCAATTCAGCGTCGGACTTTGAATAGGCGGGAATCATTTCATTTTTAACTCTTTCCCACACCTCTCGCTTGATGGATTCGGACGACTCATTCTCTTCCCAATGGTTAAACCATTCGATGACATTGCTTCGCCAAAGTTTATCGCAAAACTCATTTTCGCCACCAAATTTAGACACCGACTTGAGTTTTTCTGAGTAGTAACCCACGTTGATTTTCATTTCATCGCTGCGGAAAAACTCGAACATATCGTTAAGCCTTGCGAAGACATACGTCCCGATATCACCCGAGATAACCAAGTGACCAGGATAGGTCACGATGTCGAAATGGTAGTTGCTAGAGCCGTTGTTGCTAAAGCGAAGGAAGCGGTGCTCTTTGTCATCGTTGATGATTTGCATGGAGTGATTGGCGACCGCTCTTAGCAGCTCTGCTTTGATTTGGTCTTCACGTTGGTTCTGTTTACTCATTCTAACGTCCTGATATTGTTTATTGTTTTGGTTTCTATGTCGCTATATGGGGCGTGTTTGTCACCCCGTTAAGAATCCGGTCACATAACAGACTTCACAGTTTTACTCGATGTGCCAGATATAGGAGGCGGGAAAGCTACGTGCGCGACAAGCGATCTGCTCATAGGTTGCGTTGTCACATTGGATGCGTCGTGTGCTGTATCCATCAAAAACTACTAAGACCATAAGTTATCCTTAAGAATCGTTGTTCTGTATGTTTGTTGCATAGTTATTATGTATGACTACGATAGGGATAGACTGTTTGCCCGTTGGTTATGTAACTTGTTAACAATCTATATATATGAATAGTTAGCAAAATGGCAGAATTGAAAAAGCGCTCTGTATGCGAACATAAGAGCGCCTAAGCGAATGAGAGTGCAATCAGACAGCTAGACGATTTCCAGCTCGTCTGCGCTCTTCTCAGTTCGTGGGATCAGCTTGATTAGCTCGTCATAGAGATCGTTCTCTTCGATGAGCTTGATGAGCGGTTTGCGGTTGTACTTCTTGCCTTTGAACTCAATGAACGCGCCTTTCTTCGTCATTGCGCCCTTCGCACAAAGGTAGTCAACAAGCCCACCGACCTTATCGAGATAGCCTGTACCATCGTCTTTGAACAAGAATTCCCACTCACACTTCTGGAATGGACGAGAGACTTTGTTCTTCACGACTTTCGCCTTGATGAGCTGACCGTACTCTTCACCGCTATCCTTTAGAACCTTACGAGACAGTGCGATGCGAACGGACGCGTAGAACGCAGGCGCTTTACCGCCAGAGGTCTTCGTGTTGTCGCCGAACATGACTCCGGGATCTTGGCGAATCTGATCGAGGAACAGCATCAAACAGTTGGTCTTTTCCGCATGGAGCGCGAGTGATGGGAAACTGAGCTGCAGCATTTGGCGAGTGCCAATGAGTCATTCATCTTCAGTTCGTCGGCATCTTTGTCGAGCTTCTGGCGTGGCACCATTGAAGCGAGCGAGTCATAGACAACAATCAAAGGCGCGTCAGGCGAAATGATTTCGTTGTCACGGATGTAGTGTGACCACTTGATTGCTTTGGTAATGGACTCTTCGAACGTATCTGGGAATTGCAGTGAAAAGTAGCCTTTGCGTGTGTCTAAGCCGTTCTCTTCCGCTAAGTGCTTCATAAAGCTGCGCTCGTGATCCATAAACAGTGCTAGACCGCCTTGTCGCTGCGCTGCTGACATGGCTTCGGTTGAGATCAGCGTTTTACCGCTTGAGCTGTCACCGTACATTTGAACAATACGACCGCAAGGTAAACCTTTGAACGGGTCACCGGACAATGCTTCGTTAAGTGGAGGATAGCCAGTGTCTAGCCAGACATTGACTCCGCGAGTTTCAGGTTCGCCGCCAAAGATTTCGTCAATGGCTGCTGCTGCGTCTTTAGTACTCATAATTCGTCCTTATTCAATGCCTAACAGATCTTTTGTTGCTGCGATCAGCGCTTTTCCTCGTAGCTCTGGACGCGCTGCTTTCAGTTCGTGCTTGGCTGCGTTGAATTGTGCTTTCTTCGCCTTCTCAACAAGGCTGTTGGCGTAGTCAACATCGTGCTCTTCACGCTTGAACGTCCACAGTGCAGGTAAGTCGAAACGCTCGCCGTAGTCCCAAATGAACCACGCATATTCGCTGTTATCTGAACCGCCATGAACAAACTGCGGTCGAGGGGTCAGCATGAAAAGATTGGTGACAGGGAACTCACGCCAAAAGTCAGCGCGTTCTTTGCTGCCTAACATGGACATGCGAAGCAACATACACACGGTGCCGTTCGGTTGATGTCACGGTCAATCGCAGTTCGAATGAACTCCAATGCGTGACTGAATGGTGGGTTCGTGATGATGACATCGGCGGTTAAGTCGAGGTCGATAGGATTGAGATAGTCTCGATGGTTCGATAGCTCTGCCCACTTCTTCTCGTGACCAACAGGGAAACGGTCGAAGATACGACCGTCACCCATAGCTGGCTCAGAAAAGATATCCCCTTCTTTTGGCTTAAGATGAGCAAGCAGCGCATCGATACACCAATACGGCGTTGGGTAGAAGTCTTGTGCAATCCGAGCTTTAGCCATTGTTTTGCTCCTCACAATGATCGTGAGTAGCTTTCACCGTTGGCTGAGATTTCCACCATGTTTGAACATCGTTTCGAATCAGCTCGCGCACCATGTCCTCATCAGGGAAGCAATGACGGGCTCGGTAGTGTGCAATGACACAATGAGCAAACAAGTCCATTCGCTCATAGTGGAACACACCAGGCAAGCCGTCTCTCATTGCTTCCTCTTCAAGCGCGTTGTCAGCGAACTCAGAAACAGTGGCTAACTCAAGACACAAATCTATCTCTCCGCCAATGCTCTCAAACTCTTCAAGGCTGAACTCGTAGGTGTTCTGAAACGACTGCCATAGATAGGCATGAAATGCGGCTACACTTGCTGTCATTACGCGGCTCCTTTAAAGAAGGTGTTCTCAAAGACCTCACGCTTTGCGATCACTGAATGAAACGCCAACTCTTCGCATAGCTCGAAGAACCCATCGGGGTTTTTCTTGGTTTTGACGATCTGAATGTTCTCTGGCTTCGGAGCGAGACTCAAATCCATCAGCTTACGGTTACGCACGTAGCGCTTCACTAACTCAGGATTGCTACAGAACCCATTGAGCTTTTTGATGTAGCGTCCAAACTCAGCACCGATGTTCTCTTTTGAAAACTCACCTAATGCTTTGTGCTCTGCAAGCATCGCTCGAACCGAACCCCACTTAGCAAGAACCAACTCAGATGCCTTCTGGCCAAGACCGTCGATGCCATCAATGTTGTCAGACTTATCGCCAATCAAGCACTTTGAATCCACATACGCTTCAGCGGTTGCAAAGCCGGTTTGCTCAGAGAACAAGGCATGATTGCAGCTGCGGTCAAAGCGTGGGTCGTACCAACTGATGTTCTCGTGTTTCGCGACCATCTGAAGCCAATCTTTGTCAGACGTAACAAGCACCACTTCATAGCCTTTCTTCGCATAGTGCAGCGCAAGGTAATAGCCTAAGTCGTCAGCTTCTAAACCGTCGTGATGCACTTGAGGAATGCCAAGCAAGCCGAGCATCTTCTCGATGTATGGCTGCTGCGAGTGATAGTCTTCTTTGGCTTTGACTTTCTCTGGCGTGTCGTTGCGCTTGCCTTTGTAATCAGGACAGAGGTCATAGCGGAATTGTGCCTTACGGTCCCATAGGTACATGAACTGAGCGCTCTTCACTCGGTTCTTAAGGCTTCGGATGTTCATCAGAACGTTATAGATGGCTTGAGTGGCTGATCGCCAGTCTTTAAGTCAGCGGCGTGTTGTCCAGCGTAGCCAACGCTGTTTGCGTCAATCAGATATACAACGGGCATGGGGATATCCTTCTTCTAGAAAAAAGAAAGAGCCAACAAATCGTTGGCTCTCGCGAAAGACCTAATTACAGGTCATCTAGGTCGGCAAGGATGTCATCAATGTCGTCTAGGTCGTCGCCTGCACCACCGCCCGTTGAGGCTACTGCATCGTCAGTACCAGTGGCTTTTAGCTCTGCTTCTTCAAACTCAGCATCTTCGATGCCATCAAGCAGTTCGTCGTCCATTACTTCCATCATGTCGTCTTCAACCTTAGTTGGCTTAGACGCGATGGCTTTCGTGCCTGCTTTCGCAGTTGGCGCACGATCAACAAGCAGACCGACAGTTGCGTTTACTGCGCTCAGTGCCTTCTTCAGACCGTCTTCATGTTCTTGCTGTACGAAGTCCTGAAGATTGGTCATTGTGTCGAGTACTTCATCAGGAACCGGCTCCGACTTCGCAGCAGGCATGACGTTGTACTTGGTGTTAAGACCGGTACCTTCACGAGTGATAAGAAGGTCGATACCTTCTTTCGGATCGATCATTTCTGGGTACTCTTCCATGATGTCGATAACCTTCTCAAAGGTTGTCGGCGTCATCTGAAGGATTTGCGCGATGTTGGACTTGTCTGAAGAGTTGCGATGAACCACATTCAGCAAGATCTCAGCACGACGACACTTCGCCTCTTCGATAAGCTCCAATTGCTCATCGTCAGAAGCATGGCGCGCGGCCTCTTCAATCGCAGCACATACGTCACAAGGCTTTTCAAACGTCTTGTCCACACAGACATAGACCGCTTTTACCTTGTTACGACCCGAAGTCGCGTCTTTCTCATCGCCTTTAATGTAGTGCAAGCCGAAGTCTGCCCAGAACTGATCGTCTGCTGCGTCCTTGTGAGCAGGTAGAATGCGGAACTTATGCTTACCCATCGGGATACGCATAACGTCAGCACGTTGACCAGAGTTCGCCTGAATAGACTTTTTCTTGGCGGCTAGCTTTTCGCGAAGTTTTGCAGATGCGCTCATATTTTAATCCTTTTAATAGGTGGTTTAGTTTTGTAGGTTTCGTTTGTTTCTTTGGTACTTAGGTGCGATAAATCGCTGATAATAGTTAATTATCATAGTTAGTATAAAGTGCTTACTTAAGAAGTTAAGCAAACCCAAAACACTACCTATTCAGCTTCCATTTCTTCGATAGCTGGTTTTGAAACCAAGTTCGATTGAAGACTGGCAGCTCAATCTCTACCCATGACTCACGACCGCGAAGCTCTTGCTTGCCTTCGTCGTTGGTGAAGATAATGCCTTGTGTGAAGAAGTACTTGTCACCGTCTTTCACGACGCGGTTGTCACGAGTGTTCACTAGCACTGAAGCGTCAGCCTCTTTCCACTCATCTTTTTCCGTGATTGGAGAAAGCAGCTGTGCTTGTGCCAATGATGCGAATAAACCAATCGTCATCTTAGATGCCTGCTCGCTCTGGAACGGTTGAGCGCAGAATGCAGCAAGCAAGTCCAGAGCCGCTTGAATCGACTCGACCGGAATACCGTCTTCGCCTTGCGATGCGATCAGCAAGTTAGCTTCGTTGATGGCACGTTGATGAAGAGGGTTGTTGGTGTTAACCAGGATGCCGCCGTTACGACGAACGAAGTTGTCCTGAAACGCCATAAGCTGACGGTCAACAATCTTGAGAGTTTCTGACTCCATAGAGGACTGCTGTGGTTGCTGTTGTTGGTTCATCCTAAAGATTCCTTTTTGATGCGTTCGATACGCTGACGAGGGGTTTCGTCAGCCACTTTTCCCTTGAGATACAGCTCGCCTTTCAACTCTTCTAAGCGAGATTTGCCCTTCTGGACAAGCATGTCACGGCGTTGTCTGAATGCTTCCAGACCTTCTTTAATGATCAATGCTCGCATCTTGGCTTTGTTCGCTTTGTCCATCGCACGAATGTAGTCTTCGCTGCGAGTGGTTTCGGACTCTAGCTGTGCCTCAGTGAATTTGATGCCGCGACCGGTTTTCGCATTGCGAAGCGCCGCGTTCTTCTTGGCGTAGACAATTTCAGCCTGAATCTTGGCGTGATCAGCTTCGTACTGCGCCCGTGCATAGAGTGATGAGTAGTAGCATAAAGAGAGGCTTGCTCAGTCATGCAGCCATCAAGATCGGCGTCGTTGATCTGCAAGTCCTTTTGAAGCTGCTTAGGATCGAATTTACGCGATTCGTATCCGGCCATCACTTCCATATCATCATCTGATGTTGCCATATTCTCACCTGTTGGTATTAAGCACTTACTTAATGTAAAACTTATACTAGCGAATTTATCGAAAAAGAAAAGTACTACCTTTAAATTATTAGGGGTAAGTTCCAAGCTAGGCTTGGAACTCTGCTACCTTCGCAGGAAGTACAGTCGTGTTATCGTGCATCGTAAACTCCTCTTCAAAAGGAAGTTTCCCATTTTCGTCCGTCCAAAGCATCTGAGTGACGCGCACCTTTTTCAGTGAGTTGTAATAGTACTCAAACGCCTGAACAGTGAACTTGTTCTTCAGCTGATTGGTGATCGCTAACTCTTGAAAGAACGCAGGCAGCGTCTCACCGGTTTTGCTTTGAGCGATGTCGTGGCAAAGCCTTTTATCTCGCCCTTCTCTTTGAATATTTCAACGGCGCGAGAGAGCAGCAAGTGAGCGATGTGAGGGTGCATATCACCGACAATCAAGATCTCTGGCATGTTCAACTCAGTTAAGCCGATGGTGTAGAAAAACGGGTGCTCGCCGTTCTCCCCTGCTCCAACTGCCATAACCATGAAGCCGTGCTCGTAAATGGTCTTCTTGATGTTGCTGTAAAATGGGTTCATTGGAATGTCCTTAACTTCTCGTGTCGCGCAATGGCGAAATCAACGTTTCTCTTCAAAGCGGTCAGAATATCTTGCTGACTGTACGCCTTACCGTTCTGATGAATGGATTCAACCCATTCGTTATCGCCCTTAGTGCCGATCAGCGCGATAGTAAGCGCATCCAGCTCTTGTGTCTCGGTATAAACTGGACAGCTGTCGGTACAGTCACAACTTGTACCGCAAGTCCCGCTGTGTCTGACTTTAAAGGGTAAAAATAGGTGCATATTAACTCCTAGTGATGCAGCTTATACGGCTTCATGCCTTGCGCTCGACGCATTTTAGACTTTCGCTCCCGCTCACAGCCTTTGCACATCGAATGCGCCCCGCCTATTTGAGAGCGAGTGCGATGCCAAAATTCTTCAACAAGTGGATAGTACTCTTCACATCGTGGGCAAAAGCGCTCGATGGAGTCCTCACCCAAACGAATACGCTTGGCGGCCAATCGCTTTGTGAAGACCGACTCGGACAGTTCGAAGTCGCAATCCAAGACTTCTTGAGCCAACAAATGCAATGGCACTTCCAGCTTGTCTGAAATGACATTCAGAGGCAGATCAGGCAGTAACATCTTTGCCAGTTCGATATCGTTATTGTCCATTAAGCAACTCCTTGCTTTGCTTCTTTTTGAAGACGGTTCATGGTCAGTTGGCAGGCTCGACAATGCGAGCTTGCCCCGTCGTTGGATGAGCGATTGTGATGCCAGAACTCAGCGGTAAACGGAACGAACTCATTGCAGCGATAACAGCGGCGCTCAATCGCACCCTCACGGATCTGAATGTTGTTGTTCTTTACGCGAGCATCAAACAAGCGCTTAGTCATTGGGAAGTCACACTCATACGCTGAACCCGTCAGCTCCCACAGTGACACTTCAAACTTCTCAGCGATCACTTGAGGGGGCAAATCGGGCATGAGTGCCTTCACTAGCTCAATGTCATGTGCATCCATCGTTTGCCCCTCCGCTCTAATCGACAGTGCTTTCGCCATAGAACTCACCCATCGTCAGACCGCGCTTGATCTTCGTGTTCTTGCATACTGCATAGCGACCATACTTTTGAGTGCCGAAGTACTCCCAATCGTAAACAGGGCTATCCAGCTCAAGCTCTTCCAAATCGCGAAACTCAAGAACCTTGTGCTCTGGACGAGCTTCTTGAAAATCGCGGTGAACAAAAGCGCCAGTTCTTACAGTCATAATCAACTCCTTAGCCACTCATCGTAGCTTTTCAATGGTTTTCCAGTGGTGATGTCCATGCCCTTGCCATCGTCAGCACAGGCGAGATAAATCTGGTATTCAGCATCGTTACTGCCGCGTTGCTTCGTCTGCCAGTTCGCATTCGGCACTAGCTTGTCGTTATCCATTAACACTCTCCTTGAGCTTCACATCATCGAAACTGAGGTCGTAGGCAACTTGACCAGGCGTTGAGGTTGCATACAGTTCGTTGAACGTCCAAGAGTGGTCAACGTAGCGGTCAAACCAACGCTTCAAGCCTTGTTTGAGTTCGTCTTGACTCATCCAATGCTCATTGCTGCTGACCCATTCCGACAGTGCTTTGTTCGACAGAGAAAGCAGCCCTTGATAGCACTCTTCCACTGCGTCCATTTTGAATGCGTCACGCTTGTCACTGACCTTTTTCGACTGCTGCCACTTCAGGTCACAATGCGCTTCATGGCGGTCATCTTGCTGCGTTTTGAGCGAAGGAAATGCCTGAAAAGCAAACGACTCACAAATGCCCCATCTGTATTGCCCATTGCTATCAATGAAGCGATGGATGCTTTGCATGATCTCGTCTTTGGATAGCGACTTGTTCGTCACCAATGGCGAGATAACGTTACGCTGCGGGATACGCTTGCCGAAGTAGAGCTTAAAGAACGCGGATGCGTAGGCGGTGTCACTGACGTAGCCGTTTTGCTTGCGCTCGATCACTTGCGACATTGCTTGCATGACCGCTCGCTGTATCAGATTGTGAGGAATGAGTTTGCCTGCCATCGTCTCTGTCTCTATGAGTTATCGATGTAGCTATGTTATGACGTTAAGAACGGGCGCTCACGTGCGCCCATTGGTGTGTTTTAACCTTGAAAGACGTGACCGACTTTGATGGTTAATGCCTCTTCTTTGGTGTCAGCGAGGATCAGTTGTTCACTCTCGACGCCATAGGCCTCCGCCATCACTCGGACAATCCAGTAATGATGATGTGGCTCTGGCTGACCCAACACCTTCGTTACTTCGAAATCAACTAGGTTCATTGCTGTAGACTCCCGTAAGGTCGATGGCGCGCTCAAAGAACGTGTTGGCTTGCGTGTTCGCGCCGTCGTACTTAATCGCAATCGCCCCAATCAAAGCGCTGTCCAAAGTCTCGAAGGAGCAGCACATATCTTCGCCCTTGATGTAGATGTGAAAGGCTGTAGTGTCGGTACCTTTCTCGATGTACTCACGGATAACGTAATCGCCAATCACATGATCTTTGACGACTTCGCCCCACACAAACTTTTTGGTTAATGCTGTCATTGCTAGTCCTCCGAGCCGCTGAGTTTTTCACGAATGCGCTCAATGAAATGAAGCGGTTCGCTGTCATACATGCCGTAGTCTTCGAGTCTTTGACCATGCTCCATCGCGACTTTCGTAGCGGCTCCAACCGCCACTGTTAAGTGATGATTGATGGTCTTTGGCTCTCGCAACGATTCGGTCAGCGCATTAAAGAAGGCATCTTGAACCTCTGATGCACCCTCCATGCTTGAGTAGAGCTGAAGGTTGTCCTTGTCTTCACGGACAAACTCGGCGGCCACTGTCAGTTCACTTTCGATATTTTGGATTTTCACGATAATGCCTCCTGTACTTCACTAAAGATTTCATCAAGATGGTTTTGAACATCTGGATTGACGTATGTCATTTGGGGATTCGGTGCAAAGAAGATGGAACAGTCGCGCTTCACGTCATAGATGACTTGTCCAGACAGCGCTTCCCAACCACCTTTCACGTCAGGACAAAGCGCTCGAATCGCTGCGCCTCCTGCACACACAATGACGCTTGGTTTTAAGAGCTCCAATTCTCGGTCGAGATAGTGGCTCCAATGGGTGATTTCTTCGGTAGACAGTTGCTTGTCTTTCTTTTTCGCCTTAACAACGCCCGTGTAGTAGCCCTCAGACTTCTTCAGTCCTGCGGCTTCAAGTGCGCTTGCTGTGTAACCGAACGACTTACCATCAGCGAACTTGCCTGACTTCTCTTCACTGAAGGCAGCGCTGTCGGTAATCATCATAAACTTGGGTCTGGCGCCATAATTAGGGATGACCGGTGTGATACCGGTTGAGAGTCCTTCTTCGTCGTAGCCTCTGCTTGGATCTCTTTACTCAGCTTGACGATTTCTTCCTTCACCGTCTTCAAGTCGATATAGCGGCTCGCTTTGACGTTGTTGAGCATGAGGTTCGGGATAAGCTCTTTCTGATCTTTCAAGCGGTCAGGGTGACGAGGGTCAATGGCTTCATCGTCAATGTCACAGAACGCGCCCACTGCATTGAGGTTGTCTTGCGCTCGCTTGTTGCAGTACCGCTTCTCAATGGACTCGATGAAGTGCTTCTTACTGGTAAAGCGACCGCCTATCTCTTCTCTGACGCGCAGTATCATCGCCGTCCCTTTCTCAGAGACTTGCTTCACTCGATTCAGTGGCGCGTACAGAATGTGTTGCTCGCGCTTGTCGTCGTAGCCAATTTCAAACGTGTCAGTTGAGTTATTCACACACGGTGGGACGACATACACGCCATGCTCGGCGGCGTCTTTTACGATAGGCGTCAGTGCATCTTCTTTTACGATGGACAGAGACGCGGCGAAGAACTCAGCGGGATAGTAGTGCTTGAGGTACATACATAGGTAGCTGATCAGCGTGTAAGCCACAGAGTGCGATTTGTTAAAGCCGTAGCCTGCAAACTTCGCTATCTGATCGAACAGATGCGAGGCGTGACTCTCTTCCATGTCAGAACATTTCACCGCACCGGCAACGAACTTCTCACGCTGCTTCTCCATTTCTTCAGGTAGCTTCTTACCCATTACTTTACGGAGCTTGTCTGATTCGCCCATCGTGTAGCCACAGAGATCACGCGCTATCTGCATGACCTGTTCCTGATAGACAATGATGCCTCGCGTCTCACGCAGTGCAGGCTCCATCTTCGGATGCTCATAGTGCGGTTTCACAATGCCCTGCTTGATTCGCACATACTCTTCGGTCATGCCCGATTGGAGAGGGCCAGGACGATAGAGTGCAGTTGCCGCGTACACATCCTCAAACGTGAGCTTTCGACCCCCTTCGCCAAATTGCTTGAGCAAAGAACGCATTCCGCCAGAGGTAAACTGGAACACACCGACCGTCTTACCTTGCGCGAACGCATCCAACACCTTCTCGTCATTGAGTGGCACACTCAGCAAGTCGAGGGTTTTACCGTGACGCTCTTTCACCTTGTCTTTGGCTATCTGAATCACATCGAGCGTGGACAGTCCTAAGATATCGAGCTTGATTAAGCCCAATCTTCGACGACTTGTTTATCCCAACACACACTCGCATCGCCTTTACGCTTTTCGACCACCGCACGTTCAATCAGCGGTTCACCGGCAACCACGACCCCTGCTGCGTGACGACCGAGCGATCGCATCGAGCCATCAAGTTGCTCAGAGATACTGAAGGGTTTTGGGTTGTTCACAGCGTACTTGGCCACCTCTGGCAGCTCTTTCGCATTCTCAAGTGACATGCCTTGCTCAATGCCTCGTGTGCATTTGAGTTCGTCTTGGCTGATGCCATACATACGACCGACATCGCGTATCGCTGACGCACTGCCTAACGTGGTGTAGTTGTTAATACCCGCCACGTTCTCTTCACCAAAGGTCGCGGTTATCCAATCAATCACTTCTTGGCGACGAGACGACATGAAGTCGGTATCGATATCGGGATAGTCGAGACGGTCAGGGTTAAGGAAACGCTCGAAGATAAGACCAAAGCGAAGCGGGTCTACGTCAGTGATGCCGATGAGATACGCAACCAACGAACCGGCTGCAGAACCACGAGCGGGTCCAACCATGATGTCATTCTCTTTCGACCACATGATCACATCACGTACCAAGAGGAAGTAACGGTCAAAGCCCATGTCACGCAGCACCTTCAATTCGTACTGCAATCGCTCCTTGTACTCAGGTAGCGCAGCTTTATCGGGTTTGAAGCCGAAGATCTCGCGCTCTAGTCGCTCTTTCCAGCCTTCTTTGCACAAGCGAACCAGTTCGTTGAACTCATCCTCTGCCATTTGAGGCAGACACATTGGCTGCTTCGTCCATTCGTAAGAACAGGCATCAAAGAGATCGCTGCTGCTGTCCACAAATGCGCCGACCTTCTCCAACTTATCGAGCATGGCTTTACACTCGAGTCCTAACTCATCGCTTGGCTGAATCACAAAGTCGCGATTGAATGGCACACTGCGAAGACGGTGCGTTGCGCTGCCGTGTCCGATGATGTAGCTCATTACATCACGCGCCTCATCTGCGCCTGCTTCATACAAGGCAGGACGAGAGAAGACCACTTTGGCATCGCTCTCTATCGCGCTGTGCGCTGCGATTTCGTTTACTCTGTCAAAGTATGCGCTTTGCACTGGGATCAGCTCTATGAAGCGATTTGACGCGCTGACGTGCTTAACCAAAGCGCTATAGATGCGCTGATAGTTTGAGTGTTGAAACAGCGAGAAAAAGTCGCCGGTAGTGAGGATAAGCCCATCAGACTTTAAGGCGATGACCAGCTCTTTGATGCCGATTCTTGGCGTGTAGTAGAAGTACTCTTCCGAGTTCGCTGCGGTCAGCAGTCGAAACAAGGCTTTCAAGCCGTCTTCGTTCTTCACGTAGAGCTTTGCTTCCCAAAACTCATTTGGCTTGGCCTTCTCCCCTGACTTTTTCGATGGCGGTCGATACGCAGGATCGTCAAAGACTTTGATGTTAACGCCAATGATGGCTTTGATGGGTTCGTCGAGCGTTCGCACCTTGTTGAACAAACTTGTCATGCCGGACACCGTAGCGTCATCAGCAAGGGCGACTTGTTGGTACCCGTTGGTTTGTGCCAGTTCAATAATGCGCTCAACCGGTAAGATTGAACGCCCCATACTGAAGGTGCTACGTGTATTAATCAGTGAGTTCATACCCGTTCCTTGTTTTCTCAATGACGCCTATCGCGAGTAGTGCCTGCGCTGCGAAACTGGCGTGATTGCTGATTGCGGTCGGTTTGCAATCCGGTCTATCGGTAACAATCAGCTCCTTAAGCTGATCGTGAGTAAACTGTTGGTCGCGATTGAGTTTGTCCTGAATCAGCGCGAGATACGTTGGCTTCACGCCCTTAAGACGATTGCCCCCACGACGCGCATCAGCTTTCATGTCGATGCCTCTGCTTAAGATGGCTGTCGCGACCTTTCTTGCTCGAACCCCACACGTTGAGAGATCGACTTCGACCTCAAACTTGGTGTTCGCCTGCGTCATCAAATGAATCGCTTTGGTCTTCACGCCGTGCTTATCAAGAAAGCTCTGAGCCGCACTCAATAACGGCTCGACATTCAGCCTTGTGTTGATGTCTTCCAGACGTGCCATGACTTGCTTACCGCATTCGACATTCATCGAACATCGCTTGCATGGCGCGGTCGTTGGAAAGAAAGAAGATGCTTGCCCCATGCAGTGAGGGGCAAGAGAGTGTTTCGTCATGCGAGGCTCCGCTATAACAGAATGCGTTGAGCGATTTGGCTTACGACTTCACGGTCTTTCGTTGTGAGTCGATTGATGTAAGCGAGTTCAAGCCCCTTCATAAAGGACGCTCGCGCAATGGCGATCTTCGCAGAGTTGATGAGGACACGAGGCCGATAGGTGTGCGAATCTTTTTCGCATCGTAGGCGTCACGTACTTTCGCAGCGAAGTCCACAAGACGTTGTGCGTCATCGGTTGAGATACCGCCTTGAGCACTGACAACCTGTGTCTCTTGCTTCTTAGGCATAAACGGAATTTGCTCAACGACACCGAATCGCTCTGCGTTCGCGCCGTTTTGAATGTTTGTGCCTTGATAGATGCCGGTTTCGTCAGCGGCCATGTTCGTGTTGCCGGTTGCGACGAAGCGGAAGTTTGGATGAGGTTGAATCATGCGCCATTCAGAATCAGCAGGCGCTTCTTTGATGATGAGTGCTTTACCCTCAAGCACTGGCTGATAGACCATCATCGACTGTGGATGACCCATGTCATATTCATCAGCGAGATAGACCCAACCGTATTTCATTGCAAGAGGAAGAGGACCCGGTCGAAGTACGTGCCTTCCGTGTTCGCAGCCATCGAACCAAGAATGTGTGACTCTTCAGTGGCTCCTGTGTGCTGAATACGAATCATAGGGCGATTCGTGCGAGCTGCGATTTGCATCCACAGTGTTGTTTTACCTGTACCTGCATGACCCCAAAAGAAGCCTGGTATGTTGAGTGCGATAGCGGTTAAGCCTGACTTCAGCTGATCGATAGGAAAGACATAATTCGGATCAACCTCTGGCACTTGCATCGACCATTCGCCGTCTTCGAGAACTTCGACCATTGCAGGTGTCCCATCAGGACGCATTGCTGCTTTGATTTTGCCGAGATTGAATAGCTTGTGCATTTCGCCAGCGCGAGACGTAGCTGTCGCCGCCTCTAGTGCTGACATTTCACGAGATTCCTTCTCTTTGTCTGCTGCCTTCTTCTTTGCTTCGATTCGCGCTAGGGCGATCTCACTGAGAACGGGCGCATCTGGGTATTCAGCGCGATACTTTTCCAATGTCCATTCTGGATGTTCGTCGCGAATATGAATCGCCATTGCGTGTACTTTCGCACCGCAGATATTACATTCAATCTTACTCATTTTATCCTCTGTCACACTCTTCATTTAAACAGTGTGATCATTATGTATCACACTGTTAGGGTTAACAATACTAAGCACTTACTTAAGAAAGGGCAAACAAAAAAATCTATAAACCCAAGATGATGTCACGAACCTTTGAAACCACTGTTGTAGGGAGCGTACTGAGTTCATGCAACACGGTGTAGTTCGTAAAATAGTTACCAACACCCGAATGTTGGATGCCAATTCCGACAAGATTGATGCCTGCATTTTCTATCATTTTAGTGGTTTTCTTGAGGTGTCTTATCAGCGCTGCGCTCGACTCCGTTGAGCAACATGGCGAGCCATCGGACAGCACAATCATTGCCTTGCCCGAGCTTGGCTGACCCGCTAATCGCTTCGCCGCTAACATCAGTGATTCCCCGTCCACGTTTTGCAGAAGAACGCCACGAGACGGTTGTGACCAAGACGCCAATCGCTGCATCACAGTCGGTGACCAAATCTCGCCAAAGTCTTTGAATACGGGCATGTAAATCGCATCGAGTCGCGCATAGGCAAACTTGTCGTCGCGCTTTGTCCCTTCCAGATGCACATCATCGCGTGAGGTGAATCCGATGATTTCGAAGTTGATACCGATACTGTCGAGTGCCACGCCCATTGCGTAAGCCGCTTCGATCGCTAACTTCATTCGAGTGCCGTGCATCGAGCCAGAACAGTCGATAACCAATTGAACGTCGAAGTCCTGCGTCTTTCTCACCTCGCGAGTGCGGAACACTCTCATGTCGCCTGTGCGAATTCGAGACAGTTGGGATGGATTAATAGCGCCGCGTGTCTGGCCACCTTTCCAATACGATTTCTGTTGGCTAACAAAGGCACGTTCGAAGTCCAGTTGAATCGCGCTCGCCACATCACGAACCTCTTTATCAAGCGTGACCACTCGTGATTCGGCTACGCTTTGCGAGCAGACGATGGGAGCCGGTTCTATCAAGTCATGATCGGTGGTTGGAATGACGTAATCAGACGATTCAGCCGACGCTCGCGCCATGACGGAAATCTCTTCACTCATCGCATCATCGAGATCGCCAATCGAGTGATCGAGGAACTCAGTTTCAGAGCTTGGCTTCCAAGTGTCTTTGCCCTCTTCCTCTTCTTCCTCGTCGTCATCATCGAACTCAGCGGCTTTGTCGTCACCGACGACCTTCTCGTCAATGTCGCCGTCAATCTCAGCATCAGCGTCCATCTTCGAACCGGTTTCAACGTCAGACTCTTCTTTCTCTGGCTCTTCAGAGTCAGCGCCTTCCGCTTTTTCGTCGTCCTCTTCTTCGCCTTCTTCGTCATCGTCATCGTCATCGGATGCAGAACCGGCAGATTCAGACTCAGGCTCATCGAAGTCTTCCTCTTCGTGCTCGTCACCGCCTTCAGACTCATCCTTCTCTTCATCTTCAGGCTCTTCGTCCATGTGATCGCCTTCTTCGTCAGCGATAGAGCGACTGCCAGAGCTGCGACCGCCTTCAGAGCTTGGTGACGATGGCTTCTTAGGCTTGATGTCATCAGAACCTAGCTTGCCGTCAGCATCCGCTTCACTGCTCATGTCCGAGTCATCCAAGTCATCAGCAGGATCGCGCATGATTTGAAGCAGCACTTCGCGCCCAATGTCGATGTTTTCCCAAGTGTCTTTCGTGTATGGAACACGCTCGATAAGGTCAGTGTCGATTTTGTCGATGATAGGCTGAACGTGCGTCCACTTGTCATTCATGTATTCAGTAAAGCGAGACACATCAGCCATGAACGCACGATGGCTGGAAACAGCACACCGAAGAAGGCCATTGGGTTTGTTTCGCCAGACTTAAGGACTTTCTGAAAGTTGCGGTCAACAATCTTGTCTAAGAAGAGGTCGAACAGTTTGTTGAAGTTATCGCGGGAACCAGGGAACCGCTCGCGCATACGGCGCTCAACGTATGGGTCTTCAAAGATGTTCTGCATTTCCAATAACTGCTCATCGTGAGCAATGGACAGCAGCGCTTTGCGGTCAGTAAAGAGTAGATGACCCACTTCGTGATCGAGAAAGCCCTGAACGGATAGAATCAGCTCGTCGCTTGCGTCATCTGGTAGGTATGGCAGTACAACTCGCGTTGGTTCGCCCGTCACTTCGTTGTAAGCAACATAGGCTTTCATGCCTTGCTGCGACACGGGGATTTCGCGATCAGCGAGTATCTGCGTGATGGTCGCAATCGAGTCACGCACGATTTGAACCGGTGACAATAGTTCCATAGTATTCACTCTGTTAGATTAAGTAACAGCTTAATACTATAAATATTAACTAGGGAAATAAAGTGATTTGATTGGAAGTGAGAGGGAGGGTCCGACTGACTAAGCCAGTCGGCAGACCTAAAAGTTATAGAGCGTATTGGTCTCGAAGAAGCTCTTTAAACTGACCGATAGTTTCCTCATCAGGTTCTATCTTCTGATCAAGTTCTTGTTCCACTTCTCTAATAGCATTAACTAATAATGCCTCTGATTCTGTATGAGTATACATAAGGATAGCTGAGACAGCTTTCCAGACTCTTTCAAATTCTGCCTTCTCTGAAGGTGAATCTGTTTTCACAATAGTTAGTTGTAAGGAGTCTCTTAGTTGAGAGATAAGAAGTAACCTACGATCAATATTGAGGTTATCTGCAACCGCAATCACTCTATCTAGTGGAAGACGCATTGTGCCACGACGTAACATAGAAAAGATTGGAGAAGCACTTTTTGAATTTGGCTTGATCATGCCACACATTCTCGCGATTTCATTTAGGCTTAGTCCTTTTGCTTTAGCAGTGTCTAAGCCTTTATCTATCAACTGATGTACTGGCGGGATATCACCAAGCATTAACGCTCTGTTGTTGTCTGTCATCTGTTGTTACTCCTGACCATGATGATTCAAGGTTGATTGCTAGTAATACTTTTAACCTTTTACTTATCAAAAAGTGGTAGCGCTAACGCTCATCTAAGACGCAAGATTTCTGAAAAGCGGAAAAATTCCGTATAACTTTCATAAATCTAACTTAGATTTAGTAATTTCTTTAAATTACTACACTTTGAAAAGTTAAGTTTTTATTACTTTTTATAGTTGAACTAGGGGATAGCTTTAAACGCTTACTTATTTTTATTTTTTCTCATCATAGTCAATTAGTTGACGATTATCAACACGCATATTCTGGTGTTTACTAGAAAAATCTTTGACTATGAAGGGTTCTCAGTTCTGAGACGTGTGGCATTATAGTGCAACAGGTTGTGTGAGGGAATTCTTAGTTTCACTATTTTTTGTGATAGAAGTTGCAGATTGAAAAAGGGAGCGAGTGCTCCCTTTTATTTAAATTACTGTCTGGACTTACGACGATTTCTTATTTGTTTTTCCATATCTTTCAATACGGCAGGCATATTGTCTTCAAGTAATTTTTCTAAAACACCTGCAACTAGGTTCTCGACATTAGTTTCATGGTATTCAGCCAAATCCTTTAAGTCTTCTGCCATCCAAGTAGGGATACGAGCCCCAAGCTGCTTAAGATTGTCGCCTTTTTGTTTATTCCTAATATGAAGTTTAGGAACATAGTATTCTTCTTCGGTAACGCTATTTAGACGGACTTTTTCCGAATTTGCGTCAGTGCTTTCAACCGCTTCGCTAGTCGTCTCGTTGACTAGATCTTGAAGTCCCGAGCCTTCGTTTACTTTGTTTGGTTTAGTCATAAATCTTCTCCAGTAGGGACTCTGCCGCTTTCATAATTAAATCATTGGTCTGTTGAATGTCTGCCTTGTTGAAAGAAGGTGAGGTATCTTCCCAATCCTCTTCAATGAACTTCTTCATAACCGACATGTTTTGAATTGCATCAAAACTGGTAAAACCAAATGGGGTAACTGCTGCAATTACTTCCGAGTGAGGAATGTAAGAGAGCACATGATGTTCATCCTCTACCTTGCGGTAGAAATGTTTGAATGAGTTTGTGGCAACCTTAGCTTTTTGGATGAGATAGCTATAACCAAGTTTCTCATCATCCTCACGGTTGACGTTCTCGTCGGTAATGGCCTCGATCACAATGTCCGAGTGCTGCAAGTCTGTACCTGACGCACCAATAGGAACGATGACGTAATCACTTTCACGCACTAAGTCCAATTGAAAACGTTCAAATTCACCTTTGGTATCTAACAAGGCGATATCAAACGAATTACGGATGGCCGATAGCGTTTTGCGATAAGGCTGATCGTGTTTCACCACGGCGACCTCTGGATAGAAGTCGAGATCAAAGCCCTTACCGGTTAGTTCTTCGCGGTTCGCATTGATGCGGCGTGAACTGTAGTAACTCATCAAAGTCGCCTGACGAGCGTCCGTGTCGATGATTGCCACTTTTTTGCCTAGCTTATGAAGTGCATAGCCCAAGTGGAATACTGAAGTACTCTTTCCTGTGCCGCCTTTCTGACTGGCGACGGTTACGATTTTACCCATCTAGTTGGCTCTCCAAATTTGACGTAGTTCGTCGGCGTGAATGCTTGGGTCAACAAACAGCATTGTTTGAAATTTTTCCATTAGTTCGTCATAGGTCATGCAGAAGATGGTTTCGACCTCTGCACGTAACCCAATTAACGATACCGGTTGATTCTGTGAAGACATTTCCCAAAACACGAGTGGACTTCTGAAGTGACGAGGCAGCTGGTCGAGTACGTCCAGTGCGGCATCCTGGTCAACCATCAGACCGGATTCTCTCATCTGTTTCACTTCGTTCCATGTTAGCGAGGAGGCTTGGTCAATGGTGATGCCCATCAGTAAGGCGAAGTACACGCAGCGACGACTCACCAGACTTAGGCTTTCCAAAGACGTGCGAAGTTCGCCCGACAGGTAAGGAGGCTCTGAGATACTGAAGTGAGTTAATCGGTCATTTCGAATGATTTTGCGGTCAAACGCGCTGGTAATTTCTTTCGCGATAAGTTGGCGCACTGTCTCGCTGTTTCGCGATCTGTTCTGAGCCTTGAACGATAAAAGAAGCCTTGTAGATGAGCAGGCATTACTTCTTCAGCGTCCATGTCCCAGAGTCTAAGGTCGCTCAACTCGGCAGCACACCCGTCTTTACCGATAAGTTCGGAGACGGTGATCATGGTGTCTATTCTCTTGTTTCTATGGGGATAATCCTAACTGTGTTGGCAAGAGTATAAGCGAAAAAGCAGAGGAATGGATAATAAAAAGTGCGACCTTCTCAATGAATGGTCACACTTTGGTTCGTATTGTTAGCCTGTTAACAAGCTAAACGGTTATATATATGGATAGGTAACTTTACTCTTTTTCACCCTTTTTGATGGTGTCACGGAAGCGCATAAAGCGTGGATGACGCAGCGAACCGTCAGGCGTAACTTCGTGTGCGCCCACCTCAATGATGCGACCTAGTAGCTCTTCGCGCTTGTCCCAAAACTCAAAGCGTTGATCATGCTTCAAACCTGAGCTGACACTCACTTCTACCCCGTTGAAGTCCACCACGAGCGAACCGAGTACTTCTGAATATTTGGTGTCACGCTCGCCTTGCTCAAAGCCGACAATCTTCAGATCTTCGCTGATGGCGTTCTTCATCTTCAAAAAGCCATTGGAGCGCTTACGTTGATAGCACTCGTAGCGTGGCTTGATGATCACGCCCTCTTCACCCAATCCATAGAAGTGACCGAAGAGCTTCTGCGCTGCCTCATCGCTCTCGACGCGGTATTGCTCAATCAAGAACAGGTTCTTCCACGTTGCGCCCTGCCCTCCTTCACCAGAGATCCCCTCGATGTCGAGTTCAGGCGGTGGCGTCAATTCGGCACCGGCTTTCATAAACAGCGCTTGCAGTCGCTTACGGCGAGTGAAGTTGTCTTGAGAGCTGTTGTTCCAAAACTCGTCAAACGTCAGGAAGTCAAAGACGTAGAAGAAAGCATCGGTAATGTCGGCGTTCTTACGGTGAATGTCGCCTGAAGTTTTCGCAAACTCGCCTGACTTGATTTCCCCATCGATGTAGAACTTGCCTTTGGACTTAGGCAACGCAGACTCAACCAGACTCAAGATGTCGCCTTTGAGCGAATCGAAGGTGGTGAACTCGTTGCCGGTTCGAGAGTACAGGGTCACGGAGCGCTCGGTCATGTCGATTTCTGCCATCGAACGAACGCCATCGTGCTTCACCTCTGCATCGACTGGCCACTTCTTCACTTTCGATTTGGTGTACTTGTTCGCGAGCTGCACCTCAAACAATGGGATGAAGTCCTTCCACACGCGATTCGCTGTCTTCGCGCTAAACGAGCCGCGCAGATCTTTGATGAGTATTCGCTTGAGCAGTTCCCACGAGTCAGGGCAGTGCTGTGAGCGCAAAGTAACAAGCGATTCAATCGCGTTGTTCCCTGTCAGCGAGCGCACTTTCAGCGCATCAAGGACATCGGTCGCAGTGTCTAACGTCAGCGTGTTCACGCCTACGTCGGACTGCTTCTCTATCTGGGTGATGGTCTTCTTGCCTACCCCAAACGTGATCGCAGGGTTTAAGGCGTAGTTGATGACGGGTTTTAGTGCTTTATCAGGATCGGTGAAGGAAGCGAGCACCACTTCCTTTTGTTTCCCTTTGCTGCGCCAATCTCGTCGATTTGATTAAGTAATGTGGTGAAAGATTGTGGCATCTTCGCTCTCCATGTTTTCGTTATCTTCGGGCATCTGAACAAAGGCGTGACATGAACGCCCTCGTCGTGGTGATGCTTTGAATTCAGGTTGGTACCGTCTTGCTCGCGTAGGTGGGTCGCTACGCAAGCAAGCCTTGAATTGATGACAGCCGGTGTCCTTACAGCGCGTCACACTCATTGCAGCTCCTTAGCTGACAGGTTCAGTGTCAAACAGCTCACGAGCCGCCCATTTCTGTGCCTTCTTAGGGCAAGAGAACTCTGCGCAGTGGCGCTTACCTAATGTCACGAGCGTTTCGACGCAGCCTTCATCTGCAAGCAGCGCCCCAACCGCACGACCGACCTGCTCGCGTTCAATCGGACACTTGTCGTGAAGCAAGTTGACGGAGATAAATCGAGTCGCGACGATATCGCCTTGTGCGTTAAAGCCGGTGATCAGTAGTTTCTTGATGTTCAATTTCAATGCGCTTGCCATTAGGCTCCTCCTGCCATTAGTCGAGCACGTTCTAGGATGCTCATGCCGCTCGTCACGGTGGACGCTTTACGCGGGGTTCGAGTTTTCTTCTTCTTCGCCTCTTCTTTGGCGACTTCGGTTACCGCGTCAGACAGTTCGGACTTGTCTGTACCAAAGATGACGGACTTCTTCGGCTTCTTAACGGCTGCCTTCTTCGCAGGCTTCTTGCCCTTCTCGCGATCAGAGACTTGGTTCCAGCCACGCATGTAGCTGTCAGATTCGGGTTTGGTTGGCTCAGTGACGACAGACGGTTTCGTGTCTACCACCACATCAATTTGTTCACCGCGAGGGAGATAGAACAGAGCGCGACCGGCTTCCTGCTCTTGCCTTTGATAAGAGAGCGCTTCGCAGTAGCCGCGACCGACATGCTGATGACAGTCTGAGCCTTCATTGAGCTTGCCCTTGTTGTAGGCGTTGATGGTGAACAGACACACGCCATAGTTAGAGCGTCGATTGAGGGCGGGACACTGTAAGTAACAAGTGTTCTTGCCGCTCATGCTGACTTCAGGCGGTAACGTCTCAATAGTTACGATATCCATATTTAATACCTGTCTATGTTAAGTACTTACTTAGATTACTAAGCGTAAATAGGGGTGAAAACGTATGCCTTTGGGCTAGAACATGCCCCACGCATTGCCATGCAGTGCCGCCGTTTCACGACCCACGCCTTTCTTCTCTTCGGCTTTGACGACATCGCCCACCGGATCGAGACGACGCTCCATGCGCTCTTCAAAGTCCAAACCGGATTCTTCGACCTTCTCTTTGAGATCAGACTCTATGCGGTTCTTGAGCTTGCGAGCGTTCGCGATGGTGAAGCGAAACTTCGTGTCTTGAATGGCACGTTCAAAGGCATCAGTACCTTCAAAGTCCATTAGGATTTGCTCATGGACAACCCTGTCGCGACCAAGCTTCTTGCGATTGTGTTCGTTCCACGCTCTATCGGCTGCATCAGGGGTGTCATAGGGATCGAACAACAGACGATGCGCGTTGGATTTGGCGTTCGCTTGGTAGTTGCGAACATGGTAATAGACCTTCGAATCGCCCTCACTGGCGCTGACGATGATGTTGACGTAGTTCCGTCTGCTTGAGTCAGCAGCGGAGCGTAGGATGTTACCTGTTACGAATACTTTCATTACAAAATGCCCCAATTGTTACCGTTCATGTGTTTCGATACGCTTGCCAGATCGCCCAACTCGTCATCAAGGGCGTCTAGCTCTTTGTCCAATTCCGCCAGTTCATCGACTTCTTCAGACGGTTCTACTTCGTCCCAGGGATCGGGACTATCCAACACGGATGCTCTTGAAGGCGAGGGTTCGACTCGCGCTTCGGTTTTCGCAGCCGCTAAGAATTCATCAGCCAGTTCAGCCGTGCTTCGACTCTCACGAACCCAACTCTCATCGGTGTTAAGCATTTCAAACAGCGGGTGCAGCACGAGCTTGGTTGTTTGAGTGCGACTGAGCTTCAGCTTTTTAGATAGGTTGAGTGCATCAGGGTTTGAGAGAATTTCAGAAACCGCTCGACCCGCTAGGTTCAGTTCGATGATTGGCTTGCCAGAAGGTCTAACGGTGAACTCGCTGTACGACAGTTCGACAGGCGACGTAGCATCGAACTCGCCAATTGGAGGCAGGTCATCCGGTACCACATACGTCTTGCTGACAAGTTCGCGGGTTTTCTTTGCAAGTGCATTGGCCGTCCAAGCGCTTGCGGTCATGTGAAAAGGCAGCTTTTCAGTCAGAAAGCAGTAATCCAGACCCATACTGCTATCAAAGCTCTTGAAAACGGGCTTCATCCCCGCTCGTGTGACCTTTGCTGCTTGCATCAAGCCAAAGCCAGCTTCTTCGTTGGCGATAGCGACGACAAGCAAATCGCAGTCGTCGGAGGTATGTAAGGTTTCAATTCTTATTTGGCTAAACATTTGTATGCTCTAACTCTATCTATGTTTTTATTATGACTTGCGTTGAATGGGCTTTCGTTTGTTACCTACGGGACATGATGATCTTGAATAGCTTGGAGCTATTGAATGGCAGCGCTTGATAGTAGGCTTTGCGAACGTCGGCAGCCGGAACCTCGTTCGGATCTTTGTCTTTTGGCAGCACAGCGATTTTGGCAGTCAGACCCAATGAGTGATAAGTCTTGCCGCTTTGACTGCATCTTTG